CTTTTCGCATCTCAGTATTATTATTATCTTTTGTCCACTCATCATTGTTTTTAATGTACAACGACTTACGCTTCAAATCGGTGCAATGAATAGGACGTTTGGTCACCTCCATACCCGAAAGGTTCTCGATAAATAATTTACTGATACCATCAACATACCCTAGTCTTCCAACATTTTCCAGGTCTTCAAGTTGATATTTAATCGTTTCAATGAAATCCGTCAAGCTCATTGCATCTTTGCACTGGTCGTTCAAGAACACATTGATACTGTAATTTACATTATTCACATTATTACTCACATTATTAATGTTATTAATTGTTTTTCCCTCTTTTACTGCTTCTATTATTTGACTCTGCAACTTTTGGTTCTCCTCCTGTTGCTTCTTTTCGTTTTCTGCTATTGTTTCCATTAATTTATTGTTCTGGTCAACCAAGGTTTTAATTATATTGTTAGTCTCTGAATTATTTAGATTTTCATCTTCTTTAAATTCGGGTTCTATATAAGTACATTTCTTCTTATGGTTGTACAATGAGGCCCTATGTAAATAAACTTTTCCACATTCACACGAATATTCCTCTGGCGTTTTTTGGCGTTTTTCTGGTTGTATTTGGTTGTATTCTGCCATTTTGTGCTTTTTGGTAAGATTGTGTCTATCATATTCACTTAATTTGTTACTGGTAAAGTCACATATTTCACAATAGTATTTTTTGGCGTTTTTTGGCGTTTTCATTGTTGTATTTGTTGTATATATATACAACAGAAAAAACGCCTAAATCATTTTTTTTAATGATTTTTTGGCAAAAATTTATTTATGGTAACAAAAAAATCAATGGGTACAAACTTTGTTACCATAAAAATATTTTTTTTTCGTTTTCAAAAGTTCTTCATAATTCAAAATGGACAATTTTGGACAATTTAAAAATGTCCATTTTCTAATATACGAAAAGTTTGGGAGCAAATTTTTTATCTGAAAATATTGGTGTTTTTTTTGTTGTATTTTGTTGTATTTTGTTGTATTCTGCCATTTGGTAAGGATATGTTTAGTGTATTCACTTAATTTGTTACTGATAAAGTCATACATTTCGCAATAATATTTTTGGTGTTTTTTGGTGTTTTTTATGTTCTATATTTGTTCTATTTTATGTTTTGCTGTCAAAATGTCTTTTATATTCACTTAATTTGTTACTGGTAAAGTGACACATTTCGCAATAATATTTTTGGTGTTTTTCTGTTGTATTTGTTCTATATAATATAGAACATAAAAACACCAAAATCATTTTTTAACGATTTTTGGCATTTTTTGGTGTTTTTTCTGTTGACAAATTGTTGATATATATCAACATAAAAAACGCCAAAATCATTTTTAACGATTTTTGGGGTTTTTTGGGGTTTTTTCTGTTGAATTTTGTTGAAATTCTGTTGATTTATGTTTTTTCGTCTCAAGATGCATTTTATATTCACTTAATCTGTTACTTGTAACGTGACATATTTCGCAATACTATTTTTTGGGGTTTTTTGGGGTTTTTTCTGTTGAAATTTGTTCAATATAATATAGAACGTAAAAAACCCCTTACTGAAAAACTGATTTTGAATAAATATAGTTATAAATCATACCAGTATATGGTAATAGTAACTATATTTATTATACTCATTTCTCTCTTTCTCTCTTTACGCTAATGATTTGCATATTGTGTTACCAAATATAAATGTCATGAAAGAAAAAGATTTATAGTAATCACGATACTGTTTTTTAAAATACAACAAGAAACCAACAATCACTGTTAAACATACGCTTGCAAAAATATAATCCATTCCTTTTATTACACCGACTAAAAAGAAAAATGAGACAAAATCCCATTAAAAATTAAAGTAGTGTAAAATCAATAGGCAACCTTTTCATTGCCGATCGTCTTACTTAACCCTGCTAATGTTTCACAGGTGAAAGACGCTTGTCGTTGAAACTCACTCGGTCTGGTTTGAGTGTTTATCCATTCCTTTGTTAGTTTCATTATGGAAATTGCAGAGTTCTTATCCCTTGTTTTAAATACGGTATTTTTGTTTTTAGAACTCACGCAGTTAGAACAGTGGAATAATCTGTATATTTCCTTTCCTTTTTTATCCTTACAATGTTTCAAATCATTATAACATTCACAACATTTTTGAGATGTATAATATTCATTGATGGTAATTGTATCATATTTCTTATGGATAAGTTTTCTTAATCCTTTATTCATCGTTGGCATTATATGTTTCATTTGGGTGCTTCTGCTCCAATTACCATAACCAATTAGGACATTATCGCCAAAGGTTTCTTTGATTTTATTAAGGAATGTATCAATGCTTTTCTTACCATAACTATATTGACGAAACTTCATTTTCCTCCAAACATCACGCTTGTAAAACTCGGTTGTTTCTTTATTCAGTTTATCCTTTTCTACCAGAAACACCTTGAACTTTTCATAATCAACCGATTTGCTGTTTTTACTGGATAAATGAGTTTCTTTTTCTGTGATATTATTCCGTTTCTTTTCTTGTAATAATATCCTTTCATTACGCTTCCCATAACTTTCTATCTTCCTTTGTGATGCCGTATATTGAAGTTTATTACCATTACTATCCATCATATACACTAATGAATGCTTACCAGGGTCGCAACCAACAATATTCCTATTTGTCAAAGTATCAAGTTGTTCTATGGATAAATCTTCTATGTTATTAAACTCTTGTTCTTGTAAAGTAGGAACTCTACTTCCCCATTTCTTATCTTTCAAATCCTTACGAATAAACAATAAAGAACAACTAATTCCATCTGTTTGGAGTTGGTAATGAAATTGGTAGAACTTGCTTTTGAATGTTTTATGTTTTAAGTTCAACAAATTATTCCATACATCGTATTGATTTTCTTTTATTGCTTTGAATAATTCTGTTTTCGTTTTTCCTTCTAACGAGAAGAGATTGACGATACACGCAGTATCCAAAATGATATGCTTGGGAATAATGTTATTGCGTAGCGGTAAAGGTTGAAATAATTTATGGTCTTCCTTTTCCAATACAGCATTCATATACAACATACCTTTCAAATAATCAAATGGACTAACCTTCACATCATAATGAACCGACTTTTTGATATTTTCAGGAAGGATATTCGGTAAATGGGTGTGTTTCCAGTCATCAAATATCGTATCAGTTTCTTTATTACATTCTAATAATTGCTTCTTGAACTTGAATAAAACTGCTTTGTCTTCTGTAATATCATTCGTGGTTTTATTGATGAACCGAAGGAAATGTTGAATAAAGTGTTCTTGTGTATTGTTAGATAAGGAAGTATGTAATTGTGTTGCTAAATACGGAAGCATATTGGATTTGTTTTTCAATGGTGTCTTTTCGTGATTGAGTAGAGGTTGGTATTCCTTATCATAAAACTCTTGTAAAGTGTCTAACATAGATGTATCCTTTTCCTTTCTTCCAGTATTCGTTTTTTCTCCTAATACCTTGATACAATACAGAATGAACTTCTCATTTATTTCAGGTAAAGGTTGATTGTCGTTATAACATTTCAATACATATAACCTAATAAACTGATAAGAATGTATCATCAAATCGTTCATTTCAAAAACCATATTGGTAATGACTGGTTGGACTTCTTTATGGTTATATAATACAGATTTGAGTGTGGTTTTTATAGTAGTGTAGGCACTTTTTTCATTAGAACGGAACTCTTGGAAAGTATCCTTCTTTTTCTTTTTCACCATTCTATATATTTACTAAATATTTTAATTTTAAGTTGTTTTTTAAAAATTAGCAACTTATTCCTAAATATTCTCGGTATTTTGTTTTTCTTCCATTTCCTTTTTTTGTTTTTCTTTTCTTCGTAAATATGATATTCTGTTATATTCCTTTCTTTGCTCTGGTGTAGATTTATATGTTTTTTTTTCTCTACATTTTTTTACTCTTTCTTTTATTACCTCTTTATTCTTTTCATAATATTCTTTTCTGCTTGATGGTGCTGTGTATTTTTTAAGATGTTCTTTGGTTGTTTGAAGTTCTTGTTTAGTTGTTTGTAGTTCTTCTTCTAATTCTTTTATTCTTTCATCTTTATCCATTACGATACTATATATAATAAAAAAATATTTATATCTATTTATTATATTTTTCAAAATAATTTGTCTCATTTTTCTTTTTAGTCGGTGTAATATTGGAACCATGTTTTCGTTTTCTTTGATTGCAACATAATAATCTACAAAATCCTTCATGACAAGAATAGCAAACATACCAACTATAGAAATGATAGTATATTGAACATCCATTTTGTTAAATATTAAAAAGAATAACCAAACCAGCACGGAGTTACCAGCAAGTGTAAGTGGATTAACTATACTTTCGGAAGATGCAAACCCTAAAGAAAAATAAATAACCATTAAAATAATTACATTTTTAGCGAGCATGTTATTATATAAAAGTTTTTGAGACTGACAGCTTATTGTTTCGGCAACAAAGTTACCTGATACAGCAAGTATTAATAAAAATATCCCCACTACTATATTCCAGTTGTTTGATACAGTAGCAGTCATTATTATATATAATCTACATATTTTAAAACCTATCTACCCTTCCCTTTCTGTATTTCTTTGTTCTTGCCTTTTTTATGTCTTTCTTTGTTAATTCACCATGTGTCTTTGGTGTCTTGCGAGTTATCTTCTTTGAAGGACGATATATATCGTTCTTATGTTTATAGCCTACTTCGCCTCGTTGGTTGACCCATTTCTCGCGAAACCAACGACCAAGACCTTTCTTTTTGGTTCTCTTTCCTTTGTAGGGCTGTTTTCGGGTTCCATGTTTTTTTGCATATCTCTCTTTGTATGTTTTTACAACTATTCCACTACGATAAGCACTATGCTTTGGTATATCTTTGTATACCCCTTTTTTAACTTTTTCATATAACTTCTTGTCACTTGGTTCTGGTTTATCAGACATCGTTGATGATAACTTTTGAAGAAGGTTTACTATATTACGCAAAGAGAGAAAAATAATATTGACAGTAAAAATACATTATATACATATAACTAATAGATATTTTATTTACGTGCTCTTTTTCTTAATCAATACCTTCTTTGTTACTTTCTTTTTCTCGCTAGAACCACCAGTTGATAATTGAAGTTGTCTTCGATGATTTGTATATTCTGCATAAAGTTCATCTAGTTCTTTACTCCACATCTGTTCAGTTGTGGTATCTTTCAACACTTCAAGCTCGTGTTTCTTATCATTATATTGTCGTGACAACTTTTCTACATTCTCTTCTGTAACACTATCCATTGACATCTTAGTTAAATATTTGTAGTCTTCATCATCATCTAACATATCAAACTTTTTACCCTTAAGCATGTCTGTAATTTCAGAACGCTTCTTTCTGCGCAAGTCAATCTCGCCGTCTAACGTGCCTAGAATGTAACGATGTTTATTGCTCAAGACTACAAGTTCCCGCTCGAGTTGCTTTATCATAAACTCTTTTCGCTCTACATACAGACGCATACGAGTATCAAAGTAATCATGAATAATGTCATTTGGATTAACATATTTTCGCAGCTTATCATGTGCGTCAAACAAATGCATGTTTGTAGTTGACATGGTTGTGTATAACTTCAATGTCTTTTCAAGTTCGGTTACTCCTGTAGTTGTATCAAGAACTTTTCCATTCAACTTTCCAACAGTTCCTTTTGTCATTGTAATAGTAATATCAACCGTCGTGTCTTTGCTCATGTCATCGTAATCTTTTACAATAGGTGTAATCTTTTTTCCATTTTTATCAGTGCTATCTGTTAGTTTTTCAATATATTCCTTGAAATCGTCTGTCCATAAGCCAACGGGTAGTTCAGTAATTCTAACCTTATCTGAACCAATGATTTCATATCGACCGCGAACAATGAACTTGCCGTTATCTACGTTTGCAATGCTTCCATTAAATCCTTCATAGTAAGGAATAAACTCGCGACTAGTCTCAAACTCGCCATTCATAAGACGGCCACGAATATATTCAATAATTTCAGTTGGATTATAGCATAACACCTCAGTGCTAAACCCTGTTCCAATACCCTTTGTTCCATTGACAAGAATCATTGGAATAATAGGTGCGTAGAACGTAGGCTCAACTGCTAGACCGTCATCGTTAAGATATTTCAAGATACTATCGTCCATGCTGGGAAACAGTTTACGTGTGATAGGAGACAATAGTGTATAGATATATCTTTCAGAAGCACTATCTTTTCCTCCTCGTAGTCTTGTTCCAAACTGACCATTTGGCGAGAATAGATTGATGTTGTTTGACCCTACAAAGTTCTGTGCCATACCGACAATTGCACCGTTTAACGATGCCTCGCCGTGATGGTAACCAGAATGTTCTGATACATATCCTGTAAATTGTGCTACCTTGATTTCACTTGTCAAGTTCTTCTTGAATGCTGAGAACAATATCTTACGAAGACTAATTTTCAAACCGTCCATAACATTTGGAATACTTCGTTCACAGTCATATTTTGAGAAGTGAATAAGCTCCCTGTTGATAAAGTCCTCATATGCAATCGATGGTAAGGATGTATCTGTAAAGGTTTCACGGTCATAACTCCCTAGCCAATCTTTGCGGTCGTCACTGCGTTTTTTGTTAAATACCATATCCATAGTATCATCACTCTCATGTCCAGTATGTGAGAACCACACAACCTTTTTTCTGGCGAAGTATTCGCGAAACTCTTTGCCTGTGCTGGTTCCAAGACCCTTATAATATTTAATATTCCAACCCTTTGTGTCGTTGGCTTTCTTCCATGCATCATATTCTCCATCATTATAGAATACAAGTGTCTCAGTTCCCTTCTTTGCTTTTAAGATGGGAGTGTTCATAAAACCAATGAAGTTGGGTATTTGTGAAAGTGAACACCATTCTGTCTGAAACAAGTTCAAACATAAACCTTTGATATGACTTCCATCCAAATCTTGGTCAGTCATAAATAGTATCTTACCATAACGAAGTGAGTTATTTACAACATTCACATCATGGTAAATCTTACCGCTTTCCAATCCTAAAATCTTTTTCATATCTGCGATCTCAGTATTCTCCGAAATCTTCTTTTTTGTCTCACCGCGAACGTTCATAATCTTACCCTTCATTGGATAAACACCAATTACATTTCTATCATCGGATGAAAGTCCAGATACAATACCCGCCTTAGCTGAATCTCCCTCACACAAGATTAACATACAGTCGCTTGACTTGGCAGTTCCAGCCCAGTTTGCATCAATTAGCTTTGGAATACCACGAATATTTTTACTCTTAGTTCCATCAGTCTTTTTCGCGGCCTTGTCTTCTTTTATTTGTGAAATCGCACATGCAATATCCATAATACCAAGCTTTGCAATCTTCTCAATTGTCTTATCGTCTACGCTACATGTAGACCCAAACTTAGAACTAGGTGTATTCATGTAATCTTTTGTTTGACTATCAAACGCAGGATTGACAACATCACAGCGAACAAAGAGAATAATTTGTTCTTTAATTGCCGAAGCATTTACGCTTACCTTTTTCTTCTTTTCAATAAGCGCTACTAGTTTACGAGTAATCTGACCAACTATATAATCAATATGTTTTCCACCCTTACTAGTATAAATACCATTTACAAAAGACACTTGTGAAAACTCGTGACTTGGAGACAATGCTACGGCATACTCCCATCTATCGTTTGGTGCCTCGTATATCTTCTTTGCATCCTTACTAAGATACAAATCAACATATTGTTGAAAAGTTTTTACAGGAATAAGTTGGGAATTACATTTCACCTTTACTGTCTTACTAGTTACTGCGGCAATATCATAGATACGGCGCTTAAACAAGTTAATCATATCCGGCGTCATACCCGCAATTCCAAGACGAGCATAGTCAGGTTTGAATGTGATACGCGTATACGGCTTTGTCTTACACTTTGTAATTTTTGGTGCATCTATCGTGGTTAAGTTATTGTGAAAGTGCTGTGTGTATTTAAGACCACGTTTGTGGTCAACTGTTTCGACACTACCCTCTGTTGACCAGATAAGGACAAGTTTAAAACCAAACCCATTCTTACCACCTACAATCTTTTCTTCTTCTTTGTTGTAATTTGTAGATGTTCTAAGATGACCGAAAATCATCTCTGGAATCCATATGTTATATTCGGGATGTTTTTCAACGTCAATACCATTTCCATCATTGTGCATTGTAATTGTTCCATCATCACTTATGCTAATATCAATATTACTTACCTGTTGAATATCTGGTTCTCCGTTTGCATGTGCTTGTGCCATACGGATAACATGATCGCGACAATTAACAATACCTTCGTCAAATAATTTATATAACGCGGGGATATATTCTATCTGTTTTTCTGAGATTTTAGATGTCTCTGGGTCAAGTAGCCACATAGTTGCATCTACATTCTCAACTGACCCGACATAGGTATCAGGGTTATCAAGAATATGTTGCTTGTCGGTCTTTTGTTGATACTTCTTTGAAAGATTTGTCTTAGACATGATTGGTGTGATTATGTATCACTTTCTTTTTAAACAAGAATCTATTCAATTTACGAAATAGAGAAATTTATAAGAAAATCTACAAACATAAAATAAAGATTGAAGTAGTCACATAAAGATAATTTTTAAAATAAAATATACTTGTACAGTAACATATTGATTAAAAAATGGGTGATTATCGAAAAGAAACTCATCAATCGGCATCTAATTTGTATGCATGTGCTGTGTTAAAAAAAGATGGGACGGTTGTCGCTTGGGGACAATCTGCTTATGGCGGAACCGTTCCAGCTGGTTTAACAGATGTAAAAAGTTTATTTTCTACTCAACAAGCATTTGTTGCTTTAAAAACTGACGGTACAGTTGTTTGTTGGGGACAATCTGCTTTTGGCGGAACTACACCGTCTGGTTTATCGGATGTAAAAACTATTTATTCCAACGATGGTGCATTTGCTGCATTAAAAACTGACGAGTCAGTTGTCTGTTGGGGTAGTGCAAGTCATGGTGGTACCAGAAAAAGATTTGCTAAAGGCGATACTTCTGGAACAGACGTGACATCGTTACTAACTAATTCTAATAATCCAGTCATTGATATTTATTCTACTAGTGATACGTTTCTTGCTATTCGTATGAATGGTGCTGTTTTATGGGGTTCATTTAATACATCACACGATTTACATGTCCCTAACTATTATTTTAATGGAACTACTTCAACTGACCCGATTGTTTATAATAAACCAGTTATTCATATAGCCACATCTCTAGAAAACGGATATACTGGTATATTTGAAGACGGAACTATAGGTATATGGGGGACCGATGGAAAGAGTAATAGTGAGACTACAACATTACTATCTAACATTAACACAACCAGTTGGACAGTAGTCGATATTGTTGCGTCAACCGATTCATTTGTTGCGTTAACGTCAACTGGTAAGCTTTTTGGATGGGGAGATACAGATGAGATTGAATATATTCCTACAACAAGTGATTTTAAAGCTATTTTTTCAAACAAGGGATCATATGTTGGATTAAAAACGAATAATGAAGTTGTTGCATGGGGAAAGGCATTCTACGGAGGAACAATACCTGGTTCTTTAGGTACTATGTATGCCACTGCTGTGTATGCAACTGCTTACGCATTTGCAGTTGTAACAACTACAGGTGGAGTAAAATCGTGGGGTTCAGGTGGTATTGGAGATACTTTTGATGCGTATTCATTACAGTCATATTTTACCCCTGTTCCAGGTAGTCTCACAAATCCTCAAAAGATTTTTACAACACAAACAACCTTTATTGCCGAAACAGCAAATGGTGAGATTGTTGCGTGGGGAGGAAAAGGATATATTATTAATAGTAGTACTGACTATTTATATGACTTAACAAATCCACCTCCTGGAATTGGAAGTATAAAAGATATAACATCAGCAGTGTCTTCTATTATTGCATTAAAAGAGGATGATAGCATTGTTTCATGGGGTTCTCCTGTTTATGCAGGTGTTTGTCCTGCAGTTTTGAAAGATGTAAAATCGTTACCACTGAACAAACATCAATCTTTATTTATTAGTGGTTCATCTATTATACCACCATTTGTTATTTGGGGTGTAACTGGGTTGTTAAAAGTTACAAACTTGGTACCAAACTCTTACGTTACATATAGTATTGATGCCGGTGTAACATGGACAACTGTTGGTATTGATAGTCCTGATGTTACAAAAGAGATACAATTACCTTTTGGAAGTGCAAGTAGCACAATTACAACATACTCAGCATCATCTGTTCAGTTTATGACGGTAAGTACAAAAAATCCATTGAAGAACCAAGTAAGGTCAAAAATAGTATCTAATCCTTATCCCATTATTTCACGACAAAGATTGCCAACTTATAAATGTCAAATAAATACGGGAGCAACTGCTGTTCTTAAATACACTGGTTCTGTTGTATTATGGGGAGCAGAATATAGTGGTGGACAAAACAGCCCTGCTATTACAGATAAAGCGACAACGTTAAAATTAATGCGAGGTGTTGTGGAAATTTACCCGTTTGATATTGGATTTATAGTATTAAAAGAAGATGGTACACTTGTTGGATGGGCATACGGTGGTAATGCACGTGCTAACATTCCAAATGGACTGACGGGTGTAATTAATATTTACACAAATGCACATCAAGTATTTGCACTAAAAAATGATATGACGTTTACTATATGGGGTGATAATGGATATGGAGGTACTACAAATGTCGGAGTCACTATTCCTTGGCAAAACCCATTTGGTAATTATGTAGGTACAGCAGGAACTATATCAATGCCCTCCTCTATTGTTTCTGGTGGATCTGCTCCAGTATTTGTAAAAAATATATATGTTTCGAGATTTTTCGCAGCATTGTTAACTAATGAAAATAAGTTATACGCATGGGGAATTAAATTTGGAAATAATAAACATATTGATTTTCAAGCAGACTCAGGTCAAGATTATATGTCAAACGTAAAATCAGTGTTTTACAATGATTATGCAATGGCTGCATTGAGGACTGATGGAACGTTGCTTGCATGGGGAAACAAGGATTATGGTGGTGATTTATCATCTTTTCAAGGAGGACTAACAAATGTGGAACATATATTTACAAACCCGTTTAGTATGATTGCTTTAAAAACAGACAAAACAATTGTCGGTTGGGGATATGCAAGTCATGGTGCAACTGTTCCAACGGATGGTACGGCTACAAATATAATACATATAACTTCCAATAACTCAGCATATGCGGCATTAAAATCGGATGGTTCTATTATCTCTTGGGGCCTTATAGCTGTAAATCCACCTAGTGGTATGGGGAGTACTGATATGGCAGTCCAATTGCAAAGTACTTTTTCATCTAGTGTTCAAAATAATAATTTTGTTGCAATATATGCAACCTATAGTGCATTTGCTGCATTAAGATCAAATGGAATGGTAATAGCTTGGGGTCAGTATGGAAATGGTGCTGGATATTACGATGGATATTACAATGGATATAATCAACCTCCGGTCTTAACGAATATTGTAACTATTCGTAGTACAGGGTATGGATTTGCGGCTTTACGTAATGATGGTAATGTATTTGATTGGGGTTCAACAACAACGTGGGATATGCCAGATGCTCCAGCAAACAGTGCAATTACACCAACAACCTTATCAGGAACACCTACCAGTAGTTTTGTAGATACTGGATTTGATAATATAGTAGACATCTATACAAATGTAGAATCGTATACTGCTATTAAATCTAATGGTGCTGTAATAACTTGGGGTAGAAATTATCCAACAAGTGATAGTACACCGATACAACGGAATGCATCAGATACAAATGTATACATGGGTTATGCATCTTTTTATGATACGCCTGATGTGTATTTGTATAATTTGTTTAGAATTGTCAGTGTTCCACAATATACAAGCTTCAATCGTGGTCAACATAATGTTCAAGACATACTTGCTCCATATATAACATATGATACACCTACAAACCCAACTATGTTAGTAAATAGCGGGTCTCCAGTAACAAAATATATTCATTACTCAGATGATTATGGGGCATCATGGAGTAGTGCTAGCTGGTTTGCTATGAATGATACAGAGTTTCCGCCATCTGTTCCTCAAACATTAACTTCCTATCCATATGGAAAGTTTCAAGTAAGAACATTTAATCCTAACCGTTTTACTCAAGAGTCGTTTGTGTATGTGAACCCAACAGTATTTTACAAATATCCACCTTCAGTTTCATTGTCTTATTCTTCATCAACAAAGAAGGTAACTGTTTCTGATTTATACTCAGCATATGAGTATTCCCTTGATGGAGGTAAAACATGGACAACAAGAACGCAGGCACAGAATGATTTTACTGTAACTCCTGGTAGATATGTTAATGGAGATATACAAGTAAGAAGCTTTATGAATGGAACTTATCAAAACGGACCCACAATAATTACCGAGACTATTGAGATAGCACCTAATGCACCAAATGTTGTATGGGGACATAATGGAGAAGTCTTTGTTACCACAACTCAGAGTGGTGTTAACTCTTGGGTATTTTCGGTAGATGGTACAAACTGGGAAACAGTTCGAGGTTTTGGTAAACTTCAGCTTCCATATGGTACATATTCTTCATTTAATGTATTGATAAAAGCATATGAAAAATCATTATACTCATCTCTTGTATATAATTTTGAAGTAGTTACAAGCAATCCAACAAAAATACATCCATGGAATACGCGAACAAATAGAGTTGGTTATCAAGTAATTAATACAGATAAAACTATTTCTGTAATAGGAGGAGTCGGTAGTACTAGTAATGGACCTGCATCTATTCCTCCAAATCTAAAAACATCATCCACTGCAAATGCTTCATATATTGTAACAACAAACAGTGCGTCTAGCGTAATATGTGAAGATAAAACAGTTAAATCATGGGGTGAGTATACAGATGGAAGTAATGCAATAACTACAACCTTTACAAAAGAGTTGGTAAATATAAAAAATGTTTATTCCAATGAAACAGCGTTCGCTGCTATAGATAACAACTCAACCCTATATGTTTGGGGAGATCCGTCTGGAGGTGGGCGTTATCCTTATGGTCTTAATTCTACATCTGTTAGCAGTGTCTCTAACGTAAATATTAATTCTATGTATGCTACAAATAGAGCGTTTACTGGAGTAAGTTCAGACAACAAAAATCTTACTGTATGGGGTAGTGCCGACAGTGGCGGAGCAATTACTCGCGGAAGTACTCGCGATACGTTTAGAATACGCAAAGATGCACTAGATAGTAATGGTAATATTGAATATCTCGGTGATATAGATGCAACAAATCAAAATGCATTAGGTAACCCCGCCACCTATCGAGTTGCTTATACAACTGATATAAACAAGGCATTTATATTCTATATGGGAGACTCTATACGAAGTGATGGAAAAAAAGTAATTAAAATCGCACATCATGTGACAGATAGGTATGTTTTACGTAATTTTAACGGTTTAATAACTTCTCGTTATGAAGGTGTCAGTTGGAACAGTACTTACGATAATGAATGGCCTGTTTCACATTTAATTGCATATCCAAATGGAACAAAGTTTGATTTATTAAATACAACAACCTTTTTAGACGATCTTGGAACATCACACCGCCTTGATATTGCATTTCAACAAACTCCTATTTTTGAGGCAGAGGAATGGACCCAAATACCAACAATACTTACAGACTTAAATTCATATGGACGAACCATAAAAACTATATATACAACTACAGTAGCGTTTGCTGCACATTTAGATAATAATACAGTTGCAGTGTGGGGGTCCGTTGAAGGTGGAGGTGATCTGAAAAAATCTGGTGATGGAAGTGGAAGTACAGCAATGAAGTATAATTTATCTGGAACGATTGCTGACATTGCGAAAGTAGTTTCTTCTTATTCGGGATTTGCGTTTCTAAGTAATGATGGAATTGTAACATCATGTGGATCATATTTTGACCAAAACTGGAATAAGCTTAAGTTCACAACGCCGAGTTCTTTGCGTGTTTCAGGGTCAACTGAGGATATTGTCGCAACAGATTCATGTTTTATCGCATTGAAATCTGATAATACTGTTGTATTGTGGGGAGATCCAGGAATAATTACAGAGTTTAATAAAATAAGCCCTGCTCCAACTGGTATTTATTCAATTGCAACAAGTCAAACTGCAGTTGCTTTATTAGATATAGTTGGACAGGTGCAGACATTTGGATTTTATTACAATAATAGTAATGTTAAAATACTACTAAGTACACCACCTGGTCTTACTAATGTAAAAAGGGTCTACACAACAGATAGTGCATTTGCTGCATTAACGCATTCAGGTGAAGTGGTTGTATGGGGAAATCCATTTTCTGGTGGTTCATCTATAAATGATAATTTTATGACATCAAGTAGCAGTTATCGTGATGGTTATCAAGGAAAAGAGAATAGTCTCAAAAATGTTATTGATATAGTTCCAAGTGTAAATGCATTTCTCGCAATAAAATCAGACAATACTGTTTCTGTATGGGGAGATACACTTGTAGGAGGATCTTTGGTGCAACAATATTATACTACTAATAAAACATATTTACCTGATACAAACAAATATGCATTTGTTACGTCTGGTACTAATTTTTATCGTTCTGGATTTCTGATAAATCCTGTATTGCCTATTACAAATATAACAATTAATTCTAGCACGGGAAAGCTGGATGTTACGCTATTACAAAGACAGTATAGATTATGGGAATATTCGTTTAATACTGGTACAACATGGGGACAAAAAACGTTTGGTTTTACATCAGTTAATATTCCTGCTGGAAAATATAATTCAGGAAAGATACAGGTAAGAGGAGAAGATATGAACGGAGTTTCGTCTCCATCAAGTTATAATTCTAGTTACCTACAAGTTGACCCTGGAACACCTACTATTGATTTCACGGGAGCTCCAAAGATTTTAATATCTAATTTTGGGTCACCTGTTGCATCATTGTGGCAGTATACAATAAACGCTGGGACAAACTGGATAACTGTTTCTCCTGATACAAGTTTTAATCTTATTCCAGGTAATTATTCAACTTCTAATTTTAAGGTAAGGACCGCTACTGTAGATGGTTTATATTCTCAGAATGTTACAGCACCCTCAGATATTATTATAAAACCAAACAAACCAACCGCTATTTTTGACGATGTAACATTCCGTTACTATATAACTATTGCACCTTTTACAGTTAACTGGAGATATACTACTAATTCTGAAACAACATGGAGTCAAGTATTCGAACCAGTAAATAATAATTACATTCAGGTTGATTATGGAAGATATGATTCAGATGATATACGTGTTCAAAATGGTACACCGGATAATTTGTTTTCAGAATCACTTATATTAAGTAGTGTACTAGAACGACCACCTGAGACGCCGGTTATGTCAACGATTATTAATAATACAATAACTGTTACAAATTTGCAAGGTGGTGATAAATGGCAGTATTCAGTTAATTCTGGTAATTCATGGCAAGATAAAACATTTGCTGATAATACCTTTTCATTACCAGTTGGTCGATATCCTGCTCAACAAGTTCAAGTAAGAGTAGTAAATACTAACGAGACACCTGATCTATTTTCAACAACAGTAATGAACAGTGTCGAGTTTATTTCACGACCTGGAAAACCATCATTTGACTACAATGATTCATCAAAAATTATAATCACAAGTTATGGAACTCCGTCTGCACCAAACTGGGCTTATTCAATTGATAGTGGTGTAAGTTGGACACATGTAGTTGGTAATAATTTTACAATACCTACATATGGAATGTATAATGATACAAACTTTTTCATAAAAGTGTATACAAATGATAATGTTGATTCGTTGTATGCATCTTTTCCTCCAGGATTTACATATATTTATGGTCCGCCCCCTCCAACTGTTTCATATAATGTTGAAACATTTACATTTACAATACAAACACTTGGAGCAGGATCAACAACATGGTCATATTTATTAAATAATGTTATAAGTTCATGGTCACCTGATTTTACATTGGCAAATAAAAATACATTATTGTTACCCTTTGGAACTTATGAAGCTGGTGAAATTTTGTTTAGAAACAAATTAAGTGATGGGACACCGTCAAGAGATAGAATTGGTGGAAATACAAAAATAATTAGACGACCTGGTTATCCTAAGGTAAAGTTTAATTCATCAACAGGTATTATTACACTTGAAAAATTTGGAGATGGGGCAATATTATGGAGATATTCAATTGATGGGGGTAGTTCATGGTCACATGATATTTTAAAAATAGGAGATATTGCAATTCCACCTGGCGTATATCCCCCTGGAAGTATAAATGTATTAAATTATACAAGTGATTATACTAGTACATCTTCGCCTGTACCTAACCCTGATAAGATTATAGTACCTGAAATAAATTATGATGCAATTGCCGAACAAATATCAGGTTTTTATCCTTTACAATACCCCGAACAATGGGACCCAGAACCTGAAGATGACCCACAGTTGATGGTTGATTTCCCATCTTATATAAATAATGAACTTCGTGTATCACCTCGTGGAAGCTATGTTTCATGGGAATATTCTGCGGGTGTTGATGTTAGAAAATTAACACGAGTTTGGATAAAACCAGATAAAGATGTAAACTCTATTAAGATACCTCCAGGTTATTATAATGGATATATGATTTCTGTAAAATTACACCGTTCAAATGGGACGTATACAATTGTATTTAATACTAGAGATATTGAGATTTACCCTGAACCACCTATATTGAATTATTTAGGAGATGGTCTTATTAGTGTGTATACACTAGATAATGTAACATCATGGCAGTATACTCTTCAGAATATTACTGAATACCCTATAACTAATACAGGTTCTATACTTAAATTACCTGTTGGGAAATATTTGCCTGGCGGAATAAGAATACGCAGCGTAATAGATGGTGATTATACTATTACATCAGCATATATTCATAATGATAGTGAAATAATTGTAGAAGAACAAAACTATAATAATAGTAATATAAAAGATGATTGGATTGTAGATACTGTTATCAAAACACCCGCAAAACGAGAAAGTACTGAGATTAATGTAGTTAATAGTGTCGGATTTGATTTAAAGAAAGTAATTGTTATAGGTTATGGTAATAGTAGTGAGATAAATGTGGTAAGTGGATATGGAAGTTTAATATTAAGTAATCCATTACAAAATAATTATCCAGCGGGAACAATAGTTCGTGGATATGATCTTACTATGTCTAACGCACTTACAGAAGAAGAAAAACAAAGAATAAAAAAAGAACAGGAGTTTATATATAATAACTTTTATCCTACGTTTAGTAAATCACGACTTCAAGGAAAATGTTATAAACCTATTATTGACCCTGAAAATACTACGATTGAAACATGTGAACAAAGTAAACCTTCTGTATGGATATTTGGAGATAAAAGTTTCTCGGGTGCGGATAGTAAGATAAATAGAATGAAAACAAAAATATTAACAGGTGGTAATGGTAAGATTGTATATGGCGAGAATGGATTAAGCTCTCCATTTTTGCCGGCTGATACCAATGAAAATACAGAAGTTTCAAAATATTATCGTTGTAATCTTCCAAATAATGTTCCAATAATTAATGGTCTTCGCGGTGGAGTTGTTCCAGTAAAAATGCGTACAAATAAGTTTTAATATTTAGAGAATAATTAATTTCTCAGATGTATATATAATCGTCATGGTGAAAAAACACATGAAATCTGCCGATGGCTTATACCATATTAAATCCCACAAATACCCTGTTCTTGAGGGTTCTCGTGCTCAGGTGTGGCATCAGACCGCATATAAGACTGCCGGAAACTTAAAAAAGGGAGATCTTATGATGAACAAACATGGTCGTATTGTTTCCAAGAAGAAGCACAGCACCGCCAAGAAAGAGAAGCGTCTTGAGAAGGCTGGTTACAAGACCCGCAAGGGAAAGTTCGGAGCCATTAAGTCTGACAATAAGAAGTCTCTCAAGAGCCGTAAGTCTTCTCGCAAATCCCGCAAATCTCGCAAGTAAATAATTTAATGAATAAACTCAATAAATATGATATAATTTCTATGTTATCATATTTATCATTTACTTACGGTTAGAACGACGAGATTTCTTATTTGATTTTTTAGATCGAGGTGATTTCTTTTTTGTCATTTTACCATTCTTTTTTGTTTTTTTATTTTTCTTTGTCTTTTTACCCTTTTTCGATTTTCCTCTACGTTTTCTGGTCTTTTTTCCACCAGTAGCACTACTACTAGCGGCTGCTTTTCTACGTTTAGCACTATCACTTTCTTCGACATCATCTCTTTTACGTTTTCCACTATCGCCTTGTTCTTCGGCTAATTCTTCGACATTACCACTATTATCATGGTTATTAATTGCATTATTCATTTTTTGATATAATTGCTGAACACGTGTGGTTAATTGAGTCTTTCTGGATTCAACTGCTTGTGTTAGGTTATTCATTTTTTCTGTTTTTTCAGATTCATCGCCTTCGTCTCCAAAATCTTTAAATCCAAGAGCATGTTGTTGATTTACATATTCAGTTATATCATTAAGATTTTCGTCAATATCTTCTTCAAGATTTGCGACACGCTTATAAAGTTCACCATTAGGCGAACGTATACTGTCTCCAGAAGAGGTAGAACCATCCTTTTTCATCTTCTTGCCAAGTATATTGCCAATATAATAGTCAACTGATTGTTCAACACTATTTAAACGGTAATTGGTGTCTATTGATAAAAATCCTTCAGACCCAATAATATCATTTATAAACGAGGATACATCTTGTGTCATACCGAAATATTTACTGTGATTGTGATGCTCATTGTTATGTGTATCATTAACGAGAGTTATTAAAAAAGATTTGAACTCATTCGTATCTTCAACAAGAGATACAATTCGTTTACGTAATTGTGCTAATTTATATTGACCAATGACATCTGCATTGTCAATGGTGTCATTTAAGTTCATTGTATCAGCTTCATCTTGTACTGTAGTGCTTACATTTCCATAAGTATCAACAACAGAACTTCCCATTTTATTAAAGAAAAATATCTGTGCAGCACGAATGACATGTGCCTGGATTTCAGTAGTATTTCCTTCATCCACAATCTTATCTATAACTTGCTTTATGTCTGCATCACTTAATTCTGAAGATAAGTAGTTATCGCTCTCAAGTAAATCCAAACTTGACTTTTGTAACATAATGTAGATAACAGTTTCATGTTGTTTAATAAGTTCATCAACAGGTTTTGTTTGACCAACATATCCACTTGCCTTTTCTTTGAGTTCAATTGCTTTCAAGACTTTATCATATATAGTTGAAGCACCAATAAGAGCACTTCTTTTAATAATGTCTTTAGTAATATTTGCAACTTCTTTAAAGTTTCCAATATATTCCTTCGCACCAGATAACATTACATTACTCACATTTTTGACAAGTTCAGATTGTTGTTGAAAAGCATCTGAAACAAGACTTCTTGTAGTTCCGGATTCTTGTATAACACGCGTCATAAAGTCAATACTATCACTCATAAGTTTGTTCATATTCTCAACTGTTAACATAGTCTCTGGTGTTTCAACTGGCACTTTTTCAGCGAGTTGTGTCACTTCTTGGTTGTCAATTTCATTTGCCATACTTGTTAACACATTGGCAATATCTTGAATACTATCATTGTCTGGTAAAGTACTTTCATTTTCCGCCATACTTAATATATTATAGTTAGATTATTAAATATGATATTAATGTCATATTTAATAGTTTGGGGGTGTCTTAATTTTCTTTATCAAACCCATAATTTAGACGAGGAAGTTGCTTAGAATCACGCATAAGTTTAGGAGGTGCGAGAGGTTCCGCCAAAGTGCTTGCATCACGGATATATTTGTTATGTGAGACCAATGAAGAATAAACTCTAGGAACAGAATATTCAATAATGATATTATTTAATTGGTTTATTTGTTCTTTAATATTGTGTTCTTGATTTATTGCGTTTTGCATAAACACACTTCGCATAATGATATGAAGAGTATCTACATTTTGGTTGGCTATAACATATTGTTTATTTGACATTTTGTATACACCAGCTTTAATAGCATTCTGTAATATTTGTACATTTTCTCTGGAGAAAAATGCTCTAGATAAGTTTGTTTCGCACCATTCCCCTTTTGTTGCGTCCCTAAAGGTGCTAGGTATATTTACGGGCATTTTATCGTATAGAGTAAAAAGAGCTTTTGTATCTAATTCAGGTTCAAATGCGTTTACACGTCCATTAATTGTTTTTGGTATTATGCTCATTGTATAATTACTTTATATACTAACTATATTATAATCTTATAAATTATTTTAGCGCTTAGTTAAATATATATTGTATATGTATATAAGTAGTACATAATTTTGTCTTGATGTTAGAAGGTTTAGGTTCATTTCAAAAAAATGTTGTAATCGTTGCTTGTGTTGTGCTTATAATTGCAATTGCATTTATTGGTTGGATACTTTCGTCTGGTGTGAATGATATGCCATGGCCACCAAGTGTATCAAACTGTCCTGACTATTGGGAAGACCAGCAAGGTGACGGTACTTCGTGTTTTAATAGTAAACGTCTAGGAAAATGTGGCATTGGTCCATATAATCTAAAAGGATGGAACAAACCAAACTCGGCATGTGCATCCAAAGGTATGATGGAATCATGTGACTTGACTTGGGACGGGATAACAAGTCTTGATGCTTGTTCGGATAGTTATAAAAAACGTGCCGTAGCTGATGGAACATGGTAAGTATTACTAAACTATGAAATAGTAGTTAAATAAACATAAATATAATGAAAGTATTATAGTATGAATATTCCAAATATTAATACTATATTGTCGCGCGATGACGTATACAGCAATATACGCGAGTTTTTACTAGATTTTGAAAGAAACAAACATGACTTAACAAAAAAACGTGGGATATACTTATATGGCGGTCCAGGTTGTGGAAAAACTACATTTATCAAAAACTTATTAAAAGATATGAATTATGATAGTCTTGTGTATGATGCAGGAGATATTCGTAATAAGGGAGTGATTGAAAAAATTACAAAAAATAATCAGACAGATGTAAATGTTATGAGTTGTTTTTATGCAAAACGGCAGAGTATTGCTATTATTATGGATGAGATTGATGGTATGAATAGTGGAGATAAAGGCGGATTAAATACATTAATTAAACTGATACGACCTAAGAAGACAAAAAAACAGAAGACAGAAGATATTGCAAAATCGCCTATTATTTGTATAAGTAACTATCATTCTGATAAAAAAATAAAAGAATTAATGAAAGTATGTGAAGTTTTTGAACTGAAAAAAATAGAAGATGACCATATAACAAATATTTTAGATACAATAATACCAGAACTTCCCAAAAAATATATAGATTATATTTCCTCAAATAGTCAGGGGGATCTAAGACGCCTAGAACAAGTATATAAAATATGTAAATATCATATTGATAACAATATTGATTTGCCGTCATTAGATATTATACGAAATATATTACACCCTAAAACATTTAATGAAGATACAAAACAAACAGTATTTAATCTTTTCAACCAACCTTATAGAATTGAGGATCATCTTGTAATAATGAACGAAACAGACAGAACTATTGTTGGGCTACTATGGCATGAAAATATTATTGATGTTTTTACAGATAAAGATAAAAAGACTAATGTAGAAGTTTATATCAACTTTTTAGAAAATATATGTTTTGCTGATTATATTGATCGTATAACATTTCAAAAACAAATATGGCAGTTTAACGAATTAAGTTCTCTTATGAAAACTTTTTACAATAGTAAACTGTTACATGATTATTATAATACAACTGATAATAATAAAAATAATAAAATGAATGATATTAGATTTACAAAAGTTCTTACAAAATATTCAACTGAATATAACAATTCTGTTTTTATTCAAAATCTGTGTCAAAAAATAGGAATGGATAAGAAGGATATGTTTGTATTTTTTAAATCATTTGTTAATAAACAAGAGGATGCAAGTATATTAACATTACTTGATACATATGAGTTAAGTAAATTAGATATTAATAGGATAACACGTTATTTAGAGAAACATGCATCCGAAAATAAAGAAATACATGGTTCTCATATAGATTATATGGATATGAAAGATGAGTCAGAAAGTATAGATATAGGTCTATAATCTACTAGATAATAAATTAATTATTTCTCTACTTATTGCGTTGTTGTTGTAAAACTAAAAATAATATTATCATATAGTAAGTATATCATGGCAAAAAAAGATAAGAAAAAAGAGAAACCTAAGGAAGAAAGTTTTAAAACGAAAGTAGTTAGACTTTTACAGGCAATTCTTAACAATTTAATACACGTTGCTATATTTGTTTTTATAGGTGTTTTCTCTGTTACTCAGTTTAGATTTTCTCAAACAAAACTAATTCCAGATTGTTTAACAGCTTATCCATATTCAAATGATAAAGTCCCTCCAGAACAAGTTCATTTGGACTATTTATCAAACAAATCAAAATCTGGAGATATGCGTTCAATAAAAGCATATTATCCTGTTAATTACAATGACAAAATTGTATCAGCTTCTTATCTTTATAAGGTTATGCGTATATTAACAAAAAGTCCTCATTCAAATGTATTAGGTAATTATCTAGGTACGATTTTCTCAGGAATGACACAAAATTATTCAACAGTTTACATGTCTATCATGTCACTTTTTAATTCAATCCTTCCTGAACTAGTCATCTTTGTGTTTGGTCTTGTTATCATTCTTATTGCTCATATTGTAGCTATTTTATATTCGACAATTAAAGGCGTTATTGCATTTTTTACAGAAGCAGGACTAATCTATTATGAAAAAGAAATAATTGTTGTAAATGATGAAAAACAAGCCAACTGGAAAGAGGGTCAGGCAGGAATGTGGGAAGGGTGGAATATTTTATATTCATTGCTCTTCTATTTTATATTAATTTGTGGCCTAGTTGCAATTATTCCTACATGCACAACGCTTTCATTGTTTATGTTTGTATCTATTGTTTTTACTCCATTCTTTTTGTTACGTTTATATACATCAACAAAAGAGATTGATACAGTTATTCAGAAAAATGCTGATAAGATGACATTTGGCGTAGATAGTGGTAGTTCAGATGACAAAAATATGAAGGGTGGTGCAGACGATTCAGATGACAAAGAGAATGGCAGTAAACCAGATGACAACGAAGATGATGATAAAGACGATAAAGAAGATGATAAGAAAAACGACGGAAATGCAAGTGATGAAGAAGATGATACAGTAAATGGACAACCACATCCAAACATGCCAAAACGATTTACATTGTTCTCACATATGAAAAAGTTTATTAAGATATACCGAAACTTTATTCTATTTATTATTTCTTTATTTTTAATTATGGACATGGCTCGTATTATGGGTGTCTATGCTATGTGGACAACTGTTTTTACAATTATTGTTTTGTGGTATTTCACCGAATTATATAAACCATATAAGATAAAAGACGTTGATAAATTTACAACATACCTTCTTGGAACCGACCAAGCAGAGAAAGAGTGTAAACCGGAAAAATTTGAACAAAAACCAAAAGAACCTGAAAAGAAATGGTACTTTTTATGGTTAATGTAATAAAAATCTTTCATTTAGATATATAATATTCTTTAATAAGTTATATATTTAAAAATAAAGTATGAAATACTAGTATAATAAATGGGAAAGAAACCTGCTAAGAAAAATAAGGGTGGAAAGAAACAACCTGGACCTAATAATCAGGTCAAAAATGAAAATCATGCATATCCATTTGTAAGTATTTGTACCCCAACTTTTAACCGAAGACCATTCTGGCCTATGGCAATTGAGTGTTTTAATAATTATGACTACCCCAAGGACCGTATTGAATGGATTATTGTTGATGATGGTTCTGACTCAATTGAAGACCTAGTGAAAGATATTCCTCAGGTAAAGTATTTCCGTGAGGAAAAACAAATGGTTCTTGGTCGTAAACGTAACTATATGCATTCCAAGGCAATTGGTGATATTATTGTATATCAAGACGATGACGACTATTATCCACCTGAACGTATTAGTCATGCAGTAGAAATGCTTATGTCTGACCCTAATGTTCTTGCAAGTGGTTCTTCAATTCTATTTTTATATTTTAAACATATTCAACAAATGTATCGTCTTGGTCCTTATGGTCCAAATCATTCAACTGCTGGAACATTTGCGTTTAAACGCGAACTTCTTAAACAGACCAAGTATGATGATTTTAAAGCTTTGGCAGAAGAGCGTGATTTTTTGAAAGATTATACTGTTCCTTTTATTCAGTTAGATCCTTTAAAGACTATCTTGGTTTTTTCTCATGAACATAATACATTTGATAAGAGAAAACTATTGGAACATGCACCAAACCCAACATGTCAGCCAGATATGAGCATTGTTATTGACGATATTGTAAAAGATCCAAGTGCCAAAAAGTTCTTTTTGGAAGATATTGATGATGCTTTGGCAAAATATGAAGCTGGAGAAGTTAAAAATAAACCCGAGGTTTTGCACCAAATAGACCAAATCACAAAAAATAGAGAAACGCAAATGCAAGAGCTTGAACGTGTGCGTCAAGAAACAATGCAACGAGAAGATGTCAAGAAAGCATTTGCTGAGTCAAATGCAAAAGTTGACAATATGAAACGAGATTTATATAGAATACTAGAAACTAATAAACGTCTTGTTGCAAAGATGAAGACTATGAATAAAAATTTCTTAAGTGTTGAAGATAAAAAGTTAATGGCCCAAGTAGATAAAGATAGTGCACGACCACCAACAGTTGGAATTCAGGGACCAACTTTGAAAGTTATCCAAAGCGATAAATATGCTACTATGGACCCCCAAAGTGTTAACAATGCAATGCAGTTTATAGGAAATCATGAAGTTCGATTTAATATACAAATTAATGAAGGTCAAATTCAAGAAATTAAGTTCCAGTGTGGTTTAGAATTCGAACCTCATCCATCACAAAATAAGCGTTATCTACAAAATCAGGTATCTGAAATTAATTTAGATCAAGCCCTTTCTGGACAAAATGTAAACGAAGAAGATGTTAATACAATTATGGAACAGACTGAGTGTAATAAGCCTACAGCAATTAATGCGTTGAAACATGAAAATGGAGATGTTATTTCTTGTATTATGAACATTGATAAGTATAAATGCGATGAAGTTGCAGGACAATCACCTGTATCAGAAGAAGATCTCGCAACTGTGATGGAACAGACTGAATGCAACAGGGCTACAGCTACAAAAGCTCTTGCTTCAGAAAATGGTGATGTTATTGCATGCATTATGAATATTGATAATTATAAGTGTGAAGATGCCCCATCTACCAATGTTTCTAGTACTGATAACGAAGATGTTCGTACTATTATGGAACAAACTAGCTGTGATCAACCTACTGCTGAAAAAGCTCTTGCAGCTGAAGGAGGAGATGTTGTAAGTTGTATTATGAATATTGATAATTATAAGTGTGATGTTTCCGAGGAAAAGGAAGAAGAAAATATTGAGATGGTAATTTCAGAATAAATTACTCAATAACTCAATAAAATTATTGTTAAATAATATTTTTATTATAGATATAATAATATTATTTGGTTATATTATAAGACCGAATGATTAGCAAATATTTATCCATTAGTACCTTTTTAATAAGCCTTTCTCTTGGACTACTACTTGTCTATTTATGGGGAGCAGATATGCATGAGGTATATGTATTTCCAACTCCCGAAAATGTCATGAGAGTTCAGTATAAAGATACAGCAGACAATTGTTATGCATACGAAGGAAAAGAAGTAACTTGTCCTACTGATGAGACAAATATTTCAGAATATCCTATTCAAAAATAATTGAAGTGTAATTTATTATATGTATATTATATATCAGGAATTATGAATTTGCAAAAGTTTTTTAATACATCGGTAGGTAAACATATTATGTCTGCAATTCTTGGATTTGGCCTTGCCACCATGTTTAGAGTTGTATGTAAAGAGAGAAACTGTATCATTTTTAAGGCCCCGGATTTTAATGAAATAGAAGGAAAAGTTTTCAACCAGGATAATAAGTGCTATAAGTTTGAGACAAAAAGTATTCGTTGTCGTAAGGATGTAAAATCAGTTCAGATGTAAAGCTAGTTATAATTTAAAATATATTCTTATTATAACTAACTATGAGTATACGTAAAAAAAATACGAGAAAGAAAAGGACAAAATCTAATCGTAGAAATAAAACTGGTGGGGTAAGTCGAGAAGAGGCAAATGAAATGTTGTTCCAAGCAGTTGAACATGATAATATAGAAGAAGTAAATCATGCAATAGAAGAAGGAGCAGATATAGATGCTTTAAATAGGGATGATTATACGCCTTTAATGACTGCAGTAAGTTCAAAAAAAAGCATAGAATTAATAGAATTATTACTTATGAGAGGGGCTGATATAAACGCAAGTGATGACCCAAATGGATATACTTCACTAATATTAGCATCAAAAAATATGAATCCTCCCGTTGTAAGATTATTACTTTTTTATGGGGCAGACCTTACTATGAGAACTACTGGTGGAGGGAATGCATTATCTATGTTATTAGCATGGCCTCCTCGAGGTATGGCTGATGATATAAGGGGTAAGCGTGAATTAATAATACGTTTATTTAATCAATATATTACAGATGAAATAAGATACGAGTTTTTTAATTGTAGAGATGAGAGCATGAATACACCACTTATATATATCTCCATTCCACCTCATCGCGCAATACCAATTTTAATTGATGGAATACCCACTATAGAGGCATCTAGTATTGTAATGACACTTATTGAGTTTGGTGCAGATAAAACACTACAAAATGTCTATGGACAAACTGCATATGACGTAGCACGCTATGGACCACTTAATCTATCACCAAATATACCACGAGATGAATATTTACTTAATTTATTACGACCAGATGGTTATGTTGATGTTGAGTCTACAGATCCTATACCTATTATGACCGAAGAAATATACAATAGTTGTGATAAAGACGATAAAGATAATATATATGACGCAATTTCTCTCGAGAAACTTTTAAGACAACATGCAGTAAAACTAGATGATAATACAAATTATTGTTATGATAGAAATAATTTACTCGAATGGATAAAAACAACTTTTAATAACCCGACAAACCCTATGACCAGAGAGAACATTGACAGAGAATGGATCCGTCAAGAATATCCACGAGGTATAAATTATGACTATTCAAATGTGACATTAAATGGTGGTAAACGTAAAAAGAAACGTCAAACAAAACGACGTAATCATAAACGTAAACAAAAGAAAACAAAACGACGTAAATAATTTTGTAAATAAAATAAGTAATACAATATTTATTTTATTTAGTATTCTCTGCGTAAATATTCGCCACAATCTATCTATTAACATAATAGATTAATGAGTTCAGCGATGACTAATATTTCCTCACTTCCAACAGATCCCGCCGGAGGAGGAAGTATAGGAGGAAATGTTCAAATTACAGCTACTGAGCAGAGTAAAATGATTGATAGTATGCAACAACAACTTGGAAATAGTGAAACAGGTAGTAATAAAAATGGTGGTATTGAACTATCACAAAATACAATTGCTGAGCTTGTTTCTGGTATTCAAAACATAACAAAAAGTGGTGGTTCCTCCCTACCCTCCCGTGATATTCCGATGGATGAAAGCCGTGTAGCAGCAGATGAAGAAGTCAAAACAAATTATGTTCCTGAAACTGAAAATACTGACTATATTCAGGATTATCAAACAAATGAGAATATCGTTCGCGAGCACGAAGCCAACATAATGAAACAAGCTTCTATAGAAGATATTTATGAAGAGCTACAGACACCAATTATTGCAATGCTTATTTATTTTTTGTTTCAACTTCCTGCTTTTAAAAAGTATGAGAGACGATTTATACCTGGATTGTTTGGTGAAGATATGAACATTAATACATATGGTATTTTATTTAATAGTTTGTTTATAGCACTTATTATTTTTACAGTGAAGAGATTACTTAAAACGATATAATATTTTAGACAAATAATATATAGGAAGTGTATTCTATATTATGCCTGAAAATAATAAAAAAAAACGCCCTGTTCCTGGAAAAATAATTCAGGTTGTAAAGCAAACACGTGATATATTTCATCCTACTCCTAAGAAAACAATGCAAACTAGACTTGATGCGTATCGTTTAAACAATCCATCTCCAATTAATAAAGATACTTATTATGATGTTGAAATGGCACAACCTGTAAAAGCACAACATATGGACCGTTCATTTAGCCCAATCGAAATTCCGACAAAACCAACTTCTCCATATAACGACCCTCCTAGTGCTATTTCTTCTCGTTCACAATCTCCTATAGAACAATATATGAACTCATTAGATGATAGTGATGTTAAATATGGCGATAATGAATGGGGATTTCATGATAAGGATTTTAAAGGAGGAAAAAAGACAAGAAATCGTGTAAAAACACGGCGTGTTAGAACAAGTAGAAGAAAAACCATAAAAATAAAACAAAAGGGGAGAGGTGTTGGTAAAAGTAAACAAGTAGAAAAACCTGATACACCTCCAAAAAAAACACGTAAAAATGTTCAGTTTTTACCTGAGACTAAATCACCATCAAGTCCAAAACAAAATAAAACAAAACGTATGTTTATATCAAAAAACAAAGATAAGTTAAAAGCTGTTGTTCAGTATGAAAATAGGAAACGTCAACAAGATGCAGAGGATATGAGGTTAGGAAATATACCATTAGAAGGAGGAAATAAAAGAAAAAAAAACAGCAAAAAAGTCAAAGGGTAGAAAATAAGTTAGGAAGATAAATATCTTATAATTAGACAAGTTAATTGTGTCTAATTATAACACATTATGATTGAAAAATACATATCACGGCTTATGGAAACCACGCCATCAACTTTTTTAAATACAAACACGTTACATCTGGATGTTGTTGTTGAGGGTGGCGCTTTTAATGGTTCTTATCTTGTTGGTGTGTTATATTTTTTGAAAGAATTAGAGAGAAAGGGACGAATCAAAATACATAGATTTTCAGCATGTAGTGTCAGCACGATTTGTTCTATTTTATATATGATTGAACGTCTTGATTTGTTTGAAAATATATATCGTCAAGGACTAGACATATTTAAACGAGATGGTCGTCTAGATGTTCTTACTACTGTTTTTGATATTATTAGACAAGTTAGTGATGAAAACTTATATATGCGTTTAAACAATCGTCTCTATATGACATACTATGACGTAAAAAACTGTCGGCATGTTGTGAAATGTAAATATAAGTCAAATGACCACTTATTTGAATGTATTTCACGGTCAGCACATATTCCTTTTGTAATAGATGCAAATATTGCACGTCATGGAAGATATATTGATGGACAACAACCATATTTTTTTAAAGAAAAACGAAACGCATCTGCTGATAACGGACGGAAAATGTTATGTATTTCTCTCGTTACATATAGCAATATTAATACCATAACATCTACAATAAACGTAAAAAACGAAAATAATAATGTTCATCGTGTATTGAGCGGAACACTTGACGCACATACGTTTTTTATGACAGGGATACCTACCCAAATGTGTTGTTTTAAACATAATATGCCAATGACAATAAATATTCAAAATAAAGTAAAACAACTACTCTTGGTTTTTATAGGGTATTTAATTTCTATCATAATCTATGCAACTCAATACATAGGTGATGATATGTTGAAGACCTTTATTGTAAAAGTTTTTAGAGTAACATCAGAAGATATATATAAAACATTTATTCAACATTATTGTGTGTAAATAGTTACTTCTTTTTTTTCTGTGTTTTCTTTGCTTGTTTACGGACAGCTTTTCTTGTCTTTTTAACAGCTTTTTTGGTTGATTTATTGTCAAGTGGTCTATATTTTAAAAACCACTCTTCGTATTCTTTTGTATCACGTTTATTTTTTAACTCCTCATACATTTTCATTTTTTCAGAGCGCATGTCTTCCTTTGTATGCTGATAACCATAACAATTAATGCTGAAACGTTTTAATACACCCTTTTGTTTTAATCTGTTTCTCTCTTGAACCTTATATAAAAAGTTTGCCATACACAACAAACGATTTAAATCATAGTAATTACGACTAGAATATAAAAAGGCAAGATACATGCTGAGCATAGTATCAATAGTAGCTATCTTCACGGAAGTGTTATTAACCCTAACTTTATTATAACTATGACACCCCATTGGCTCATAAACAAAGGCAACCGTATCGTTTTTACCTATAACAACTTGATAGTGCGCGGAGATAACTTCTCCAACACACGATTTTTTAACTACTTTTACGTCTTTAATACCAATATCTTCAAGACGTTCTTTTACAAGACGTGCAGTTGTTTCAGCTGCTTCTGAGAAAACATCGAAGTCTGGTATCTTCTTTACTTTCTTTTGTGTAGTTGAAGGCATATATTCCAAATAACTAGAAATAGCAAATCCTCCAAAAAATATAACATCTTCTTGAACAAGCGTTTTTTTTACAGTATTATATATTTTCACACAGGTAACCTCATCATAACCAGTTGGAGACGATAAGCTGCGCTGAAAATCTACACTATTGCAATCACTTATTTTTAAAGGGTGATATTTATTTAAAAGACCTAATCGTTTCAATACCTTTTCCCAGCGACTAACGTCGCCTTCTGGTCTAGAAAGTTCTAAATACATAGACATGCGAAGATAGTTTGGAGGACAATAATAAATACCATCAACGCGTTTTGCTTCTTTCTTTAAAGCGTTATAAACATCCTTATGTAAAAATGTTATATCTGCCATACCAATAAAATTAACAAAGACTTTGTATGTTCCATGATGTTGTCCAGACTTGGCTTCTACTTCTTCAAATCCATTTTTGCAAAAAATATTAGACAATGCTTTCGCATCTTCTACAGGATTAGGACTAAAAAAATCATAATCTGCTAGGTCGGTATCTTTGTTATAAAATTGTGCATGTTTTGGAAGGAGAGCATTAATTGCGGTTCCACCGTAACAAATTAATTTCTTTTTACGAAGAAAATCTTCTACTAGTTTTATCATACGCTGGACTTCTGGCGAGTTTACTATTTTTTTATTACGACGTGTGTCAGCATCATCTACTGCACTTCGCAATATAGTAAGTTCACATTCACTAAATGTCATTTTTGCATCACACGAAGGATGTTTGGAAGCCATTTTATTCTAAATGTATAACTAATAACGTATATATTAATATATGAAAATAAATATGTTATCACCGTTAAATTAAATATTAAACTTGATACCCTGTGCGGATCCAGTTTTTGTCGCAAACGATAGTTTAGGGTTTTGTTTCTTTGGAGCAGGAATATATTTTTGCACGAAACGTAAGTTTTCAGGTTTCAATACAAAGGCTGTGTTCTGTCTATTAAAGAACTCCCTCATTTCTTGTAAAGATGTGTCGTTCAGGTAATATTGCATAGCAGTTAGCTGAATACCCATTTTTCTCGTAGCAACACTTCCTGGATTTGGAGGGTCGCTTTGTCTATCTGGAACAACAATTGACATATTTTTTTTATCATATTTTACTTGTTCTTCCGCGCTGGGAACATTACGTATTTGGTCATTTGTATAATAACGCATAAACATAGACCCACTTGTCATATTTACATATTTGTAAAATGGTTTTACGTCCAAGTAGGTTTTATTTGTATTACAGACAACAACAACAATTTTTTTTCTTAACCTTAGAAGTGGTGCTTCACCAAGGTTTTGACGTCGGTTCTCATAATGAAATCCTGAAGGAAGAAGACGTTTTTCATGTTGTTTAAAAATAGAAGCAAGGGTTTCATACATAGTTTGATTTTGACTCATAAAACGAATATGAATAATGATAGGATCATCGGGATTTGGACAGCTTCCTCTAGAAAATGCGTAATTAACTATCACTCCCATAACATCTTCAAAATCTACTTTATTATAAAGTTCTTTTACGGTATATTTGTCAAGAGTTGATGATGCAACAACTGGTCTATCATTCATAGAATAAATCTCAAAATCAAGACCTCTCACGCCATCTTTAATAACATTTCGCAAGGCACATGTAGAAACAACACCATTTTTCACGTTACCAGTATTACAACAATTAGCAGCAGTTTTAATATAATAATCTCTAAACATGTATTTAAAATTTTCTGCTTCTGTAATGGACCGTATATGAGGATTTATAGCTGTATACATTTCATCATAGGTTTTACATGTTGTATTTTCTAAATTAAACACCCCATAATAGAAAAACACAAGAGCAATTAATATTCCTATTATCATTATGGTGAGAATAGTGACGATATATTTATCTTTTAGTTTATTTATAAAGTCCATTGCATTACCTGCCATATCTCCAGAACCATTGCTATTTGACTTGTCCATATTACAGTACAACTATATTTATATTTCAAGAAAATAATGAATATTAAAGATTACTAAGTTATTGTTACAACATATTAAACATAACACAATAATATCTCTAGTTATAGTAAGTTAGAATTATCAATGCCAGGTGGTCTTATGCAATTAAAACTAGAAGGGAAAGCTGGTCTTATATTAACCGGTAATCCCACAAAATCCTTTTTTAAGTTTACATACAGCAAATACACTGATTTTGCAATGCAAAAATTCAGAATAGATTTCAATGGTTCAAAAACCCTTAGATTAAATGAACAGTCAAAAATGTCGTTTAAAATACCTAGACATGCGGATCTTCTTATGGATGCATATGTATCAGTTACTATGCCTAGTATTTGGTCTGGTATTATTCCACCAGTAACAAATGAACAAGACCCAACAAAGAATACGGGTGTATGGGTTCCATATGAGTTTAAGTGGATTGAAAATCTGGGTGCAATGATGATAGATAAAGTAAGTATTACTTGCGGAAATTATACATTGCAAGAGTATTCTGGTGAATATTTACTTTCAATTGTTCAGCGTGACTTCTCTGAAGAAAAGAAAGAACTCTTTTACAGAATGACAGGTCATACACAAGGAATGAATGACCCTGCTAATTCGGGAGCACGCGTAAATACGTATCCAAATGCATATTATACGGAAAGTGAAAATGGGTCTGAACCTTCTATTCGTGGAAGACAACTCCTTATTCCACTTAATGCATGGTTTTCATTAAAATCACAAAATGCTGTCCCATTAGCAAGCCTTCAATATAATGAACTATTCATAAATGTTACATTCCGTCCCATTCAACAACTTTTCAAGATACGCGATGTTTTAGACAGTGAAAATAATTATCCTTATGTTGCTCCAAATTTCAATCAACCACATATGCAGTTCTATCGTTTTTTACAAACTCCTCCCGATGTTCAGATTGGTGTTGATTCATATGATGATACAAGAACATTATGGAATGCAGATATTCACTTAATGTGCACATATGGATTTTTATCAGATGAAGAACGTAGAGTATTTTTTCAAAGAGAACAGAAATATTTAATTAAGCAAGTGAAAGAAAATACTTTTAAAAATGTAGTAGGTTCTAGTAAAATTAAACTAGATACAACAGGTATTATTCCAAATATTATGTTTTGTTTAAAACGAAGTGATGTATTTATGAGAAACGAATGGTCAAATAAAACAAACTGGCCATATAACTATATTCCTTATGATATATATCCTGCACCATCAAGCACCTTTAATTATCTTTCAAATGTAACTCATCCAATTTTTCGTCAACATGCAAATAGTCCAAATGTAGAAAGTCTTAGTGTAGCGCCAGGTGTAAATGCTGACGGTAATCTTACTGGTTGGTATGTAACAGGTGATTATCAATCCGAAAATCAAAAAGATATACTAGAAAGTGCAGCAATACTTTTTAATGGCGAGTATCGTGAAAATCTCTTACCCGATACTGTATTTAACTACATGGAAAAATATACAAGAACTTCTGGAAACGCCGAAGATGGATTATACTGCTATACATTCGCAGTAAATGATTCAGCATATCAACTTCAACCCTCTGGTGCAGCTGACTTAACACAAGTTCCAAAATTAGAACTAGAACTAAATACCATTGTTCCACCACTAGACCCTCACGCACAAACACTTGCAATATGTGACCCCGACACAAACGACTTTGTAGGTGTAAATAAACCTTCTTGGAGATTATATGATTATAACTATGACCTAACAGTCTTTCAGGAAATGTATAATATTTTACATTTCACAGGAGGAAACTGTGGCATGATGTTTGCAACATAAAAAATATACTAAGCTGTAATTAATATTAAAAATTATATTAAATACAACACTTGTACTGTGAGTATGGAGCTCGAAATACATGACAATAATCAGGCGGATGCATTTTGCAGTATATTTCAACATATGAAATTAGTCAGTGATACTATCAATCTTATGTTTAACAAAGAGAGGTTATATGTTCAAGCATTAGATAGTGGAAATATTGTTATCACTGAAATATTTCTTCCTTCTAATTGGTTTCATTCATATAAGGTTGATGGAGACGGTGTAGTCATTGGAATAACTGTATCTATTTTTTATAAAGTACTTAATACGCGAGAAAAGGGACAAACTATTCATATGGCATTTGAAAAAGATAACGATAGACTTCAGATTAAGTTTACAAGTAAAGACCCAAATATATACGATAAAAGGTTTGAGTTGCCTCTGGTTGACTTAGATACTGAAAGTCTACATATACCAGAGTTTGAATCACATGTAGACATTGAATTATCATCTTCCAAGTTTGCTTCAATTATTAACCAAATGATCATTTTCAGTGACAGCATTGAGTTTGACTGTAAACCAGAAAAAATCATTTGTTCTGCTTCTGGAAATGAGGCGGGGAAAATGGAGGTTGTAATTGACAATGACATAGCATGTCTTGAAGATGTTGATATGAAGTTGGGATTTTCTCTTCATAAATTGCATGATATTTGTATGTATAGTAAAATTTCAAAAAATGTTGTTATCTCTTTAACAGAAAACTTCCCTATTAGAATTTTATATGACGTTGGGGAAGGAGATGGTAAACTATATTTTTATCTTGCACCTAAAATTGAGAATGACTAATATGATTTTATAATTAATCACTAAAATATCATTATAGTTTCGTATAATGATATTTTTTATTTATATATAGTATATCAAGGTATGCCAGGAACCAATTCTGATATTATTAATAATAATGATGATAAATTAAAACACAACAAGTTGTATAATACAAGACATACCATGATGAATGATTTTACACGCAATAGTATATTTAAACGCACGGCTTGTTTAGATAACTTTGGTATTAATTGTAGTTCAGTTAGTTCAGGAGCCAGAGCGGCAGATAGTATTACATGCTCAGATCCTCACAGTAATACATGTAACGGTTCTTATACATATTCTGAAAATATTACATCTGCACCAATCTTTACAAATAAATATTATGAACCTTTTCCAACCAGTATTACTGATTATGACATTAATCCAGGTAACTTAATTATCGAAACAATGCTCCCCGACACATATTATGCTGTAGTTAATTTTTATCAAGGTACAACTAGCACCACAACTGTTGAATCAGGTATCAGAGGCCCAGTTGAGTTCATATTAAATAATCCAAGTAATGATCCTTTAAATACAGTATATTACTGGGCAATTGATGATGAAACAGCATATACCGAGTTCATAGATGAACAAAAACAAGGCAACCATCGTTTTGTTCGTCTAGCAATCCATCAAGCAAATTATAAAAGAGGTTATTTTACAGTAAAAGCATATGCTATTACACGTGGAAAAAAGAGGAGTGGTATTACCACACATAGATTTAATATACTTAATTATTCTAGCATTACTAAAAAACCTAATAGTGGTATTACATGTCGCGAATATATCGAATATTTAGCAAATTGGTTTGATGTTAATCCTTACCAAGGTTATTTTAAATTATTTACACCAATTGGAGAAACTGTATATCAAGTAAATCGCGGTGGTGATATGGGTGGTGGCGACGGTGGTATAGGAGGTGATATGGGTGGTGGAGGTGGTGGTCAGCCAAATTCAGAAGTAGACCTTACAAGAAAGGCATACACAGGAATGGATTTTAATGTAGTAGATGAACTTATACTAGCAGTATATATAATATGGTTAAAATCATTTGCATATAAAGGTGCAACTGCTACAAACAGAACAAAATTAACACTTGCAAGTACGACAACGACACTTGATACATTATTAACAAAAACATATACATATGGAACTTGTTCAACAAACCCACTATTAGAAGGTGTAAATATTGATAATATGATATCAGTGCAAAAAGACGGTTGGTTATCGTCATTACTTCCATATACAGTGCAAAACAATGGCTTGTTTGGATCAAATAACATAGTAAGTCAAAGTATACCACAACTCAAAATACTTAAAGATGTTACATATAATAAAGTTTCTTTTCGTATGAATGGGAATTTCTTAGAATATAAAACAAGTGGTGATATAAAATTAATACGTGCAGTATTTCTTTTGGACCCTGTGCAAACACTAGATTTTATTGATGGAACATTATTATATGAACAATTACAACCTAATAATAATACCCAGTTTAAAATATCTAGACGAAACATTGTTCCATACGAGTCACGTGCTTCATTTGAGATAAAGTCAACTAATAGTGAGGGTATATCTACAAATGATAATTGGGAAAAACTTGTTCGTTTGAGTCTAACATCAATAAATGAAAAAAAACAATGGGAAAAGTTTATAATTAGATACGTTCAAGAAGTAGATATGAATATTGATAATATAATTACAACATATACAAATATGATTCCACGAACAACAGATACAATTGTAATGAGATGGATTATGACCAGTCCGACTACAGGTGAATGGCTTAAAATAACTGGTTTGAATGCTACAGAAAAAATGGATTATACAATTCAAACAGCAGGTGTATTAAATGTGAATTACGGTATGAAATATGTTAAAAGTGACGGAACATCGTACTATGGTGAATACAATCCAAATGTAACTACCGTATCTAGTGGACTTGCATTATTTGATGGTACGTATAGCGATTTTATGTTTCCAATTGTTTCTTATGTTTTACCTGAAACAAAATTAAAAATAGGTTCTTACAGTAATCCTGATAATATAATACAAGAATATCCTTTAAAAGGTATTTCTTTTAGGAAATATGATAATAATTTACAACCAGTTACACACGTGGGCCCAAATGGTTTTAATGTAATGAACTATTATGGTATAGGATATAGTAATGATAATCCAAATCAAGAACCACCACAATCATTTGCCCAAACTGCGGAGTTCGTCTCCAATGACAGTAACATAATGTCTCTCCCTGGTGTTACTAGTGTAAAAGATTTAATTGGTTGGAAGATAGAGAGACAGATATCCAATAGAGTAACCTCACAAACAAAAGTAGTTACATATCTAATAGGTGGTAGTTTTAATAATCAATATTCATACACTGATGAATGTTATGTTTCATTTACAGTAATTAGAGACACTAATAATGTTGATGACGCTGGTCAGGGTGATATCGGCTCTTCTGTTTATGCAAACTATCATATAGCATATGAGAATATTGATGGTGGTTTTTGGGTTCCAGATAGTCAACTTCCACTAAATTGGTCGACTAGTGAAGTAAGGTTGGTTTCTCCAACAGAGATTACAATTACGAGTACTGCTGATTATAAGTTTCCCAATGTTCCGTTCAGATATAGCCCAGATAATAAAAGTTTTCTTATGTATGAAATGATCGCACCTTCTAATGAAAATAATATATATAATATGGATAATTTGGCGTATCAGGCATATTTAGATGGAATACTTGGAACTGGCACACAAGGCAGAGTTTTTTCACGATTACAAATTGTTAGTGATGAATACATCAAAAATCTCGTGGAAACTGATACTACAAAAATTGTAGACCAAAAAACACTTCTTCCTGACGGAAAACGACGAGTACCACTCATAATGAATGTTCTCGGATAAAATTAAAAATCATCAAGTAATCCACCTGAATATATATTTGGTGTTAATGTATCATCATTTATATATTTTTCTATCAATAATAACTTGTACACTATAGACGTGTTATTGTTCTGTATATAAGATAATAATGCATCTTTAAAATGATAATCTTCTATTTTTTTCATCGTTTCGGGGGTATCGCCATTATATTCTGTAGGAGGACAGTTTGCACTGATAATACGTTGTTCATGAACTTCTGTTATATTTTCTGGATAAGTAACATTGGGTATATGATATAACCTAATATGTGCATAGCATTGTATATTTTTATTACGTTCATTGATGATTAATTGTTTATTTATAGATAAATGAAACGATAAAGTCGCCTCAAGAATTAATACTATATAAAGCATACATGTTGTTAGATTATACATGAATATTATAATTGTATAATATAATAAAATATATATAAATATTTTTATTATAGTATTGTAATGGATAAACATGAAAATATGAAAGTGACCGATACTGACTTGCTCGCCAATAGAAATAAATATTCAATTGATATTCTGGAAAAAAATATTGAACATCTCGATAAAAAAATACTTTTAGCAACACAAACGCTTACGCCCGAGTTTTGTATCAAATATATATTAGATTTAGATATCGAAGGAGGTGGGGAAGAGTCGTATATATTTGACGTGTGTTACATATTAGAGTTCCAAAAACATATTACAGAAAAAGAGTTGCAAGATTTAATAACTATCTCTAATGATTTTCTCTTGAAAACAGCGTATTAAATATTAAAAGTGTAACATCTTATTATTCATAAAATCCAGTATTTAAGACATCTTCTTCATCATCCTCTTCATCATCTCTATCAAAAGAAATATCTTCTGTTGTAGTTTCACCGTCATCTGTATGATTGCTCATTATACTTGTATTTGGTGTAGGAGGGTCATAGGAAGCAAACGAGTCATCTGCTAAATCAAGTTCCATTGCATCAAGTTCATCTTGATTAATACTATCATCGTCTATAATTACGGGAATTGGTGGTATTTCTTCCTGCTGTCTTGTAACATTATTTCCTCCTTTGTAAGATTTTCTTTGTTTATTTTTTCTAGTTCGTCTTTTTTTTGTAACAGGTTGTCGTCTTCTGTTACTACGTAATTTTGTTGACCCCCTTTTTTTTATTTTCTTACTACGTTTTACTGTATTTTTTCTATGTGTTTTTGAAGATTTACGGTATTTTCTAGTAAGAGGCATATGTAAATAAACACGTATAATATATGTGTATATTTAATTTATTCATCATTATCTGTTTCTTCATCATCAATTGGAGGAGGAGGTGGTATAAAACTATCACTTGAAGAATCAATTGCAACACCTATCTTAATAGGAGGTTTATCTTCGCTTTCTACGCTACTTGCATCACTTAGCACACTTTCATCGTCACCTTCATTTTCTTCATTTTCTTCATTTTCTTCATTTTCATCTTCTTCAAGTTTAATTATATTTGGTTGTTCACTATTTTTTTCTGCAGTTTCTAGTTCTTCAGGTTCCTTCTTCTCTTCATTTTCATCATCACTTTCTGCATCTCTCATTGACATATTTACAATATTGTCCGCAATAGGACCTTCATTAAATTGTGCTTCACTTTCTGTATATGATTTATTACTGTTACGAACAGATGTTTTATTATTTGTAACCTGTTTTCCCATTTCCCAACTTATTATTTCGAAACCACCAGAAAACTGATAACTATTTACCAATATAGTTTTTTGAAACAAAGTATGCACACCAGTTTCTCTATTGTATTCCATATTCATCGCTTTGTATTTCAAGTTATTAATGTTATCAACAAGTGGAATAACATCATTTACATAACTCTCCACAGTTTCAGTAATAAGTTGATTGTTATTTGTTGAATAATAATCCTTTATATTTTTTCGCATATTAGCTACTAGCGAAGAAAACTTCTCAGAAAGATCCTTTATCTCCTGCTTGTTTTCAGCATTATTTTTAATATCAAGATAATTTGTAATAGAATATCTGTAACTATCCGCAATATCATCGAACTCTTCATTTATCTTTATAAAGCGTTCCAAAGCTTCGTCTTCAGTAATAAAACCAAATAATTCATCATTTTTAACTATAATTATTTTTTGAACATACTGGTTCATTTTTTTTTCGTCCTCTCTCTTGTCTTTTTCAATATCGATTACATCACCTTGATTAATATCAAAGTTTAATTTGCACGGTGAATTATTATCGCCACATTTTGCAGTTAAATGATATACCCCATCAATACGTTTTTTGTCAAAATTAGTTCCAACGGCTCTTTTACAGCTAATACAATTAGGAACATACTTTTGCATCTCTACAAGGATTTCTTTTTTTGATAAATTGTTTTCTTTTGACTTTTTCTTAATTTTTCGTTTTTTGTCACGAATACCCTCTTCATATATCGACTTATATTCATAATATTTGTTTACCTTTTCGGTAAATTCTTGGTTTAGTTTAAGAAACTCTTCAATTTCTTCACTTTGATTGCTAGTTGACGACATTCTATCTTATAATAACAACATATTTTTAATCAGTTTATAAACAAAACAACTTCATATTTTAGATTTTATATAGTATCGTATTCATTTTCCCATGTAGGCATACCTGTTATAAGTGTTTGGCTTTCCATTCTCTTTGCATCTTGATAATTTTTAATACGAGAGAGAATGTAGTGCTTTCTTTCTCTATCTTTTAGCATTTTCTCTGAGGGGCTAGGTTTTCCCTTATATTTATAATACAGGTAAATCGCTACAATTAAGATAATAAAGGCTGCTATGGAAATATTGACAATATTGTTATAGTATTGCTCTTTAAACTTAGAACATCTAGATAACGTTTCATTTAAAAAATAACGTGCTCCTGGTTCAATTAAAGATGGTTTAGAGAACTCAAGGTCCATAATAACAAATACTTTTATTATATCATAATAATTTATACACATTAGTTAAATATATCATGGCCGAAAAAGAAGAAAAAAAAGGACCGACTGATTACTCAACACTTGTTCTACTTCTATCTCTCATAGTCTTAATATTGTACTATTTGTTCATGAAACCAGTATTAGACACTGGTATTATGGGAAACATAGAAAAGTTTTCTAAGTATTCGAGACAAAAGTATATTATGATGATTGTTCTCTTTTGCATTTTATTTATGCTTCACATGATAGGAAATGTACTTAATTTTCAAGCAATGTGTGGAGGCTCTATATCAGATAATATTGGTAAAGTTTTCGTAAGTACTTTTGTCCCGTGGCTTCTTATATTTGGTCTTCTTATGTTAGTTCTTATTATATTCCCTGGATTTAAAGGGGCATTTTCTAATGTAATTGGATACTATACCGTTTATCGTGGCGCAAATGAAATTCTTGTTAAAATCCTTGGCAATGGTTCTATAGACACACAAATTAAAGAAAGTGACGCTAAACCCGAAGATAAAACCACTCTTGAAAAGGCATCTGATGCAGTGTTAAAACTTGTTGGAAATACAAGTATTATGATTAATCAGATTACACCTGAAAACTTTACAGAAATGTGGAATATGATGAAGCCCATCATGAAACCAGACATGCGTGGTTCACAGGGAGATAAATATAAAGAAGAACTTCTAAAACTTGCCATACGCCGTGATAACATTGGTGAGTTTTGTTGGTACTTATACACAACTCTTCTTTTAACAATTGTTGTTAAGACAATGCTCATGAAACAAAAATGTGTTACATCGCTTACAGCACTTAAGCAAAAAACTGCCGAATACGATGAAAAAGAAACTAAGGATAATGAACAAAAGAAAAAAGACGATTCTGTTGTATACAAAGGTTAAATCAACAAATAATTAATAAAATAATATAGATTATTCATTATTCTGATTTAGTTATACACTTAAAACATTAATTTTGGTCTCATACAATATACTTGAACAAACATATAACTCAATATTCCTAGAAATATAGCAAGTAGCCACATTGGGAAAATGGTTTTACGTCTAAATCCTACTCCAAACTGTCTTATACTTCCATCTTCCTCGAAAACCATGTCTGGAAATCCGTATACAATAATGAAAAATAACCCGACAAATACAACAATAGAATAATATGCAGGGTTCTGTAATATATCTTTATTCATACTTAGACTTGTATATATTATCTATATAAACAAAAATGATAATATATACATTTTAATCGCACATAAACGATTACTTAATCTAAATAACCCAAATCATCCGTTTCATCTGCATATGGGTCACCATTCGCATCATCGCCTATAAAATGAGACAAATCATTTTGTTCGTCTTCTTCATCTATCGTGTTATCTAATGTATCTAAATAGTCGTCCATTGCTTCCTGGTAATTATTATCATCCACATTTTTATCTTGTCTCACCTTCTTTTCAACCTCTTGCATCTTCTCTCTGAACTCTCTTTCGTCATCGTATGTCTCTTTTACATATTTCTTTAGTCCTTTTGATAACCCTTTACTCCATATACCCATTCCGTTTGCGCGCATAATATTTTCCAAATCTAGTTGGTCATCTTTTTCAAGTTGTTCTAGACGTGAAGTCATCATTTGTTTCTCACTCTCACGCGTATGAAAATTAACATTAACAATATCCATGTATGTAATATCAATCATATCACGATGAGATTGCATAGTGCTTATATAAGCATACATAAGACGTGCGGTATTGCTTTGCAACTTACTCATATCACTTTCTAACATATTAGGGTCAACTTCTGGCACAGTCGTTGCTTCATTGCGCCGTAATTCTTCCATCCCATAATTTTCTGCAGTATCCAGATTAATCATGTCCTTATCAATAGACAAATTGACGTAATTTTCTAAAATATTTAACATATAATATTGAAATAACATACGGCATGTTTCTTTATCTAAGATAGAACATATTAACGAGTTATTATCGTCTACACTTGAAAAATACGGCGTATGTTGAATTAATTTCATTAATGTTTGACATTCATCAGTTATCTTGTATAAAATACGTTTAATAGTATCATTGTTATAAAACTCCTCTATATATTTGTAATATTTATGATTTGATTGATTAATTGCATCAGTTGTCATGTTTGATAATCCAAGTCTTTTTTCAGCATGTCGTGTTATCGACCATGCTTCTTTGTGATTCACATTATTTAATATGATAGTTGGAAAATTATGAATAAAATTATCAGCATATCTCTTGATAAAATCAAAACAATTATACTGAATAATTTGAGACATTACTCTTTCTTTCTCTCCAGCTCCCCAGGTTGTAAGTTTTTTCAATAGACTATACATTTTACTTGTTTCTCGTGAGTTCAATGTAATATTATCTTCCATAAATCCCCCTACCTTTGCAATTAATCGACGATTTTCTTCACCAAGATAATTGCGTAAACTTCTTATTTCGTCACTAATCTTATTGTCACGCGAAATGTCAAATGTGTCTAACAAAAGTTCTAGATGACGTTTAAGAACATCATATTTATTTTCTGGAGTTATATCTTGTAAAATATTTGCAAGATGTGTTAATTGTGTAGTAACATCACCCGTCATATCAACATTTACACTATTTCTTAAACCATTTATTTTAAGAAGACGTTCAATATGCCCTGTGTCATAATGATGCCCATCTTGTTTTAATTTACGTATTCTTTCGGAAAGAATATCAGATTTATCAAAGGTTTCGGGTTTGTCACCACAAACAGGAAGAAGTTCATTATCTATTTCATTGTTTGGACGAGCAAAATCACACATATCAATAAATGCTAGATAAATAGTTTCTTCACTAAAAGTCTTCCTTAACGGAGGATACACGTTCTTAGAGTTAAGTGTGCATGTCAACATTTTTGCAGTACCTAATAGTTTGTTATCCTGTGTAATTGTTTCTAGAACACGAACAAGATTATTCATAGTTTCTATTTCACAATCTTTCTTAGAAAATGGTTGCATTTGACCTTCTGCGGTAAGACGTCCATTCTCAAATAATGGAATAAGTTTTCCTCGACTTGTTACTTCTTCTATGCTGGTTTGTTTTATCTCGTCTACTAAGAAACTCTTTATTGATTTTTGGGGATAGAGAGAAAAATAGATAAGTTTGCCTTGAAGAACACCTAACTTTTTCCATTGAGCAGGACTTCCTACTTTTAAATCACTAATAAATAACTTACGATAATCGTCTGTAATATTTTCAACTTTAGATATATTTACCTGAGTAACTGGTGGCATAAACGTTAACCATTTAGATACACTAATTGATTCTGGAATAATTTCGTCAGGATGTTCTAACAAATAAACAACTTTGTCGTGTATTTTTTGTTTTACACGAATATCCTGTCTGTAATGTAATTCAATCATAGAAACAACCGTTTTTGTAATATATGCAACATCCTTGCGATTAACAATTTTCCATACTCCATTTGAAGTTGCAACACCTTTCACAACACATGATAAGTATTCAACACTAGATTTATCGCCAGAATCATCAAACGGATACCCAGAAAAGGAACGAATACAACCAGGATAGGTTTTCTGGCTAATAATGCCAGGAATAGCCGTTTGAATACCAATCAAAAATGCACCAAGTGTTAAATACAAAATAGTGAAATCATAAAATGCTTTATATGGCAATGACTTTTCTCCATCTTTTGCTTTTGCTTCTGCCTGTTTTTTATATTCTTTCTCTCCCATAAATACTCCTGGTTTTTGAAGTGTTGAAGATGCAAGTGAAATAACAAACTCAACAATATTTGCAGTCTGAACATTCATTGCATTTGATAATGTAACAATAATGTTAAACATAATACGGGTTTCGGGGCTATTATATAACTTTTTAAGTTGACTTACTTTTTCAATATGTGAGCTATAACGAGTTTCGAAATCTTGCGTAACAACTTCTCTGGAAACATTTCTATATCCACTTTCATCATACCCTTCATCTATATCAAATGATTTCGTTATTATCTCTCTTCCACTATTCACATCAACCCATGCTTTTCCATCATCACTTTCTTTTCCATATTTACGGACCGTATCGTCAATTGCCTTCATAAAGTTAGGTCTAGAATACTCTCCATCGTCCATTATCCAAGCTGAGGCCAAGGTTCTTTGATAAACAGGTAATAAAGGTTGTTTTGTTGTCTTACAATATAACATCTCTTCTGGATCACCTTTTTCAAGTTCTTGGTTTGTATGTTCTTCAGTATAAGTATTGATGAAATGTAATAAGTCTGAATATTTCTTGTTGTTATCGGACTGTGATAAAATAATTTGTAGTAGGGGTAAGTGAGGAGATTTAATAGTTTCTTCAATTGTATTTGAAAGTTTAAGACCTTCTTTGTATTGATAGTTGTCATATTTACATACATCGTTAATTCGTTTTGCTTTAATAACATCAATGTTGATTAAATCTCTGTCATATTTTCGTAAAATATAATCACGGAGTTCATCCCTTGTTGCGAAATATTGATTATCTAATAGACCAATAAGCATCTTCAATGTATTTGCGCGTATCTCTTTTCTACGCACATCTTTTACATCACACGTTGCATCAACATTCTCTTGAATATTTGCAATACATTCTTTTTGTAAGTTGCAGTCTGTTGCACGAGTTACAAATTGCGTTTCTTTTCCAACACTATCATCTAATTTCCAAACATTATTTTTACGAATATAATAAAGTGGTTCGTCGTCTTGTTGAGAAAAAATCATAGCATATTCTCCTTCACGAACGCGCTTTTTACCTCGTATAAGAGTTTCAGTTAGGTAATCAATGTCAGGAGTTCCAGATGGAACAGCTTTTACAACTTTTTCATGAATAAAATCAAAAAAATCATCTGCTGACATACGAGTATGTTCATTTGCAAACTTTTCAACTGTATTAGCATGTGGCTCTTTTTTATCAATCAATAAACTATAATCTGTTGTATCATATTTTTTATCATAATATATTTCAACATTGTTATCAGCAATTAACTCATCCTTATTATAATATTGTTTTGTCATCATGTAAATCTTACATTTGTTACTATCCTCATTTTTATTTTTACCATCGGTTTCAGATGAATAAATAGAGTTTAATGTTTGTGACATATCATCGTGTAACAATGAATTAATATGATTAAGTGTGATTGAACCATAAAAAAGACGACCACCATCTGCTTGAATAATACGCGACAAATATTCACTAGTAGAATAATTATTGCCTGATTTGTTATATTTTTCAAAAATGTCTTTTTGCATTGCAGTATCCACTAGGGATTTTATTTTTTTATTTGTATATTGAGTTGTATTACGAAGCCCTTTTATTTTTCTGAACTCTTTTACATTAGATGTGTATCTATCAATATACTGTTTGATATTTCCAGAGACATGGTCTTTTATAACATTGTAATGAGAGAAGGTAATATCTTTCATGTAAACAAGGTATGGTTCTAGAACATCAACATAATTTTTTACACTCATTTTATCAGTTGCTTTGCTTGATATAGCGTCTAATAGTTTACGGGTTTTGGGAAAAACCGCATCTAAATAGTTTTTGAATATCTCTCTTTGTGACATATCGTCAACAACATCACGATTTACATTTAACTTGTACATATTTGTCATATCAAATGTTGTTGTATTGTATGCACTATGTCCTGTTTGGAACTTATCCACAATAATACGCTGAACTCGTGCCTTCTTTGATAAAAACTTGTAATAATATGAATATGCATTAATATATCCAATTTTATCTTGAAGACTAGTCATTGGTAAGTCTATTTTGGAAAACTTAGCTACTACATAAGGAAGTGTAATGATAGACTTAATATTAATGAGATCCTTTACTCCAGAGTTTTCTCTTGGAGTAGGTTCTATTTTATCAGCTATATTATCACGGGTGCCCAAGAATGTAGATGGTTCTTCGTAACGATAACTAGCCATTCTACATTCATTAACAAGTTTTTGAGAACTTCCTCGAGACGTCTCCCCCCAATGGCTAGAACGAAAGTTTCCAAGATTATCTACTATTGTCATAATATCTCTGGATGCGTATATGGATGCAATTACTTCGTTATCTTCTGGACTAGGATTTAATGTAGACTGAAATAGTCTAGATATGGAGTCAATATATTTTCGATAATGATTAATAAGTTCACCGTTTCCCCCTTTATTATAAATATCCATGACAACAGATAGCTCTTTCGAAAGAGTATTAGCATCTTGAATATCCAAGTCAGTAATATCATCGCTAGAAATACCTTCAACACGCTGAATATTCTTCACAACAGGAACAATCCATTTTAACTCGGTGCTTAATTTCTCCATAGCCTTTGTAAGTGGCTTCCATGTAGCCTCATGAAAATTAGGACCAGTTACATTTCCATATTCGTCAACAAGAGAGAACTCGTCGCGTAATTCAATAAATCTATCAACCTCCTCCTTTAATTTACGTATAGTTTCTGGGGACGTATTGTTTTTTTGTTTACTTTTCATTACCATATCATCAAGTAAATCATCTACTTGATGTTGAATATCGTATCTCTCTTCCCTTTCATTTCTACGTTGTTGTGTTTGAACGGGAGGTAAAAAATCACCAAACATATGCATACGTTGGTCAGCAGAAATAGCAAACTCTTGAATGCGACGTTTAACCCGGGTCATATTTTTTTGTTTACCCGAAAGAGTTTCCATATCTTCGCGGTCTAAAGTATCTCCTTCGCTATCCTTCATTTCCTCAACTCCTTGTTCTTCTGTTACATCTTCGTCAATGTCGTGTGCATAATCTTCATCGTCTTCGTGTGTTTCTTCAAAGTCATTCTCGTCGTTTTCTTTTTCTTCTTCAACGGCTTCTTCGTCGATATCTTCTTGATTTTTTGGAGCAGAACGTCGTATCTCAATACGTTCAATTGGTAAATCAAGTGGTATACCCTTGTATGCGAAGTCAATATAAATAACATCATTATCCGGATAAGTTGTAAGCTCAATCATATCCTCTTCTAAGTTTGTTATCTCAGCAGTGATAACAAATGGTGTCTCTCCGGAAAAATAAATATTTATCCACTTACCAGAGAGAAGGTCGTTTTGACGGGCATATCCGTCTTGCTCATGTCTTTCTAAAAGACGAACTTCTTGTATAGAACCATCGCCAACAATACCATTTTTATGAACTCGTATTTTGTGTTGTTTTCCGGTGTCTACATCTACTATAGTAACTAGTTTTTCGTCAATATATTCAACAAAAAAAGTTTTATTATTTAACACCTCATTTGATGGCGAAATAACGTAAATAATATCGGATAATTTCAAAGACATTTTAACAGCTTTATTCCGAGTATCTTCTTTTGCTATAGTCATGCTCTCGCTAGATGTCCCTAATACGTCTGTCATTGTTATTATTCCTATATTTATAATAGATTAATATATTCTACAATTTCCTAATAAGAAGTTTATAAACAATATTCAGTGTACTTTACGATAGATATACCGAAATAGCTTAGAGATATACACAAAGTACAGTCATCTACAAGATGCCTGCCGTATACACAATCTCAGCACAGTCTTCTCCTTTTTTTGAAGAGGTATTGTCAAAGTTAATTTATACTACCGACAAAACTACGGATAATACAGATAATCATAACAACCTACCACAGTCACCCAAATCAATTAATGCGCCTAATGCATTCAGAATAAAAAATGTAAACACAAAAAGAATAAATGTAAACAATGATGACGATGTTTCAGGACAAAAAAATTATAAGGTTTTGAACTATCAGAATGATAAAATGAACAATGCTATGTATGGAACGTGTGGTATTTTAAAGTCTTTGCTTTTTACTGAAGGTAATAAACTGCTTTCTTTTTCGCCTCCAAAAGCACAAAACTCTGAAAACTTTGTTGATATGTTTCCAGACCTTTCTAAACTACAAGTTGAAGAGTTTGTTGATGGAACAATGATAAATCTTTTTTGGGATACCGCTCATGACGAGTGGGAAATCAGTACTCGCAGAAAAGTAGGTGCAAATAGTTATTATTACACTTATACAAATGATTATCATCAACCAACATTTTGCTCCATGTTTTATAATACAGCGAAATATTGTGAATTAAATATTGACCAACTAGACAAAAACTATTCATATAGTTTTGTTTTGTCACATCCTGAAAATAGAATTGTTACAAAGGTAAACGAACCACGACTAGTTCTTATTGAGAGTTATAAGATAAGTAGTAATTTGTCTGATGATATGAAGAACTGTTCTTATACAGTTGAGGTCCAAGACAGAGCATCTATCATGGAAACTGATGTGTTTAAAAACAGCAAAGTATCAATTCCTAAACAATACGACCTAGTTTCTTATCCAAAGTTGATGGAAAAGATGAATCAACTAAATAATAATAGTAATCTATTAAAGGGACTTGTAGTTAGAGATATTATTACAAACACAAGAACAAAGTTTATTACAGAACAGTATAATACTTTTATGTTTGACTATAAAACTAATTGCGCAGACTTTCGGTTTATGTATCTAAACATGCGTTCAAAACGCACACTTAATAATTATACAAATGCTTTCCCTGAACACAACGAGTTGTTTAACTATTACCATAATCTTCTATGTGACTATACTCATTTCTTGTATGAACTATACTTTGAATGCTATAGATATAAAAAGAAGCCATTATCTCAATACCCCGCTCATGTAAAGACGCATATGTTTAACTTACATCAGATTTATAAGTCACGTGTAGATGTAAATGGAAAATCAAAAATGTTAACTATTCAAGATGCAATGACTTATGTTAACAACCTAGATGTTCCATTGTTATACGACACATTGTTTGTGGTTCCAAAAGTTCCGGGTATAATCTCTACAGACCTATAAGTAAACCTTCAAAATAAAAATCAGATTAAAAATGAGTGAATATACAACTCATTTTTAATATATTATTTTTAATACGCAATATTTTTAAAACATTCCTTTCATGTTATCAAATACACTAATGATATTATTCAATGCATCTAGGAAGTCAGTCGCAACAACTGTCCCTTCTGTTTGCTCGGTATAACCAACTCGAACCATAATATGTGTATCATGAGGATGAAACTTTTTAAATCCACAAAATGACATCTTCTTATCGCCTTCATAATGAGCAGAATACAACATATATTGAAGCATCATACCAATAGTATAATCCTCGTCGTGAATAAGCACATCATAACCATTTACAATAGTGCTTGTAGTTTTTAAAATCTCAACCCTTTTATTTTTACGTCTTAGTTCATCAAATGACAACTCAGTATCAACACCTTCATCCTCAGGATTAGTATCTGTTTTGGGATTTTCAATACAATTAATAAGTGTCTTTGATTTTTCAATGAGACGGTCACATGCTAGTTTCAATATTTCTTTGCATGTATATACTCCAATTGTTTTTACTGTAAAATCAAAACTATTTGGAAGATAGTATCTCTGTGCATCTAATAGTGACCAGTCTTTCATCATAAACTCTAGTTGTTGGCCTTTAACACCACTATCTTTTAGTTCTTGTTCTTTAATCTTAAACTGTTCTTTGACACGTTCTTCATCTTTTGTATTTCCATAACAACATGTAGACACCATATTATACATGCTATTATCATCAACTGTTGCGATAGATAGTTTTGCTTTAAATGTCAGGTGTTCGCCACTAGAAGTAGGTGTTAAACGGGGGCGTAGGCGGACAATATCAAGATAATATCCGGTCATCTGATTAGCTGGAAAGATTTCGTCGCGGTCTTCTTTACTAAGATACGTATTTGTGCTTGTATTTTTAATTTTAATATCGTATGTTGTAACATAAATAACATCTTCTGTTTCGTTTTCTACATCAAGTTCAAGTTCTAATTGGTCAATAGGAGTGTTCATATCAGTTATATGAACAGGAATACATGAAAGACGTTGTTTAATAATTTCATTATTAAAACGTGATGTGTTTTTTGTAATATCTACATTACACTCTTTATGTGGCATAGTTTTCATAACAATACATGGGATGTCAGACAAAAGTGTTCTACGAAGACCGTTTGCAACAGTGCAATCTACGCCTTGAAGAACAAATTTAATTTCATTATTATTTTCAACTACGTTAGTTAGCTTCATATTATTAGTATTACTAGTTGTATCTATATACTATCTATAGAATTAATTACATATAGTTAATATCAGTCACAACGGTTCAATTTGTAAAGAATTATTAATTAAAAATACGTAAAAATATAAAATAACAAAAAAACAATAACAACTTAAACACTTATATATCATTTTACTAAATGAGTAATATCCTATATTACAGCAAATATTGTGAACATTCAAAAAAACTTTTATCATATATAACAACTAATAACTTACAAACTCAATTACATTTTATATGTATTGATAAACGTCACCAAGACCAGTCTGGTAAGATATATATTATTATGGATAATGGGGAACGTATTATCATGCCAGAAAATGTACAAAGTGTTCCAGCAATGTTACTTTTAAATCAAAATTATCGTGTAGTATATGGTGATGAAATTTATAACGCGTTAAAACCTGTAGTTAAAGAAAATGTTCGTGTAAGCACACAAAATAATATGGAACCATCTTGTTTTTCATTTCAAGGAGGTGCTTCTATGTTAGGGGTTAGTTCCGATAATTTTAGTTTTTTAGATCAGGGCGCGGAAGAACTTGGGACAAAGGGAGCTGGTGGACAAAGACAAATGTATAATTATGTTAGCATTAATGAGAATGGACCGGGTGAAATACAAACTCCAACCGACGATTTTGATTATTCATCAGAAACGTCAGGAATGTCTTTAGAGCAACTACAACAGAAACGTGAGGAAGACTTTAAAAACTCAATGGATAAAATGAACACTGAACGGAGATAAGTTCCAATTACTCTATTTGTTATTTAAATCCTTAATGTAATAATTACTTACAATTGCGTCTATATCAAATGTTAATATGTACTCAAAATCAGTTTTGCTCGAGCATGTGTATGTAAATACTAATATTCCCATTGACTTAATCTTTTCAATAAAAGATCTATTCAATATATGTATATCTAAACAAACAAAATCTATTTCTTTGAATAATAAATCACATTGTTCTGGTGTATATGAATTAGATGTAGTAAATCCTATATTAATAGGAAATAATGTAGAACGATGTAATTGTATATTTTCCATAATAAGTCGGTTAAAACTACTAATGTATATGTGTTTGATAATATCACATGAAAAATGTTCTGTTATTATTTTATATAATTCAGAAGTAATATCTGTTTCTCCTTTTATATCAAGAAATATATCCACCTTATCTGGTGTTATTTTTTTAAAAAAATCGGTTAATGTCAATATATTATAGTTTTTTATTTCCTCTATTTCCATATCATTTACAAGAAGTCCATCACACTGAACGTTGTGATAAATAACAATATCTCCTGACTTACACATCTGTATGTCTAGTTCTATCATATCAAAACTGTATTCAATGGCCTTTTCAAAAGACTGCATATTGTTGTCACCATATTTACCCGAATATCCTCGGTGGGCTATAAGTGTAGTCATCGTCGTTAATTACGCCAATTTGTTATAGTAATCGCTATATTATTAAATTAATTAATCAACAAAACTTAAATAAAAGAACATGTATAAACTATATAGTAACGAATGAACCAATCACAAACATTACAAAAGGCATTCAATGATCATTTTGATGAGTTCATGGAGGATATTGTAAATATTTTTCCAGATGATATGGATATCCGTAACTCACGTAATTCAATCAAAATGTTAAGAAAGGCAAACCCTAAGCTTCTAATTCAAATCTGGAATAAATACGTATCAACTAAATATGCAAGTCAAATTGAAGCAGGAGATATTACATTTTTTATTAACAATGATTATAATGATGATGTAGGAAATATGGAAAATGCCACACAGGTCATGTCTGCAATTGATCGTCTTCGTGGACCAATTAAGTTGATGACTCCAGATAGCCAAGAAAAAGCAATGAAATATATTCAAAATCTTAAAAAGATTGGAGACATGTATTTTTCAATGGCATCTTAAAATATAAATAAATACCGTTTTGTTTTATAGAAAACCGTATTTATAACTTGATTATTAATTAGTATTATTCTCTTGAATATTTTGTTTATAATATACATAATTATAGATTTATATATTCAAACAACATAAGAAGATTAATATATAATAAAGAAAATAGATGAGCGTTCCTTCAAATAATGATTTAGATAATATTCTTGATAGTGCAGCAGAGGAGTGTCTCCCCAATACAAGTAAGGTAGAAGTAGAAGATGATGTAGACAATGAGCCAAAAAAAGTAACTGAAATACCTAACGAATTTCCAAAATTAATGATTGACTTTATCAATGATGTTACCACAACATTTCCCGAGTATAAACCTATTGTTTCTAAGTGGTGGGGATTTGATTCTTTTACAAATGAACAAGTGGCTACACTATTTACACATTGTTTAAAAGTATATCCTCCTCGCTTTACAGATATAATTTACAAAAATATTGATATGTTTGATGCTAACTCAACTACAAATGTTGATTTTTTACCTGGTGTTAGTTTCAAATATCTATGGTCATGTGAAGACATTACTGACCAAACCAGAGACGTTCTATGGAAGTATTTACAAACAATTACTCTTTGTGTAGTTGGAAGTGTTGATACTGAAAATATGGATAATGGGATGAAAGAAGTTCTTGATAAGTTAGACGAAAATAGTTTCAAGGACAGTCTATGTGATACAATTAATGATATTCAAAAAGTTTTTAGTACTGCAATGAATGGCGATGACGAAGAAAATAATGATAGTAGTGAAACTTCGACCCCAGGTATATCAGCTGACGATTTTCAAGAAAAGTTAAATGGTATTCTAGGTGGTAAAATTGGAGCCTTGGCGGAAGACATTTTGAATGATACACTTCAGAATATAAATCAAGATGATTTTGCAGATGCACAATCGGCAGAAGATGTACTTAAAAAGTTATGTGAAAAACCAGGAAGTCTTATTGAAATGGCGCAAAATGTATCTTCAAAACTTAAACAAAAAATGGACTCGGGTGAGTATGATCAACAAGAGCTTTTCTCTGAAATGTCGAGTGTTCTACAGAACGTAAATGATATGCCTGGAATGGATATGATGAAAAATATGATGTCTGGTATTGCTCGTTCGACAAATAGTGAAGGTGATGCTGATATGCCTGATATTGGAAACCTATCGAATATGATGGAAATGATGATGGGTGGTTTAAAAAAGGGACAGCGTGTTGATAAAAATGCTGTTGACCGCCAAATTAAAAGAAAAAATCAAATTACTGAAATGAAGCAAAGGATTGAGCGCAAAAAAGCACAAGAAGCTACATTAATGATGGAACAGCTTCAGAAAGCAACAATGGCACCACAAGTGCCCGCATTGACTGACGACCAGCTTGTTGAATTATTTGAAGACGATAAAAAAGACACTGGTGTTGAAGCAAAGAAAACCAGTTCTAAAAAGAAAAAACAGAAAAATAAAAAATAATAGAATTATATAAGTAATGGCAGACATATTTTGGATATCAAAGCCAACTATTTTAATAGATAAAACACAAATTAGCCAAATATGGCCAAAACCACATATGAGTTATGTTGAACGATTAAACGCAATTACACGCTTGACTATATTACTTACAGTTTTAGGATATTTGTTTCATCAAACAAACCAAACAATCATGATAGGCCTTGCAACACTTATAATTATCATTCTTATTCAGATTTATTACAAGAACACGGGTAAACAAATATTTTCTTCAAACAATAATGTTGTATCTAATTTGGAAGGGTTTGGAAATGCAGGTAGTGGAAAGATTTTAAAAAGACCTGATGATCTCAATGCAGAATTAGAAAAGGTTTTTAGTAAAACTACACCAGAAAATCCAATGTCAAATGTTCTTCTTACTGATATTCAGGATAATCCTAATAAAAAATCAGCACCTCCTGCTTTTTTACCAGAAGTTCACAGCAACATAAACTCTTCTGCAAAGAAAATGGTTCAACAAGTGAATAAATCAAATCCTGGAATTGACCAAAGAATATTTGGCAGTTTAGGCGAAAACTTTGACTTTGATACATCGATGAGACAGTTTAATTCTACAGCAAATACTCGAATTGTGAATGACCAAGGTGCATTCGCACAATTTTTATATGGAAACATGCCATCATGTAAAGATGGTGACGTTATGATGTGTTCATCTAATGATGGACGGACTACCCCCTATGTTTAAACTCTAGCAAATTAAAAAATATATTATTTTTACTTTTATTACTATAAAAAATAATGTAAGGTATTATATATACGATAATCATGGCAGAAATTACACCATTTGCAAATACAACTAGAATTGGGGTTGATAACTGTATTGTTGACCAACGCTCTATTCAAAATACACAATCTTGCAATTACCAACTTCAAAATTATTTTTTGGCAGAATGTGGCATGAAGAAGCCAATTGAGTTTGCTACCAGTCAACCAGCTGTTAATTATAAAGGAAGTCACAATCTAGGTGTTGGCGGTTGTAATGTTGATGCTAACTCGGAGCTTTTATTAGGTTCTCTTCAAACTCATCCTAAAAATAAGGTTGAAATATATCAAAGACCATACAATACAGTTCCTTATCTTGGCCGTGGTTCTGTTGATAGCATAGACGAGTCCAAGCTTATGCAGGGAGAACAAGTCACTAACAGACGTTCTGTTAACCGTTTGTCGGAAAAAACTTATATGAGCTATACTTCTACTCCTCTCTTAAGCAGTATTAATGACCGCGTTACCAACCCCAGCTATTCTGTTGAAGAAGTTGCATCAAGTAACTGGGTTCGTGGTGGTATTGCTTCTCGTGATGTTCACCGTGATACAAAATAAATATATACTACAAAGGATATAACAACTAAACACTAGATTATAATACATTAATCTAGTATTTAACACTATACATGAGTTGTGAATATAATTATGATTTATTGACTACTTACGCGTTTTACGATACATCATTTGCACCATTTATTAAAAAATTACAATTAAATATTTCACATGAAGCAACAGAAGGTTTTCAAGATGATAGAGACATCATAGATTATTTATATAAAAGTGAACTTTCACATGCATTCAATATTGAAGATATAACCAATATTAGATTTGATAAATACCTGATATTTCAATCTTTTTTTGCAACAAATACAATAACAAAATGTATTCAATTATTGAACGATAGAGACTTGTTAAGTTGTATTCTGGAAAACAATAAACATTCTACATCAAATATCCCGAACCTAGCACCAATCTTCTTTAGTTATCATCTTTTCTTTTTTACAAATCTATGTTTACAAGATTTTAAGGTAACTGGAACTATTAATGAACTACATGAAGAGCTTATTTTACAAGCAATAAATGAGTTATTATATGATAAGTAATAATCAAAATAAATATATTGTATGTATATTACATATAAGAATTAATTACTAGAGATAGATACACAATGGCCTCTACTCGTAATAAAAATACTCGTGGAAATTATGCAATGGAACTCGCAGAAAATATTAATACACAAGATTACTTGTTAAAACCCGAATATGGTCTAGCAGAAAAAACATACAATCCTGGGAATGGTCTTGGTGGAGCACACCTACCAAATACTATGTTAGCAAATAATGCTGTTGATATTGAATCGTTTCTACGAGGAACAGGAACCACTAACTTAACCAAACCAGAAGAAACCTTTACTGCCGACTTAAACTGTGTTAAAAGTTTGAATACTTATCAACGTGAACCTGCTGTTGTTGCCCAACCATTTAAAGCACAGACTGATCAACGACCTTTAGAGCGATAACTATATATTTTATAATATTTTACATTTTTGTCTTATAACAAAAATGTAAACATCTTTACAATAATATTAATACTCAGGATTATGCTTTTTAAATATACATCCTACACTAGTAAGACCATTTATCATACTTGTAATAATATTAGGATCTTGAAACTCACAGGTTGATGTCCATATTTTCATAATACAAAACGATTTCTTAGGTGAAATCGTAATACCCGTTATTGTTTTCACAAAATCTTTATTCTCACTAAGAGACTCGCCAACTAACATATATGTTAAATCCTTCCAAATACTATAAACTTGTTTGTTTGCAATCTTGTACGAAAAACATCCTCCTTTACGATTATTCACATCTTCCCATACAGGTATAATTCCTTTCCTCATAATGAATAGCATACAATTAATAACCAGAACTTCTGGTAATGACTCTATTATAGCAATTGTATCTTCTACTGTATTTAACTCATATACTTCCTTATAACTTTTTATACTCCAATCGGTGTCATGTGGTAAATGTGCCCATACTGTCCACTGTCTAGCTAATTTATTATGGGTTGTCTCATTATCCTTTGCATTTTCTTTCATAGCGGGTAATTCTGAAAAGTGAGCTATTTCTGTATCCATTGCTGTATATCTATATACATATTTATTTATATAGATTTACAATTGTATTAAGTTGTGCAATATATCTTTCTAGTTTACAATATAACTTTCTTCATCCATCTTCAATGTATTTTCTTGTGTTAATGTGGACATGTTGACATTTGAATCAATAACAGTTATAGAATATGGTTGATTATAACGACAAACCCCGAACTGTTTTTTAATTAAATACCAGATAACATATTTATCTAACACATTTCCAAACTGAAGATAATTTCCACTTTTGTTACAAAGATCAAGTGAATACATTGTATTATTAGATCCTTCCTGAAAGTTTACATCAAATGAAATAAACTTAATATTTGATTGTTTCAAACTGTTATAATCTGTAACATCTGTAATTTTTTGCCCAACATAAACATTTTTATCTATCTCAACAAAATTGACATCATAATCATCAGTTACATCTACTATCTCATTGTTACAAATAAATATATAGTGGCGTTCAATTAACTTAACACCGTTGGCTGGTTCATCATTACAAAGATAAGTATGATACATTTTTTTCACCCTTTCAATGTTGTATTCTGTAATTGTGTATAGATACATTGTATTTGTGTATAATTTTGCGGCAATCGACATAAATAAGCTAGGGGAATATATGTATAAAATCATACCAGATAACAACGTTCCGGTGCATATTGAAGAAATAAATAAATGTGTTGGGATAAAAGAGAAAGATGATAAAAGTTTCATAATGTAAATACATACTCATATATTTATATTATTTTGAACATATACATAAAACTAATTATTAATCAAAGATAGGTTCTCCATCTTGTAGTCTTCCAACAACATCGCCTGGCTCTCCATTTTCATCCACAGTATATAACTGTCCGTTTACATCATCGGTTGTATAATATGAAACCCCATCTACTTCTATCTCATAAACACCCTCCTCTTCTTCTTGAACACTTTCATCTTCGGGTTGTTCACTATTATCCTTATCCTCAACAGGATCTTCTTCACTTGGTTTATTTATAAATGTATCAAAATAAGAAGTCGTTACTTTCTTTGTCTGAGGTTCCCCAACAACTTTATTGGTCTTTGTTTCGTCAATAACTATATCACTTTCCGGTTCACTCTTTTTTACAACCTTCTTTGCCTTAGTATTTCCAGTAATTGTTTCTTTTGGTGTGTCATTAATTTCTAACTCAATATTCTGATTATCCGTTACACTTGCATGACTTGACATAGAAGTGCTATCTTCATTTAAAAGTCTATTTAATTCTTTTTCGAGCATATCAAGCTTTTTCTTTTGTTGTTCGATTTCACATGTTACATAACGTATATTAATACTTCTTACTGTTTGTGTAACATGTGTTTCAATAATACTATTCATGTCTAACATAATAGGTTGAATATCCATATTTAATGATTGTCTCTGCATTTTCAATATCAATAGTCTAGTACCCATATTGTGTTTAACTTATTTTTATAATATTATTATATTCAAATCAAATTAAATACAGCACCTTAGTACACAATATAACTCAAATGGATGATGTATCTGTGCCAAGTAGTGATAAAATCACAGAAATGTGTGATATGATTTCAAGACAAACTGATTATACTCTTGATGAGATAAAGGATAAGTTGATTGAATACAATTATAATTCCATTGATGTAATTAAAGAATATATGGGTGTTCAGAAAGAAAAACCCAGACCAATTACATCGATAAATCAAGAAATATATAAACAGATACGCATGAAACTTGATGAAGGTATTAAAGATTTTAACGAGAAGCAATATAAAAAAGTTCTTGAAGACTTAACCAGTGACGATAAACAAGAATAAAATTTCTAGTTTTATGTAATAAATTGATTATTTTATATAGATGAGTTGATTTATATAAAATAATTTATAACAATATTCTATCTCTAAAATGGAAAGCATTTATTCTGAAGGATATCTTGAGATTGCGTTTGGTCCTATGTTTTCAGGAAAAACTTCATGGTTACTTGAAATCTTTAGTCAACATACATTTTGTGGGAAAAATGTAACTGTAATTAATCATTCAGAGGATAATCGTTATCATGAAGATATGTTATCAACTCATGATAAAAAAATGATACCTTGCATAAAAACAAATACATTCGTTAAAGATGATAATAATAAAGATATATTTGATAAATCGTTAAGTTCAGATGTTGTCTTGATAAACGAAGGTCAGTTCTTTGAAGGGTTATATGATTTTGTTATATTATTACTTGAAAACAAGAAAATTGTGTATGTTTCTGGACTAGATGGTGATTTCAATAGAAATAAGTTTGGTGAATTAATAGAGCTTATTCCGATGTGTGATAAGGTGCATAAGTTACGTTCATTATGCGGAATATGTAAAAATGGAACACGTGCTATCTTTTCAAAACGATTAATTGAAAGTAAAGAACAAAAGGTAATTGGAAATGATATATATGTTCCCGTTTGTAGAAAATGTTACAAAAATCAACACATCTCTTAGATATATAAATCCTATAAAGATAATAAAAACGATTTAAACCTTTGAAAAGCTTATAAGGAAATGCCAAAAAACATTGTGACTGCTGAAAATAATCAAACTGAAGAAAAACCAAAGGTAAAACGAGGAAGAAGAACAAAGAAAGAAATAGAAGAGGCAAAACTTGCTCAAGAAAAGGCCGAAAAGGAGAAGGGCGAAAATATAATTATTGTTGCAGAAGAACAAGAAAAACCAGTGCCTAAGAAAAGAGGGCGTAAACCGAAAGGTGGTAAGATTGTAAGTGAACAAGAAGAAAAACCACCAGTTGCAAATATTAAACCAAATGTTATATTGCATTTAAAATGTTTTCTGCGTGATTTGGAAAGCACTGGTAATCATGAACCCGACTTTTCTCATGCAAACGTAAACTCATATGATGAGGATGGTCTACCTTATCATGTCATAGCTAATTCTTCTTCGATAAATAATCTTTCATCTTATGAGCAAGTTCTCACAGAATCTGATACTGCGGCAAACATTATTCGCACAACAAATGATAACAATTGTCATACTGAAAAGGTGCAATTACAAAAACAAAACGAAACTCATGTAAATGAAAACGTATCAATGAAGGAAACATGGAGAAAATTAAAAAACCTTGAGCAGTTTTTACATCTAAATAGCGTTCCTGATTCAAAATCTGCTTGTTTTTGGTGTACATATGACTTTGACAATCCTCCTATTTATATTCCAAAGTTTCTATTGAAAAATACTTATCAGGTATATGGTTGTTTTTGTTCACCAGAATGTGCTTGTGGTTATTTAATGAATGAAACAATTGATAGTTCGTGCAAGTTTGAACGGTATAGTCTATTAAACAATCTATATAACAAGGTATTTGATTATAAGAAAAATATTAAACCTGCACCAGACCCACATTACTTTTTGGAAAGATTTTGTGGAAACTTGAATATCAATGAATATAGACAAATTTTGAAGAGCGATAGATTATTCCTTGTTGTTGATAAACCATTAACTCGTATACTGCCAGAATTACATGAAGACAATGACGAGTTTATTATTAATAATAAAATAATTCCTACAGCAAATAATTATAATTTGAAAAAGAAGGCACGCGTAGATCAATCAAAAATAAATACAAAAGATACCTCTGGAGAAACAAAATCAGATATTAACTATGGTATTTTTTCAATGGTAAAATAAATACTACATAAATCATCTTGTGTAAATGATATAGATAATTTATGATAAAGTAAATAAATGACATCAAATAATGAAACATCCATAAAAACGATCCCATGGGTTGAAAAATATAGACCATCCAGTTTTGACGAAATCGTGTTAAGTGATACAAATAATACTATATGTCAAAACATTGTAACGATGGATTACTTTCCAAACTTATTGTTTTATGGTCCGCCCGGAACGGGTAAGACAACGACAATTATTAATTTAATAAATGCTTATCAACAAAATACGATGGGTAAACAAGAGCATAGTCTTATGATTCATTTAAATGCATCTGATGATAGAGGAATTGATATAATTCGTAATCAAATACTTCAGTTTGTAAACTCAAAATGTTTATTTACAAGTGGTCTTAAATTTGTAATATTAGATGAGGTTGATTATATGACAAAAAATGCACAACAAGCACTTCGCCATCTTATAAATCTTTATAGTTCAAATGTAAGATTTTGTCTTATTTGTAATTACATAAGTCGCATAGATAGTGGTCTTCAAACTGAACTATTAAAAATACGATTTAACAACCTACCAGAAGATAAAATATATTCTTTTTTACAAAACATAGCAAAAAATGAAAATATCGAACTACCGATTGAGACAGTTCAGTCTATTCAAAAAATGTATGGTTCTGACATACGTAGCATGATTAACTTTATTCAATGTAATCATAATACAAGCTTATGTGATGAAGATTTTTTTATTATTAATAGTAAAACGTGGAATGACCTAACCAAAGAAATAAAGAAGGCTTCCAAATTAAAAACAAAACAAAATATCAATAGATATTCATCTCTTTTTAATTATGTTTTAAACCTAACAACTACCTATAATTTGACTTTAAAAAACATGATGAAAGATTATTTAACTTACTTAATTCGAGACAAACAAATAAATGTTACACCTAATTTTCTTAATTTTGTAGAACGTTTATTACACGTAACATCAAATGTCGATGATAAAACGTACTCAAATTATGCATTTTCCAATTTGGAAAAGTTTGTTGAATTATTGTAAATTATGTTTCTTTCGGCCAATCTTTTCAAAAAATCGCTTACTGGAGGACTTGATGATGGTAAGAAAGGTGTTTCGTCATACTGCGACCATTTTTCATACATTTTATTTTGTTTTTTATCTGATGTTGTATTTTTAGATGAAATTGGTATAGACGCAGATGGTTGTAGATTACAGAAGCTTCGGGGGTTAGAGACTAATTCTCGGTGTAACATTTATATAATATAACAACTATAAAAATATATACAATATATTTAAAATCCACTATATTGTATACAAATCACACCGCAATACTGTTATATTTCCTAAATATACGTTATATTGTTTAATAAATTGATTTAAAGCAAGAATGTGTTTAAGTTGTATCAACTATTATTTTATTAAACAATATGGACATTGATGCAGAATGGGAACATTTTATGTCTGGCGGAGATATATCAACTTCATCTGTAAATAATGAAAGTTCTAGAGGTGATGAACTCACACAATCAAATGACAATAAAGGTAATCCAACTCATATAGATGCGCCTACACCATCAAATATATATATATCAACTAAATCAAAAATTGCATATTTAAATAAACCAGTTGATCTCCTTTCCGTATTTTGGAAACTAAACGTTATCTTATATACAAACCAACAAAATGGTATTGTAAAAAAGCAAATGAAGTTTAACTCTTCATCACAAGAAGAAGTGGATGATATTCAAAAAAATCTAGAAGGCGAATATTACGTTAACGAGCAAATACTTACAAGTGTCACTACACCATCTGGCTCTAAAAACTGGTTTAAAGATGTAAGAAAGGTTACAGTTGGTATATCTAAAAAAGATATTATTAGCTACAGGTCAAAACAAAAATGTGCATTTTATAATTGTTTTGTTATGATACTTCGTATACTTATTGAAGATGAAGACGATGCCGAGTATGGAAATTTTCACGAGTTTCATGTAAAAATATTTAACACTGGGAAGGTTGAAATACCTGGAATAAGATCTAAGTATCACCTAGATGTTGTACAAAAAAATATTCTTAATCATTTACGTCCGATTATTGGGGATGATATGGATTATAAAGGGTTATGTGATACAGTTCTTATTAACTCTAACTTTAATTGCGGTTTCTTTATCAATAGAGAAAATCTATTTGATATATTAAAAACAAAATACAATATTCAATGTATTTATGACCCATGTTCTTATCCTGGAATACAATGCAAGTTTTATTATGATAAAACAAAAAGTATACAAAATGGTGTTAGAGAATATGAAAATATAGAAAAAAATAAATCAATTGTCGTAATATCTTTTATGATATTCAGAACTGGAAGCATTCTTATTGTTGGTATGTGTGAGGAAGATGTTCTTGACGAAGTGTATGTTATTATTAAAAACATGCTTATTGTCGAATTCCCATTAATTTATCAATCCATTGTCCAAGAAGAAGATATTAAACCAAAAAATAAAAAAACTTCGATACGTAAAAGGTTTATTACTGTAGATAATCATGTTGTAGTTTAATTATACAAAATATATTGTAAATATGTGTATTATAATATATTTTTACTCATGAAATACATTATGCGTTTACTTTTTCATAAATCATATTTTCAATCCAAGATATATATGTAGATGCAGAACTTGTATCTGGATAACATGGCACCTTGTATGCTAATTGTTCATTTATTATATAATTCATAGACTGAACTGATAATTTTGATGAATTCTTCTCTATCATAACAATTAAATGTATCATACTTGTTATTATCTGAGAATAATAAGATATTGTCTCTGTTCTGTTGTCATAAAACATATTTTTTATAAATAATGATTGAATAAGATTACGAATAATAGATGTATATATTCGCATATTTACTAATATATTTTTTAATTCGCTAGCTGGAATAATTTGCATATTAGCAGGAGACTTTAAGTTTGTATCATCTACGTTACTATTTTCTTCATTATAAATAACAAGTGAACTAACAAAACTACTATTCGAAGATGAAGTAAAAAACTTTTCTTTTGGTAATACTTTTTTATAAACAAACATTGCTGCATCCTTTACTGTTATTTTTGTAGGTGAGTTTGAAAAACTAATGTTACTCATTTGCACAATAAAATCTATAAATACACTAATTGCTTCCCCAGCTAATTCTGATGCACGTGCAATATCTGAATAATGCATTAATGATAACATATAGACATTAGTAACAACTGAAAATCCAACATTTACATTGTCTACAGGAAGACCCCGCTTCGTTTTTTCAGCATAATCAACAATGTCTTTAATATAATGAAAAATTGCTCTGTTGTATCCTTCAATTGTTTCTTGCATAGTTTTTATTAATGATTATTTTCTATAATTATTTCTATAATAAAGATATAAAGAATTATAAGTAGTATTACTAAAGATTTATGTCAGCTTTAACTACTTCAACACCCGAGACACCTGCCCCTACTCCCACTCAACAAAGTTATAGACTTCCATCAGATGTAACACTTAGACATGCAGCAAAGCTTGCAATTGTTGAAGATAAACCTATTATTATGGACTACTGGTCGGCATCTATTGAAAATAAAGCACTTGTTGGAGTTCGCGAAAACAATGAAAAACTTCTTGTAAAAAGTGAGGAAGAGTATACTTCTCCTATATCGAAGTTTTATAAAAGTAGTTCAGAATATATTATTATAACTGAAAACTCTATTTACTTGGTATCTTCCGATATTCAAAATAGACGTATTTCTTAAATAATACTCATCGTTATTTAAGATTTTTATTTTGTATAAACTGTGTTCATGTAATTATTTGAAATAGTTACATGAATAAATATTATTTATAGATTACTTTGTGTCTCCTTACATTTTTTTGTACAATCACATGTTTTTGCTGCTTCACCAACACTATATGCATAAGGCCAACTTTGAACATGTTTCGCTCTCTTATACGTATTTAATAGTTTACATTGAGGATGACATGAACATATATTAATTACATTTTTATATGTAACAGTTGTATAACATGACAGCCTACAGTATAACTTGTCAATCACCTTATTAACTTTTGTCATACCAAATATATTGTAAGCACATAAAAATATGTTTATATTGTTTTACATAAGACAATCTCTTAAAATCAACTTATCATTTTTATTTATACCAAAGAAACCCCAAATACAGGTTTGGGAGGGGGGTTGTCGGGGAGACGAGCCGATGTTTCATTTCCATTTTTGTCATTATTTTTATCTGGAAAAGGGAAGAAGATATCAAGAAACTTTACATGTAAGTTTACCGGCAAAATAAGCTCTCGTGTCTGAACATCAGATTGGGGTTGTATTATCAACTCGTTTGCAACCCCTCGTTTTTCAGGCGACATCATATTGGCTTGTCTTGTCCAACTATTCGTATAGGCTCCAATAAATCCATTAACGAGTATACACACAAGCGAATATTGTATAAAACGAAACATTGGGTTTTCTTTAACAGAGAGACTGTGAGTTATATTTAAATCAAATTATGAACAGATACTTAACATAAAATTGTATTTAAAAGACGGTTTTGTATACAAATATAATAAGATAATACTACCTTATTATATTTTATTTGGAGAAGCTGGGCATCGATCCCAGTACCTCTTGTAGTTAAGACCATTAAAGGTTTGCTAAACAAGCGCTCTACCATCTGAGCTACATCCCCAAAAGACAAGCTACTTCTTGCCTATATTAAAACAACCCACATCTTTAAGTTATTTATTTTTTATTTTAAAACAGCGTGCATCGTACGTTTCTTTACTTTTATTACTATTTATATAATCTTCGACTTCTTGGGAAACAATAGGATTATCTCCCGAAATTACACTCCAAAAATATAAATTAACAATCCTATCACCATCATAATGTGGATTTACTTTATGCTTATGATTTATATCATAAACCAGTGTTTTATTATAGTGACTATTTTGATTAAAACTTTCTAATTGATTATCATCTGAATCAACAAATATAAACTCCCCTCCTTTATAATGTTTTGAAAGTAATGTTGAAGCGGAATATCTACACCATAACATATGATTACTATCTCCGGTATCATAATGTGAAGGATGTCCTTCTTTGGTTATAATGTTTTCCTGACTAATTTCCAATTTTAGTTTTACATTTTCTTTTTTTTCGATATATTCCTGAATTTCCCCCAAAGTAGTTAAGTTGATTAATTCTTTCATTATATAACTAAAACATTTATTTATAAATAATGTAAACGAATAAGTAAATGCTATACATCACTCTTTACATAGATTATAAAAGTTCTTTTAACTTCTCAACCAAGTCTTTATTTAATTCTGTTGGATAGACTATTTTAAACTGAATAATTAATTTTCCGATTTTACCATCTCTCACGACACCTAAATTATCTATTGGCTTTATATGACCAGGTGTAATCACTGTTCCAGCTGGGGTAGTTAACGTGTAAGAACGACCATTTAAATGCTTTATTTCAAATGTAAATCCACACAAACTTTCTTTTAACGTTAACTCTTTTTCCATAATTAAATCCATGCCTTGGCGTTTAAATATACTATTATTCTCAACATTAATAATAATTTTTACGTCACCTTTACATTTATCATGTATAATATTACCTGAGTCTTTAATCATTATGATTTCATTTGTATCTATACCTTGGGGTATATCAATATATATTTTAACTGTTTCCATCTTTTTACTTCCATTTTCAAGTATCCATCTTTCGTATTCAAGAGGGATTTTGTCACCAAGTATTGACACAACCATGTCAATTGTAATTTTTTTTGTAATTGGTGTTGGTTTATTATTAGTATCTACATTGATATCAAAAATATTGTGAGGATTAGTAAAGTTATTCATTTCTGCACCGGGAAACCCGGGAAAACCTGGAGGTGGACCTCCTGCAAAACTAAACATCTTTGCCCCATTTAAATTAATACCTTGTTTTTGTATCTCTTCAAATATTTTTGCAAACGCTTCACTAGGTGGTGTCGGCATTCCTCCGTCTCCAGTATTAAAATCAAATGGAATACCTGAACCACCCTGAAACTTAAGTGTAAAATCATACTGTCTACGTTTGTCAGCATCACCTAAAGTTTCAAATGCTTCCGATATTTTTTGAAACTTTTGAACAGATTCTGCACTTCCTCCATTTCTATCTGGATGATGTTTTAATGAAAGTTTTCTATACGAACGTTTTACTTCATCAACACTAGCATTTTTATCAACTTCAAGAATACAATAATAGTCGCTCATATAAATAGAAAAATAATTATTGTAAGAAAAGTTAATAATATATATTCTATAACTAAGAAAAACTTAGAACTTAAACTCAATAATGTATTATCTATACTATGAATAATACGTTATTTATTGATAAATACACTCCAAAAATACTAAACAAGTTTTATTTACCTACAGATATTCGTAACTCATTAAACGTACTTATACAATCGGATTGTTTAAATACTCTTCTTGTAGGCGGAATGGGAACAGGAAAAACATCTATTTTGCATTCAATTGTAAAAGAATACTACTCTGGAATAGAAGAAAAGATATATATGCAAAATGTTCTATATATAAATAACCTACATGAACAAGGAATTAACTACTACAGAAGTGAAGTAAAAACATTCTGCCAAACACATAGTTTTGTGAAGGGAAAGAAAAAAATAATTATGATTGACGATATAGATGAAATTAATGAACAAAGTCAGCAAGTATTTCGAAATTGTATAGACAAATATAGTCATAATGTTTGCTTTCTTTCTACCTGCACAAATGGACAAAAAGTTATTGAAAGTATACAGTCGAGACTAACCATTATTAAATTACCTATTATCGATCCTACTATAATGTATCAGGTTTTAGAAGAAATTATACAAACGGAAAATATTATTATTGATAACCGTGCTAAAGATTTTATTGTATCCATTAGCAATAACACAATTAAAAATGTAATTAACTATCTTGAAAAATGTAAACTCTTAAATAAAGATATTACCTATGATATTGCACTATCAATATGCAGTGATATTGACCTCTATACATTTGAACAGTATACAGAATACATTAAATCTGGCAATTTAAAACATGCAATCAATATCATATATAAAATTGTAAATGAAGGTTACTCTGTAATGGACATATTAGATAATTATTTTATGTTTATCAAGACCACAGATAAATTAACAGAAACAGATAAATATAAAATTATTCCATTTATCTGTAAATACATCACAGCTTTTCATGAAATACATGAAAATGACATTGAACTACCTCTTTTTACAAACAATATTATGAAAGTATTGCAATAATATTTCAAATATTTTATGTATAATATTTTGTCACGTCAGAATATTATTCCCACCACGTCAGAACATACCGCATAATACATAACAATATTTAGGCGTTTTAACTTAAATCTTTTTTAGCAAGTTATAGTATAATGATAAAGATACTTGTGTTTCTCGCATTTTCTACAATCGCTAGTTCTTTTAACTTTGGTTATGCTGATAAAACACCAGTTTTGGTTGGTGATACCAAACCATTAGGGTTTTTCGATCCATTGGGGTTTTCAAAAGATAAGCCTGATGAGAAGCTGTTTCTAAGAGAAGCAGAATTAAAACATGGACGCCTGGGTATGATATCGAGTGTATCTATTCCATTAACAGAACAAATTACTCACCGACCAGCTGTTTTTGAATTATCACATGATATCAAATTATTCCTTGTTATTTTGTCTGGAATGATGGCAACAGAAACAACATTTATGGTAAATGGATGGGAAAACCCATTCACTACCGATAAATATTTCAAATTAAAGAATACTTATCAGCCCGGTGATCTTGGATTTACAACTATTCAAGACTTTTCGACAGATGAAAATATGTCTCTTTTAAACAAGGAACTAAATAATGGTCGCTTGGCAATGATTGCTTCATTTGGTATGATTGCTCAAGAATTAGCCACTAATAAGCCTCTATTCTAGTATGTAGGTTGACATATATTTACACATACTATCTCGTATAGGATAAAATACAGCTATGTATTGGAGGACGACACCATTTACATATTCTCATTCTTCTACTACAATGGTCACATAATACCGGAAATAAATAACTATAATTATCAACAATTAACTGATAACGACTTGCATAAGCATAGACATTATGTTTTAGACAATCAATGCACCTTCTATGTATCTTAAACACTGGTTGAAGGCCTTCATTTAAAATATGTTTATGTGTAGAACAAATATATTTTGTATTATCTTTTTTGGTATATTCATTAATAGATCTATGTCTCATACTATACTATTACATTCATTTTTTCCAAGTAAAACTTAAATAACTATTGTCTATTCAGAATATAGGATAATACTTGTTAATGCCAACACATATATTAAAACGCCCTATGGATAAAAATATTCTTTTTAATTTTTTAGAATTAATTTGCATGGCAATGAATAAACAATATATTATCAATTATGACTCATTTAAAAAATCAAAATTTATTGAAAAATTAGATACTTTTATTGATGAGATACGTTCATACTATTACATATCAAAAAGGTCATATCTTGAACAACCTATTACATACAAAAGGTTTCTTACTATTATACGACAAATATGTAATTATAATAATATCACATATCGATCAGTATTAAAATATCAATATTCCGAACAACAAGTAGAATACTATGTGTATTTTGATGAAGATGGATCTTCAGATAATACTATTTATTGTGAAAAAGAAACAGCAGGTTCTTCAGATGTTGATGATGTAGCTTGAAAAGAACGTGCTTGAACATGATTTCCTAAAAAGTTTGGTTTTACACCCCATACTGGTGCATCACTTGGAACCTCCCAATATGAAATCCATTCTGGTTTTTCTGCATCATCTCTCTTTACAGCCTTTTCAGCAGATGGAACATTGGCAACAAGGATATATTTTCCAATAATAGTATTGGAGCTAAGAACTTGTTCACCAGACATTCTAGCAAACCATTGGTATGCAGTTCTTTTCAATATATCATTTGATGGTATTAATATACCGTAAGCATGAGTAGAAATATCTAAATGAGAATTACCCAATAACTCCTCAACACCAATTCGTTTTTCATCACGACTACGAATACCTAATAACTCAGAATTTACACGAGAAACATTTCCGTGTTTTATTAGCTTGTCGCATATATTGCTAATCTCTCCGCTTAACTCTAAATTCATAGTAAAATCTTTACGTATTGCTTGACTATAAACAAGTTCAAGTTCTTTCATAGAAGAACTATTTTGCTTACAACCCATTACCGAAATACCAGTTACATATTCGCTATTAGATAACGAAGAATTGTTTATCTCTTCACAAACAAACATATCAACATTGGACGTAAGAGAATTATGAAAAAGTTCATCTAAATTACGTAAACAAAGGAAGGATGAAGGGACAGTCATACCACCGTATATACGCAAAAGTCGTATCATTGCTAACTTGCGAGCATGCTCCATGACAGGCTCAGGGGTTTTGTTTGGCTCATACCCCCAGTCTGGCATTAAACGTTTATAACTATTATCATCTACAAGACATATATGAAAACTGTCTTTACAATAGCTAATAATACTCTTTACTACCAAATATAAATATGGTTGGTTTAAGTCATAAGAACTTCGAGAACCAAAACTTTCCCATTTACGAGAGTTATATGTATAAACAATAGGTATCCATAAGATAGGTCTAGTCACTGAAATAGCGCCCAGCTTATCAGGGTCGGTTAAAAGATAATCACGAATAGCATCGTCGTTTCTCTCTTTACTCTCACGAATAAGTTTATCGTCATATCTTCTATAAAAGACACCGATTGTCATTAAAATAAAAAATAAAGAACCCATCTTGATGTAGTCATTTAGTTTACTCATTCTATTCTTGTTATACAGTGAATAATATATAATAGTGTTATATTTTATTTACCTTATTTTTTCACGAACACTCACTAGAATATTCTTCATATTATTTAAACTAACAAATATTATGAAGTCATTTCCTAAACATGATGTAACTATGTTACTTATCGTATAATAATTTTAATCCTGACCAAAAACCTTCACTATTTTGTTGAGCCATTTTACTATGTTCGGCTAACTTGAATGCACGTCTTGTAGCCATTTCATCTTCCGTTTGTTTTTGTTCATTATATATTCTCTGTTGCTCAGCATCTGGAACATATAAATCCTGACTTTGTCTATAACGATTTAATTCATCAACACTTCCAACCTTGACACGCTTATCCATTAAACTATCGTCTACAGGAACAATTGTCTCTGTATAAGCTTTACGAAGATCTTGGTATACTAATCCACTACCCCCTTCACCATCAAAACCTCCACTATCATTTATAAGGTCACTGCCCATACCAGACCCAGAGCCAAACTGAAAACTTTGCATCGAAGAATGTTCTACTATATCATTACATGCTTGCTTTCTTTTCTGAGAAAATACTTCATGCATTTGTGATACTGATTTGCAATTATTATCTTCTAGACCATCATCTGACTTTAACCAATCTCCATAACCTTCATCATTATCACTTGTCACTTTCATCTTTTCAAAATGGTCATTAAACCATTTATTAAAGTTCTCTGGCTTTTTTAAATCATTGTTCTTTTCAAACATTTTATTAAGTATTATCTTATTTGACGACGTTTCGTCGTCATTATTTACATATACGGTTGACTCGTTATTTACGTCTTTTTCTGTTTTTGATTTAAACTCCCATATCTTACATACATTTTTATATGCATTTGAATAAAAAATAAAATATTTGGAGTTTAATCCTGACTTATCGGGATGTAACTTTAATACAATAGATTTTGCGTTCTTTAATTGTTGTTTATTAAAATCAAGAGGAAGATTAAATAGTTGAAGAAGATCTTCTAAATTGTAATTGTTTATATCTAAATCAACATCGTCCATTTGTTATAAAGAGAGAAGAATATGTTTTAATATTGTTTACACACTGTAATAATTATTTTCCAAATATATTCAACATCATATTTACAAAATTAGCGAGGCCTTCTTTATCTGCGCCTACATAACTATAATCTGGTATGTATTCAACACTTCCCTGTTTCCATACCATAATAACTGGAATACCAGTGACCATCTTCTTACTTTTTAAAAATGCATATAAATCAAAACTATCATCAACATCAATATCACAACAAATAACATTCTCAGGACATCTAGAAAAGAAATCATTTACTTCATTATGAATTTTTTTACATGGACCACACCATTCAGCACCCAACTTTACTACAACAAAGCCTGGATTTGATTTAAGAAAATCTAAAAACTGATGACGACTTTCAAACTCAGTAACAATTGTTTTTGTCTCCATCTGTATAATATATATACGCTGATACATTTATACTTTATTTCATAACTAATAAATTGAACTCTTTATACGATAACCATCTATTGGCACAGACAGAATTAGTAAGAGTATTCAATACAACATGCCATACGATATCAACAGTGACCGCCGTCTACGCAACACTTGGGACACCATCCAGCAAGCGATACGCGAACTACAGAGATACAGACATATTAAGATACAAAATATTATGAAAGAAAATAAGGTAAGTTTATACGAAGCAAGAGACATCCTGGATAACAAGATTAAACATCTAGAACAACAGAGAAGAGAAGAAATGAAACGAGTTCAAAAAGATATTGATGAGGAAAATAAACTTAAAAAACAAGAGGAAGACGAGAGAATAATGCAAGAAAAAGAAAAACTCAGCCTAAGAAGAGAAGAGCTACATCAAGCCAAGATTGAAAAAGCTAAAAAAGAGAAAGAAACCCCACCACGCGTGAGACGTTCGGCTCGTATCCAACGTAAAACATCAGATGATCCAAACGCAAAATGGAGATGCGGTAGCCTTTACACAAATAATAATTAAACTAAACAATATATAATGTAAATAATCGTTGTATATATTGTTTTTTATTTCCATTCATCCTCGTCACTGCCACCTGTATGTACATGTTTAAACTTATGTTCAAGTGCATTTTTTATTTGATTTTGTAAATCTATTCCACTAACTGTATTACGACGCTGTAAATTAATGTTGTTGTCGGAACTTTCGCGCGCTTGAAGTGTTCTGGTTCGTGGTGAAAGTTTTGCCGGCCCAGGTAGTTCTTTTTTTTCAGATGGTTGTTGCAGTCTAACCTTTGCATCTTGTGACTTATTATCTGGTTCGTGCGATATAACTATATTATTATTGCGCGTAACAGTTATCAACTCCTCGCGATAATACTCTCCATAAGGACGTATATTATCAAAGTTTATTTCTGGATGAGAGTTACTTAAATCCACAATTTTTTGTTTTTGAGCACAAACTTCCTGTAGATATAATAATTCTAATTCATGTTTTTTCGATAATGTTTTTAAATAGGAATCCATTTTCATATTTTCAATCTCAAGACATTCCAACTCTAGTTTCATACTGTGTTTTTTCATTTCAATCTTTTCTTGTTCTCTCTTTCGTCTTAGTTCTTCTTCTTCGGTGATTAATCTATCATACATTACGTTTTGAAGTTTGGAAATAGTATCCATTGCTCGTGCGGTATTATCTTGATTACGAATAATATTTGCAATATCTACAAAAGTATCAGATTTATTAGTAACTAGTTCATTAGATTTTTGTTCGTTGTTTGAAACATCTACTACTATTCTCCCCTCTTCACTCATATAATACTATATATGGTGTATATATATATATTATTCACATACTAAAATAATATACATTCAATGCTATACCACTTAAGTTTCGTCGCCATTAATTGTTTCAGTTAATATAATTTGCCCAACCTTATTATCTTTTTCAATAAGGGTTTCGGGTGCGATACGTTTGATAATCTTCTTGTACTCTTTATCATCTTCATCTAACATACCATTCATTGTTTGATTACATATTTCAAGATACTCGATATGATGCCTGCTATTCGGTTCATTATGGTAAGGATGTTTTTCTTTCCACTCATCCAACGAACCCATGTTCTGATGTCCAACAACTTTAATAGCTTTCTTTAAATTACCAGCCGACTCGATATCCTTTTTCCATTCATTGTCGTGTTTTACGTATAGCTTCTCACGTTTTGCATCAGTACAATGTATTGGTCTCTGTGTCACATCAATCTCATTCAGACCCTTAATTAACAAATTACTGATTGCCTCTGCGTATCCTAGTTTACCAATACTTCCAATATCTTCTTCTGTATATTTTAAACTCTTGACAAAGTCCATTATATTCATTGCATCTTTACATGTATCATTTAAAAATACATTGAGGTTAAACTGATTAATTGTATGAATAATGTTGTTTGTAGTATTATTCACTGTTTGTGTAGTACCTATCTTTTCAATTGCACTTGCCATCATTTTTTGATTATTACACATCTCTTGCATCAGTTCTTGTTGTGTCTGTATATTCTTCATTTCAATATCTTGTTGTATTTGAAGTTTCTTTTCTTCAAGTTCAATCTCGCGTAATTTGAGTTGTTGTTCAAATGTTAACTTTTCTGTATTTTTTTCATTATCTTCAGTAATAACATTTTCGGTGACAATATTTTTTACAGAACTTTCATGTTCATCTAAATAATCATCGTCTTGAATTGTTCCACAAGACTTTGATTTCTGGTGTCTCCATAAACCCTGCCTTGAAACATATGTTGTCAAACAACCATCACATGTAAAACCAGTTGCTACTATAGTTGGAGTGGTTCCTGCATTACGAAGATGTTTCTTTGTTTTAAGATGACGGTTAAATTCTGATTTCTTGGATGTCGAATAGATACAACTTTTACAGTGAAACATATATTTATGCTAATATTTTATTTAAGTGAAAACCACATAATTGTTTACATAATGATTAGGCGATTTCCGCAACACGGCGTTTTTTTACACGATAATCTGTCAACAAATCAAGAAAAAAGTTAGTTTTGTCATCATTTGGTGCAAAAAAAACGCCTCCAAAAATAAAAAATAACATGCATATCAATAAAGAGAAAATATGTAAAAAATCAAGTCATTTTTGAAAATGGGTAAAATTCAACGCCTCAAAAAATCAAAATTCTGAGAAAAATGAAAAACTGTCAAAAATATTTTTTATGCTCTCGTCAGTGTGGGGTATTTTTTCAGGTCCACTGCATAAGGAAAAAAATTTTTTGATTTTTAAAAGTTCTTCATAATTCAAAATGGACAATTTTAATAATTAATTTTTGTCCTTTTTTGGAATATACAAAAACTTTTGTGAAAAAAATGAAAAAAACGGCATGCTGTCATAACCTTTTGTAAAATACATTATACATACTTGCGAATATGTAATAATAAAGTATTAATTTGGATGCATTTTTACACCATAAAATATTATACAATTGACACCATAAATCAACTTTTAGAAATAAATAATATTTTATTAGATTATGCGTGCTATCATTTGTAAAACAATATATAATACTTTTTATACTTTGTGGAACCAAAAAGAGACATCCGAGAAGAAAAAAATGCCTATAAAAACGAGTATTCTGTCAAATCTGGACAAAAAAATGCGAAAATAGAGGGTTTTCATTTTTCTGGAAAAATTATTGAAAAATAATAAATGTCCTATTTTAAAAAATAAGATGACTGTCTATGAAAAATGCCCAAAAAAGGGGTATTTCATTTTTTTAGGTTTTTCCCATTGAAAAACTCAAATGCCCCCCTTTATTTTTTCAAAATGTTGTATATGAAAATTGCCAAAAAAAGGGGCATTTCACTTTTTGAAATTTGTATATTTCACAGTAAAAATATACAAATATATAGTTATTTACAAGATTTTTAACGTTAACCGTTAAAGGAACCATGACGCGTCTTTATTAGTCTGACGGCATCTTCGTATTTTAAAGGAGGGTTATAAACATTTTTTTGTTTATTTTTAATACTAGGTGTGTTTGTTGACATATATTCATATTCAACAGTTAACAAGTCTTCGTCTAGTTTTTGTTGTTTGTTTTTTTCATTGGTTATTTTTACATACGTTCCACATGGTCCACAGTGATCTTCATTTGAATAATCAACTACTAAGTTTGTATTTTTATTTGTGCAAATAGACCATCTTCCAAGTGGAACTTTCTGGTGGCCTTTCAGCGCACTGACAAGAACGTTTTTAATATGTTTGATTGAAATACCACCAACTCCAGTGGACATTGTAAATTATATTATAATTGTTTCATCAGTATTTAATATATTTTCCAGTTCAATTTATTTACCTGTCATTGTAATGTCTTTATCAATAATCCCCTACATCCCACATTTTTCCTGTCGTTTTGCTTCTAGTTGTTCTTCGGTTAATGGTGAAAATGTTGGCGGTGAAATTTTATTAGAAGCTTCTTCCTTTACATTGTCGGTTTTATCTTCATCTTCAAAATCAGGTTCGGATTCAAACTCATACTCATACTCATATTCACTCTTATTATCTCCGGAATCTAATACTTGCTTCAGCAACATACAACACTTTTTACCGCATATATAACAATCTGGATCGTCTGATGCAGTTGTACAATCGCAGTGTTTACATCGATATACATTATAGTAATATGCAGAGCATTTTTTATCCTCTTCTTGTTCTTCATCCTTCTCTTCCTTCTCTTCCTTCTCTTCCTTCTCTTCCTTCTCTTCCTCCTCTTCCTCATCTTCATCCTCATCACAAGCAGCTTCACATAAATATTGACCGCTTCCTTTCATCTGAACAATATCTTTCGTCTTTCCACACAAGTCACATTCTGCTTCTTGATTGTTTGGTTCTTCTTGCACAAATAATATATCACCAAATCCATCATCATCGAAATACCCGTCACATAAACAGCATTTTTTCCATTGTCCTTCCTGATAAGTACTTTCAGTATCTGATTCGGAATCCCAATCAGGTGGATATCTTTCACAGTCAACATTTTCACATAACTTATAGGTTTTTTCTTTATCTTTATCCGTTACTATTTTCAAGTATTGGCTTCCATCCTCGCTATTTTTCCATTTTTCAAAACAATCCGTGCATCGGTCTGGTTCACCCATATCTCTATAAATATCTACTTCCTCCTTTGATATTCCAAAATGTTCAAAGCAATTTACATCTTTTACATTGCAATCGTCGCATTCAAATGCATTGGGATCTTCCTCTTCCCCACTTTCATCAGGACTGTCTTCATCTTTATCAAGTTCTACGCCTCCAACTATACTATATAGTGTATCGTCTAAATCCCAGTCATGGTCATCAACTAGGTCTGCATCATCATAAGGAGATTCGTTATCAACATCTTCAAACACGTCCAGATTAATTTGTTTTTGTAGTTCTTCGTCATATTTATCAATATCAACAATCTCTGCATCATAATCATACAGATTATCAGTGCATATAACCTCTGTACAATAGTTGTTTAGATTTACCTCATCAAGTTTAATAATTTCTTTTGATTCTGAATCACTCATTTCGATATTAAACTCACCATATCTCCATATTTTTGTAACCTTCAATGATACTCGAGTATCACCATAATATTTCGTATATATAAGGTTCTCGTATACTGACTTTTTATATGAAGGTGTTACAAAATAACATTTTGTTTCTTCTTCTGTAAATGATGCCATTGTAATATTTTAATTACTCGGGATTGTATAGGGTTGATATATACCATTCCTATACAATAAAATCAATTTATGAATCTATAATGAGTGTTTCTTCAAGTGTTTTTATATTAATCTCTGGTAATTTTGGATGTGCTTCCCAGAAGTAACGACAATAACTCCATTCAAAATCTGCTTTTTCTGGATAATAATTAGAAAAGCGTGTCTGTAATTTATTGTATATCTTGTATGGAAGCAATGAAAGGTTACGGCGAGGGAGAACATAACACAGCTGAACACGTTGGTCTAATGGTTTAGAATTATTTTTTTGAATAAATGTTGTATCAAAATAGGGAATATGCTTTACTAAGTCTGTCAAAAGTGGCGGGTAGTGGTAGTTATATTTCCACCTCCAATCAGGGCAATCTGAAATATAATATTTGAATGTCCATTCAAGACCTTCCAAATAATTGACACATACTTGCTTTACTCTATCTTCGTCTGGTTCAATGTGAATAAGTTGTGTATAATATCTATGCTCCCAGCATTCACGTTCTGGATTAATAAAACACTCAGTTCCTCGTTCTGTACAGGGGATATTTTGAATAGTATTCAATACGTTGTTTACTTTGTCATCTTCACTTAGGTCGGGCTTTGATTGCTTATTTCCATGTTTATAATTACGTTCACGTTTATTTCGTGATTTGTGCTCAGCGATTATGTATGTTTGTTCTTGTAATGATAAAGATTCAATTAGTTTGCGAACATTTTTCCATATAATTTGTTTTGTTTTCATATTTACCATAAACTTATTTGTTTGACCGATTGTAGATTTATAATGTTGAAGTAACTTATCAACACCACCGGTTCTGATATTTATCGCTGGAAAATGTGGTAAAAAGTCATTTCCAAGTAAAAAACACATAAAAATATAATCATATAATCTTTGTTCGGCATCTGTATCTGAAAACTTTACTTCTTGTTGCATATCTGTAACAATATTTATAGCTAATCGTTGAATATCAAAAAGATAGTTATGATTTGGTTCAAGGTCGGAATCAATACTTTTAATGAAATCGGGGGTTTCGCGAAATAGATAAATCTTATTACACAACGGTAGATGATTAATAGCTAACATAATTAGGTCAGCATCAAGACCATAGATAACAGTTGTGTCATTTTTATGAGTTGGGTTCATTCTAATGTATTGACAAATCTTATGCTCACCCTCGCCTGGCTCATCACTTGAACTTACTGTAACTGTTGGTCCATGTGGATTCGAAAAATTATATTTCTTGAAATATTCGGTTATCTTTGTGTTGAGCTCTTTCATAAAAGATGTTCCAGGTGTGATAGATGCTGTAGACCAATGTTGTTCTTCTATCTTATTTAGATTATTTGTAATCGTTGTCTGAAACCATGCCTTAAATCGGCGTGTTCTTTGTTGTTCAAGTTTTGCAACTGGAGCAACTCCGTCAAACGATACAATCACTTTTTTAGTTGGAGACACAACATCGATATATGATTTTATTTTATCTATTACCTTTTCTATAAGAGTTTTAGTAATATTTTTAGTTTCATTTACATTTAAGGAATGATATGAGTCATATATAATTGAATTTGCATCGATATATAAATTATCAATAGAAACCTCTCCTTTAATAAACTTTTGTATTATTTCTGGATGATTTTTTACGATATATGAAAAGTAACTCGGAATACCCATTTGCTACTTTCTTATAATGTTCCACTTGTGTACATATATGTATTCTTTTAAGTTATTCTGAATAATAAATTAGAATAGTCAAAATATAATATGAATATATATAAGGTCATATACATGCAATTTTACGAAGAACTTGTATTAGATAATGATCACACGTACGATGATGATGTGAGGGGCTCACTTTTAACAAAAATTACTCGATTTAATAACATTATTCAGTCTATATATATTTATATTAATGAATGTAAGCGAAACTTTATTTTAAAAGTAAATGATGTAAAAATATGTAGTAATGAACTGAAACATATTAGATCTACACTTGGGTTTCTCTATTCTGAAGTTCAGAAGTTTGAAATCCAACAAGATGATATTGTTTCAAAAGTGCAGAAGTTAAATGTAGATATGTCGAATATTATTAAAAAATGGGGAACAAAAAGGTTTGATGATTTTATGTACGTGTGTTTTGGAAAAGAATATAAAAATACGATTATTCGAAATATTTCTAGTGGACTTCTTCCAATTATAGAAAAACAGTTTCATCCGTTAAGGTATACAATGTTCTCTTTGGACGGACCAGATGATACTAATATAGTTACACCAGATTTGACATTAACATATACATTGGGCGAAATAAGAAAAATGAATACATTTGATTGTTTTAATGTATCAAATGATACTATTAATGGGTTACTCTATATTCATGTGAATGGTATGGTGTTATTTATAAAAAATGAAAAAATGAACGCAGGGATGTTTGTGTATGGAACAGTTGACCATATTGATATTAATTTGGCAAATAGTCAATATATTAATACAAGATATACTGATTGTATTGATAATATTCCTTCCGATATTGATAAATGTATGTTTACTAATTTTTTACATTGTATAAGCACACGTGATTGGCTTATACATAATAGTGCGATAAAACTGTATGCTTACTATAAGGGTGGACTGACAGAGCATAAAATATTCAAACAACAAACTATTATTTCTATGTCTAACGATTTCATATCTAAATCTATATACACGAAACGTCAAACCCTAGTGTATTTTCTCTTAGATGAAAATGATATACATAGTAAATATATCGCTTATTTTTTGTATGACTTAATTACACTGGACACAAGTTCAACAGATGATAGTCGTGAACAGAATGAAATTGTGAATAGTTTTACATGGAAGTTACACGAATTATTTAATAACTCTCTCGTTGAAACATTACAATATACGACAAAATTAAATAAAATTGATTCAAGTAAAATTAATATTGAACAACAAATATGTTTAATGAAAACAGGTGATACTGTTAAAGAAAAAGCAATGGTTAAATTACGTGAAGTTAAATCAAAATCAGATGATGGAGGTTCTAAGGCAAGACATTATCTAGATGGTATTCTTAAAATACCGTTTGGAAATTATAGAAAAGAGCCTATTTTAGATGTATCTCAAAAAATAAAAGAGGAGTTTGAAAGTCTGGCATTTCAATCAAATATTCTCTCTGTTGTGGCAAAGAATAGTAATATTAAAAAGGATGAATATGGTGATAATGTTCCAGTTTCAAACTATACTGTAGCTGATATACGTCATATTATAGATATTTTTTACATGAAGTATCGTTCTATACCTAAAGAAGTATCTATTGAACAAATTAATATATATAATCAGTTATTGTGTCTGGACAAAAAATCAATACTACAATATATTGATAATGTGAATACTGAACTAGAAACTATACGAACACATGGTATTTCTGGTAAAAAATATCAGATTCATAATTTACAAATTAATATAAAGAAACCAAAACAAGTGTTAGTTTCATCTATTTGTCAATACTTGAAAGAAACGGTTGACATGGATACAAATGAAACAATAAAAAGAGAAACAATAAAAACGTTATTAGCATGCTTAGATAAAGATTATATACCTACGTGCAACAAAATGATAAAAATAAACAAAACCTTTAATTATATTACTAGTTATTTATCAAATGTAAATAATTCTCTTGATAAGGCAGTTCATGGTCATAATAATGCAAAGAACCAATTGATACGAATTATAGGACAATGGATAAATGGCGAACATAGTGGATATTGTTTTGGTTTTGAAGGACCAGCTGGTGTCGGAAAGACGTCTTTGTGTAAGAACGGATTAGCAAACTGTCTTGTAGATGGTGATGATAAACCACGACCATTCGCAATGATTGCTATGGGAGGTGACTCAAACGGTAGCACTCTTCATGGTCATAATTATACTTATGTCGGGTCTACATGGGGGTCTATTGTGGATATTTTGATGGATAAAGGATGTATGAACCCTATTATATTTATTGATGAGCTTGATAAAATATCAAAAACAGAACATGGAAGAGAACTTGTAGGTATCCTTATTCATATGCTTGATACTACACAAAACGATAAGTTTCAAGACAAATATTTTGCAGGTATAGATATTGACCTTTCAAAAGTCTTGTTTGTTCTCTCTTATAATGACGCTGACTCAATTGACCGTATTTTACTTGATAGAATACATAGGGTAAAGTTTTCTAGTTTATCTCTTGACGAAAAAATACATATTTCAAAAAACTATACATTACCTGAGATTTATAAAAAGAACGGATTAGAAGGTTCTGTCAACATATGTGATGATGTAATTAGATATATTATTGAAAATTATACATGTGAACCAGGTGTTAGAAAGTTAAAAGAAAAGTTGTTTGAGATTGTCAGTGAAATAAATATTCGTATGTTAAAGAGAGAAACAATGGAACAATATCCTCTTAATATTACAATTGAAGATGTAAAGACCATTTATTTTAAAGATATGAGACCAGTCTCAATAACAATGGTTCCAAATGTTGCAAAGATTGGATATGCAAATGGCTTATGGGCAAATGCACATGGTCAAGGTGGAACTCTTCCAATTGAAGCATATTTTTACCCAACTAACGAGTTTTTACGACTTAAATTAACTGGTAAACAAGGAGATGTAATGCAAGAATCAATGAATGTTGCACTTACACTAGCTTATAAACTATGTCCGAAAGAGAGACTAAACAAAACAATTGAACAGTACAATGGTAATATTAAATATGGTATTCACGTTCACACACCTGAAGGTGCAACTCCAAAAGACGGACCATCTGCAGGAAGTTGTATAACAACAGTAATTTATAGTTTGTTGAGTAACCTACCAATAAAGCCAAAATGTGGAATGACTGGAGAAATACAACTAACCGGCTCTATCACCGCAATTGGAGGTCTTGATGCAAAAATATTGGGCTCTCTTAAGTCGGGGATTAATACTTATTTTTATCCTCAAGAAAATGAATATGATTTCAATAAGTTTTATGAAAAATATAAAGATAAAGAGGAAATACAGGGGATTACTTTTTATGCTGTTTCAAATATAGAAGAATTGTTAGATAAAATTATTGAAAAATAATAAACATAACTAGTATCAAGAATAGAATATGATATAATAATCTTGTGTATTATTATACCACTATGGAAAATAATTCTGGTGCAATGAATATTTTACAACCATCTAACCTAATGGTTTTTATGGTATTTTATTCTCCCATAATCGTTTGTCTAGCAATTCTTGCATTTACTGTCATTATTCAAAGTTACAAAGGATTTATCTATTTAGGCTTCCTTTTTGCAATGTCAATTCTTCGAGAATTTTTGTATTTTGCGGCAGGTGCGAAAGAAGCACCTCCTGCTTCTGGTATATGTAATGTTATTAATTACAGCACACACGGAAATAATACATATAGTGCATTTATGATTGCTTTTACAATGATGTATATGTGCTTACCTATGTTCTTTAATGACTCGGTAAACTGGTTTGTGTTTGGAACATTTATCAGTTACCTAGCATTAGATATTATGGTAAGAGGATTAAATAAGTGTCTTGGAGACCCCAGTGTTCTTTTCTTAAATGTTGTCGCTGGCTTAGTAATAGGTCTTGCTATTATTTGTGCTATGAATGCAGGAGGTTCATCTAAGTTTTTGTTTTTTAACGAATTACAAAGCACAAAAGTAGTTTGTTCACGACCAAAGAAACAGCAATTTAAGTGCGCTGTATATAAAAACGGCGAACTTATAAAAAATCAAATAGTTTAAGGATTAAATGAAGATGAATTTTTGATTAACCACATTTTAAATTCATCTACTAGACGTTTGCGGTGAAGAGAATCAATCATAAGTCGACTTGTTGTTCTAGCCAAAAATATAGAAACAAACGTGTTATATACACTAGAAAGTTTTTTGCTGGTGTAGGTTTGTAATATATTTGTTTCTTGAATAGGATAGCTCTTGCGTTTATTTACTTCATTGTGAAAGGTAAATAAAAACTCTTTTAGACCCTCTTTATTCGTTAAATTATATCTGGTTTTTCTCCAATATTCTGATGCATGGTCTTGACAATCTGGACATGGTAATAAGAAACAAATGCGACGAATAAAAGTAACAAGTTCTGGCGCAATAGTTAGATAACAATCCTCTTTTACTTTTTCTGCTAGAGTGTGAAATAATGTCCAGGTTGGTGGTCCCCAGGTATTGGTCATAATTGATTATAAGTTTATTCTTTATATAATAGATTTAAAAATATATTTTAAGATAATCGAATATTATTAGTATGTCGATGATAAAATTTGAATATAATTCTTCTACAAAATGTTCAGAGAAATGTTCAAAATATTTTGCAGAACAGTTAGATAATGATACAAGTGATGATGAGGAAAATCAAACATTTGGTATTAACACTGATAAATGTCTAATCACATTATTATCACTTGAAAATAACTATGTAACGTTAGAGTGTGGACACAAGTTTAATTATAATGCAATTTTTAACGATGTATATAATCACAAAAAAAACTTTCAACATTTGGAAAGTGTACGATTGAAAGATAATCAAATAAGGTGTCCTTATTGTAGGAATATTCAACAAACACTTTTACATCCTATTGAGGGTAGGGAAAACATATATGGTGTAAATACATTGAATATGGAACCAAAACGTATGTATGAGTTTATGAGAATGTATGACCTAGCTAGATATTATCACAAATATAGTTGGGGTAAATGTTGTGACGGTATTCATCATTCCGAATTAAATGGACCACTTGAAATGTTGGTTTCTTGTAATAATAATAAGGTGAAATATAGTAATATAACTGGAATGGTATACTGTCCTAACCATTTTATTAAAAACGTTATATCACAATTACATATCGAACATATAGACATTGAAATAATGAAACAAATATTATTAAAATTTATAAAAACTGTAAACAAAACCGAAAAGAAAAAAATAACGACTAAAATAGACATATTGTCAATGATATCTGATAATTTGAAGAGTTCTATTAATGATAACACGACCAAAGAAATTAAAGAGAAAGAAAAAGTTGATAATAGTGAATATAATGCAAAACATGTATTACAAGATGTAACAAGTAATAAACATTATCGTCATAACAGATGCTATGCATTTTTTACAACAGGAAAATCAAAAGGTAGTCAATGTAATTGTTGTGTAAGTTCTTTTAATTCATTATATTGTAAAAAACATACTACCATGGTTCAAAATATTAATCAGTTTATCACTGATAAAGATTTATGGGAAGATTAAAATTATAACATTTTACATATTGTAAAATGTTATATATGATAATTTATTATTTATTCTGTGGTAACACTCTTTATGATAAGTGATGTTACTACATAAGGATCACAGTTTGAGCTAGGACGTCTATCTTCAAAATAACCCTTTTTGTTTTTATATGTATCATTTCCAATTCTTACAGATGCGCCTCTATTTGCAATACCATGTGAAAAGACATTATAATCAGCAGTTTCATGTTCACCAGTCATTCTGTCCCTGTTACCTTCCCCATATTGTGCGATCATTTCAGTATGGTCTCTTTCAAGACATTTAATTGCGTCGTCAATATACTCCAAACCAGTCTTTTCATCATTACCATCGCGCATCTGGTTTGTGCTAAAATTAGTATGGCATCCAGAACCATTCCAATCACCAGTAAGTGGTTTAGGTTCAAAATCAACCTTCACATTTTTTAGTTCAGACAAACGAATAAGAAGATATCTTGCCATTAGCATATCGTCGCCTGCCTGAATACCTTGACAAGGTCCAACCTGAAACTCCCACTGTCCAGGCGCAACTTCTGCGTTAATACCAGAAATAGTAACGCCTGCATGAATGCATAATGCCATATGTTCTTCTGCAACAGAACGACAAAAGACATTTCCAGAACCAATGCCACAGTAATGAGCTCCTTGTTTACCATCTTCATCATAACCAACTGGCTTTCCAGTGGAGGGCTCGATAAGGAAATACTCTTGTTCCATGCCATACCATGGCTCAAGATGAAGATTTTTCTCAAAAATAGAATTAGCCATTGCACGAGTATTTGTTTCATGAGGAACCATATCAGGTGTATATGTATCACAAATTACAAAAATATTATTACCCATAGTAAAAGGATTGCGATATATTGCTCTAGGAACAATAATAACTTCAGATGAAGACCCTTCTGCCTGTTTAGTAGAACTACCGTCATAATTCCAATGAGGAATATCAGCCAAGGAAAGTGTTCCTTGTGTTGGAGGAAGAGTAATTACGCGTGATTTTGATCTAAGCTCTTTTTCACCACCAACCCAAATATAATCTGCAATAAACTTTTTTGGTATTCCATTTCCTTGTCCTGACATGCGAAACAAATTATATAATATCTCTATTTTTCTATTTATATTGAAACAGTATAAACTTATATTGCAGTATATATATTAAGTAACGTTAATGGAAACAAAAGAACAACTAGTTACTAGTATTAAAGGTTGGATTAATGTTGATAATGAAATAGCCAGACTACAGCGTGAATTAAAAACAAGACGAGAACAAAAGAAACAGTTATCTGAGGATTTAGTTAAAACTATGAAAACAAATAATATTGACTGTTTTGATATTAATGGAGGTGCTCTCAGATATAAACGCAGTGTTACAAAAAAACCACTCAATGGGAAGACTATTATGTCTCTTCTTGATACATATTTTAAAGAAAGTAATGTAAAACACGAAGAAGTCACCAAATATTTATTAGATAATCGTGAAGAAAAAGTAACAGAAACATTGTTACGCAAGCTTGATAAAGATAAAAAATAGAGTTTTGTAAATAGTTTAAACATATAGTTATTATTTACATAACAATCATGCAAAACTTGAGAATAGAGGATGACCCATATAACAGTTTGAGTATTGAGGAATTAGACGCAATGAATGAGAATAACATAGCTACTATGTTGAATAGTATAGAACAGCTTATTGGACAACAAATAAAACCAATACAACATGAAACAGAAGAAGGATTTATTTCAAAATATGTTCCTCATCCATCAAAGTATTCGTATCCTATTAAAGAAAAAATGTTTGCAGATATGAACCACCATGCAAGAAGTTGTATGTATGTTAATCTACATATATGTCCTTACCAAGTTAATCTAACTACAGATGGAACGCCCTTTGTTCAGTATTTAATGTTGAAAACAAATGATAGAAATAACAAGAACCTTAAAAATCACCAAGATAACTATATGAACTTTGTAAATAAAACATATTTTGATCATCATACAAAGTATATTAACTTCGCAGATGAAGTGAATAAAATTATGCGTATTATTATGTTATCTTATGGAAAGGTTGTAAAAGAGAATACTATAAAATACGACGGTTTTATTAAACGTGACAATGACTTTTATGTGTTTATGAATATATCAGATAGTTGGATAAATTACCATTATTTGAATATGCATGACCCATTATGGTTTGCTAGTTTATATGAAATGACTGTATTAAACGATGTGTGTTCTGTTCCTGTTTGTGATGATGTAGTTCGTTTATTTGAGTCAAATGATTTTTTGAATAATCTATACCATCCAGATAGTGAAGATACGTTCCCTATACCTGTTACTGGGTTTACGATTGAGGATAAAAAATCAGAAGATATGAAGCTACTTTGTGGAACATCTAGAACAGATCATCGTAGTTTGATAGATGTATTTAGGTATTATTATGATTACAATGATTGTTGTAATGCACTATGTGAACACGGTGATTTAACAGTAGAAGCTGTAGATGAGTTAATAAAAACAAAAGTTGTTATGCGTTCACATATTATTTATGATAAGTCTGTTTCGTATGATGTTTATGAAACACTTAGCGACGAAGATAAAGAGAAGAATATTTTGATTGTTGATTATATTGAAGGTGATACAACGAGAGGTGGTTTTATTATAAATCATCATTGTGCCCAAACACCGATTAATACACATAATATAATTTTGTAAGTTAATAAATACATTTTTCTTATGTCAATATATACATATAAAAAGGTATATACGGACTATATTATTATGGACTTAAAACCAATGCAAATATTAAAAACGATAATCGGAGGTTCGCTCATTATATGGATGATTTCATATCTTCTTGGATTTTATGGTTTAGGTGGAAGTGCATCATGGCCATATCTTTCATTTTTCTTTTTCATTTTAGTCTCGCTTGGCATTCTTGATTTGGATGTTCCCCGTGTAGAGTTTGGTCTTGATTAATTATGACTTCGTTACATATATATCATTTTCTATATCTAGCATTTCGGTGTCAATTTTTTCACATTGAATTACTTCAATATTAGACGGAATAATAGATGTATCAAGTTTATCATACAAATCTGTTACAACATGAAGTTTCATTTGGAACTCCCTGTTATTAACAACACATTGCTTTGTCCAGTATTCAAGAGGTAAGATTTCATTTAGAGACCCCACCCGTCCAGCGGGACTATTATACTTAGGTGCGCGACGTCCAGGTCTTCCACTTGGACACTTAATACGCCATTCACATGATAAACAATTTATTTTGTCTGGAAACCCAGAGAGAATTGCACAATACTCCCAGCCCCCACCTTTTTGTGTTGTTACTTTGGCACCACCCGTTATTTCACAATTATGTTGACGCAGACGACGTTTTGGATTATTGGTTGAACCATTATAAGTGCTTCGTGCGTATTCGGGTTGCGTATTGCGAAGAATATAACAAAACCACATAAACTAGCTCAACAAATAAAAATATATGATATAACTGTATAATGCAAGCTTCGCATGAACGTTTAGAACAGGCCAAAACTTGTGGCGAAAACATAAAACATCACTGTAAAAAATGGAGTGCTGTTAATGGCGACATAACAACCCCTCAGGGAAGAAAAGGTTGTAAATCAGCTTTAAAACAAGCAAAGGTATGGGGTGAAGATATGTCGCCTACTTGTCAACAAGATCCTGAAGATGCTAGAAACTGTAAACACACTGGTTGTGCATATTCTCAAAATCTTACACCCGGTGATTATGAAGGTGTTATTAATACCCACATTGACAGTTTACAAAGTGACCCAAAACCATTGACAATGAGAGACCGTGCTTCATCTATGGCATCAAGATTTAGTTGGAGTAGAAGAAGTCAGGGAGGAAAACGTGCAAAACGTTTGACACGTGGTGGAAAAAGATCTAGAAAATCTAGAACTTTAAAGAAGCATAAAAAATCCAAAAAACACCGAAAACACTAATAAATCCTACTATTAAAAAAAAGTATTTGGTTATAATAGTAGACAAAATGTCTGAACAGAGAAGATCTCCCCGCGTTATGGAAAACAACGCAATAAAAGAGAATGAAATATTGAAGCAAAGATTGGCAGACTGTGAGAAAGACCAATTAGATGCGTTAATTGCTATGATTAAACAAAAACAACAAGAAATTGTGGATTCTGGAAAACTTATGTCTGATATGAATGTTCCTGGTTTGGAAGACACTCTAAGTAAGTTTAGTTCTGCTGGTAGAGAATATTTTTATGCTAAAATGGGATTAGATATTCCTATGACAGACCAAGAGATAGACGAACACTTTTACAAAATGGATATGTCAAAAGGAGGCAAGCGAAGAAAATCTTCGCGAAAACATAGAAAAAATAAATCAGGAAAATCAAGATCCAGACGCACGCGTAAAGGAAGAAGAAATAAAACACATAAAAAGCGAAAGTCTAAAAAATCTCGTAAGCATAGAAAACGTGGAGGAGTTGATCCTCCTAATCAAAACCGTCCAGAACTGAATATTCCAGTAACTTCTCCCAATATACGAGATACACCAATTCCACGACCTGTATTGCGACGTGAGAGGCCTCGCCAATATCCAGCACCACCAATATTTCCAAGACCAACCTCCAGAATGACGAGTGAAGACTTTTATGAAGGCATAGCCAATGCATCTGTTAGCAGAACCCAGTCACCATGACAAAATAATTAATTATAAAATATCAGTATATATTATAATTATGATTAGTAGATTACACCTTTGAAGATTTAAAATGCCGTTTTTGAAACAAGTATAATAAAAATTATACAAATATTCAAAGGTGTATATTACGGAAGTTACATGTAATTATTTATGGAACTTCATTACCTGAAACAGTTCCTTTTTCTAATAGAAGAGAACTTAGTTTTTGTAAATCAACATCTCTACGTTCAAGTATAGACACTGCCATATCTTGTGCAGATTTTACAAGTCTGGCAATACGTACATCTATTTCTCCTTTTACGCGTTCACTCTGTTCGTTCCATTCTAATCCAGCACCAAGTGCATCATTTGTGCCAAAAACAGAAATATATTGTCTTGCTATCTCAGTTGCACGTCTTACATCAGAAGAAGAACCTAATGTTACTTGTGATGAGCCTTCTACCTCATCGTCCAAGTTTGAAATAAATACATCCATTTGTGCTTCCATAAACTCTTGGTTCATTCGTTCATTATTTTTACTGTATTTGTTCTCAGCGTAATTATATTGTGTTTGTTGTTTTCTTCTTCGCCCACTTGGTTGTGGTATTTTATCGCGTTGTTTATTAAAAAACATCATTTCCGCAGCTCTTCCTGCCATGGCAATTACCATAGATGCGAACATATATTTTCTTGAAGGAAAAGAAACATATTTTTCTTTTGGTGTAAACAGAGTGTATCCACCCGCCCCATTATTATTTGCATTAATAGTGACTTTTCTAACATCAACAAACTCGTAAAAACTTTTTGCAACAATTGCGTGTCCACTTTCATGATACGCAACCATTTCTCGCGATTCTTCATCTCGTAAATCTTTTGCTTTTGGAAGTCCAATAGTTGTTTTTTCGTATGCATCATTAAAAGATTTCATATCAATTCTAGTAACATTATTTCTGACAGACATAATAGCTGCTTCATTAGCTAAGTTAGCTAGGTCAGCTCCCGAGAAACCAGTTGTTAGATCATATATGGTATCTAAGTCAACGTCTGAACCAACCCTCTTACCTTTTAAATGGACATCAAGAATATCTTTACGCCCATCTCTATCTGGAAGCCCTACTCTTACTTTTCTGTCAAATCTACCTGGTCGTAATAGAGCTTTATCAAGAATATCTGCACGATTAGTAGATGCAAGAACAATAATATTTTCTGTTTTATCAAAACCATCCATATTGGTTAATAGTTGATTTAGTGTTTGGTCTCTTTCATCATTACTTCCAAAACTATCGCGCTTACGACCAATCGCATCTATTTCATCGATAAATATAATGCATGGTGATTTTCTTTCAGCTTCTTCGAAAAGTTCACGCATGCGTGATGCACCAACACCTACAAATACTTCTACAAACTCAGAAGCGGACTTTGATATAAAATTAACACCTGCCTCTCCTGCAGTGGCTCTAGCTAGTAGCGTTTTTCCTGTCCCTGGAGGACCTTCAAGAAGAACTCCTCTTGGTACAACCGCTCCTGCTTCATTATATCGTGTAGGGGTTTTTAAAAAATCAACTACCTCTTGTAATTCAAACTTTGCTTCATCACAGCCAGCAACATGTGTAAAGTTTGTGTTTGATTTTTCATTATCATTTATTACTACTTTATTTCCAGGTTGTCCTGTTAAAAATCCTCTTATGTTATTTACATATGATTTTCGTGTAGAAGAATTCATATATTTTAATAAAAAGGTTCTAACAATATAATAAAATGCTAGAACTGAAACGTAAAGAGTTGTTGTTCCTATTATTTTAAGAAAAATAATAACAAGAGCTGGGGGCTGTGCTGTATAATTATCAATAATAAACTGAACTTTGTTTTGAATAAGAACATCTATAATGTTGCGAATAAGAGAAGATGACATGCGAACATAATGAAGACCATCGACTGTATGTTTGTCATATAAACTAGATTTTTCTGCAGCAACAAGAACTTGGTCGTTATTCATCAAGCTTGCAAACTCAATATTTGAGTTACGAATATTTTCTTGTAATTCTTGAAATGTCCACTCATTTCCGTAATTTCCATGTGCAACATTTTCACGAATAGCATTCATATAGTCTTGATTTAATGCACGCACCTCAAGAGTAGATGGTCTTTTATATGGATTAATAAACGATTGTAAACCATTTATATTATGGAAACGACTTACAATACAAAACAGACCGTACATAGAAAATATATAATTAATAATCATTGTTATTCTTACTAGATTCATAATATAATTTGCTACAACCTTTTATATTATGATTATTAATGTTTTATTTAGATTGTGTAATCATTATCTTTAAAATATCGACTTATATGTGATATAGGAATAAGTGCACTATCACCATTTACAGATGTAGAACTACTATTTTGTTCATCTATATATGTTGTATTATCGTGATACAATGTTAGTTCTGGAGTTCCGTCGTTTGTATCTTCTACAATCTCTTGTGTTTTATTTAATTTATAATAGTTTTCAATACCTTCGTATACTTTAATTACTGCCTTTACAGTTTCACTTCTAAAAACATCCATATGTGTTAACCATACAAGGTGTATATTTTGTAAGTCATTTGATTTTTCAATCCATGGTTTATATCTATCAATAAAATCTGCAAGTCCGTTTGTTTCACTTTTTAAATCACTTTGCATAAGATCTCCAGTTATAATCATTTTTGAACCTTCTCCAATTCTAGTAAGTAACATTTTCATTTGAAGAGGGGTGCTATTTTGCATTTCATCTGCAATAATATATGCGTTTGTAAATGTTCTCCCTCTCATGTGTGCGATGGGGCCAAAATCAATAATTTTATCAAAAATCATACGGTCAATTTCTTTTTGTGTATAATAATTCAAAAATACATCATTCACTGGAATTAACCATGGTGCCATTTTTCTTTGAATAGTTCCAGGAAGGAACCCGATTTCTTCATTATCAACAGGTATTGTTGGTCGAGTAACAATAATTTTATCTACATTACCCTTATTTAACATATCAATTGCAACATCACATGCCATATGTGTTTTGCCTGACCCAGCTGGTCCATTAACAAATAAAAGTGAAATATTTCTGTTTTCTAATGCATTTTTATATAATACCTGAGATGGTGTTTTTGGAACTAATCGTTGACTAATAGTTTCTTCTTGATAAAAAAAAGTGTGTCTGTTTTTCTTTGACCGCATAGTAACATATCTTGTTTGACTAGAATATGCATATTTAGTTGTTAAAAACCCCGCTAATATAATGCACAATCCTGGAATAAAATATCTCATGATTAAAAATATACAATATGTACATACTTAGTCTTTATATATTTCTTTATATATCACAATTAGCTACACGATGTTAGGTATACTATATTCTCCATTTTCTGTTACATATTTGGAAATGATTTTTGGGTTCCGTTTATTAGAGACAATATCTTCTGTTTGATATACGTTCATTTGATTATCAATATAATATGATATTCCCTTGAAGTCTTGCAACCATACTTCTACCTTAGAAGTTGTCTGCACACTTCCTTGTTCGTCTGGACTAATAAACCCATGAGGTGTTCCTTTAATATGTGTACCGCAAAACAATTCTCCATCCTTTTTTCGTCGGGTGCATTGCTCCCCGTTAGAACGTTTCGCTGTGCAACGTTCACAATGAGGAACATCGTTTTTAACACGTTTTCTTTTTGAGAAGTCTTCGGTTGTCAAAACAAGACGTTTGTGTTCGTAAATAAACTGAATAATATTTGAACATTGTTCTGTTTCGCCTAGTTCTTGCATAACTTTTTCACACACAACGTTCTTGAACTCAAGCATGTGGTCTTCAATAGTGTTATTAACTCGTTTCTCCATTTTATGTATACTTCTTTAATAATAAGTTGTAATATAGAATATACAACTTATTGTTTCAATTTATAATTTTCTTACACGTTTTCTTCTTTGTTTTCTTCAACTAATTCATATGTTACATTTGTTTCTTCGTTTTCATTAGTGTCTTCATTGTCTTCTTGAGGCTGGTCCTCCTCTTGTTGAGGCTGTTCTTCGTCTTGTTGAGATTTCTCTTCATTTTGCTCAGGATGTTCCTCCTCTTGTTGAGGCTGTTCTTCGTCTTGTTGAGATTTCTCTTCATTTTGCTCAGGATGTTCCTCCTCTTGTAGAGGCTGTTCTTCGTCTTGTTGAGGTTTCTCTTCATTTTGCTCAGGTTCTTCTTTGTTTAGATTTTCTTGAGAGTTGTGCAATGACCAAGACCTAGGTGAGGTGTCACCAACAATTTTTGGGATTTCTTCTGATTCGCTGTTTCTCTCTTCGTTATCACTTATCTGACTATTTTTTTCAAGAATATCATGAGAACTTACAGAGTTTCCATCTTCAGGATCGGTTTCGGGTGGGACATCGTCTACTGAATGCACCGTTTCTTCGTGGAGTGGTGAAACTTCCTGATTGTTATTTTGTTCTTCTACAACATCTAAAACAGCGTTACATATACAACAATCCTGTTCGTGATTACAATCTTCACAAACTGTAATTTTTTCAAATAATTGTATTGGTTTGTTTTTACTTGAATAATTATCAGATACTTCGATAAAATTAGATTGTTCTAGTTCTCTATTCTTAGATAGAGACATATCTTTGATGGTAATATTTATTTCGCTCTCATTTGTATTCTTAGTTGACGTGTTTATTTTTTTGACTGGAACCATATCTTCGAATGAAGGTTCTTTAAGTTCTTTTTTAATGTTTTTAGGAGACTCGTCGCTACTAGAAGTATCACTATCAGTTGGTGTTGTAGATGCCACACTATCAGCAAGTTCGTTCATAAGTTCAGTTCCAATATTATCTTGTTGAAACTCTTGCATCATTGATTTCCTACGTTCTTTTATTTTTGAGGTTGGTTCCAAACGAATATCATGATCAATCTGACTAGAGAACAGGTTCATTTTGCTTGTAAACCTTTTTAAATATTTCATTGTCATTTTATGAAAAAACTCCATATAAGATAGAAAGAGAGAAAGCTTTTGTTCCACAATCATAATTTCAAAATGAAATGTTTGGATAAAGTTATCAATATTAATACCTATTTTATTTTTCGCACGATGCATGTCAAGCTCTTCATGTTTTTTATCAATAACACCCTTTACACTACTGAATAGAAGAACAATAATATCATGTAACTGAGAGATAGTTTCAGTTCCATACTGTCGATATGGTTCTAAATCCATATACTTTGGAAAGTTATTGTTACTTGCTACCACATCACTAACTTTTTTGTCTTTAACAACCTTTTCTGTATATTCAACAATAATTTGATATAATTTGTAGTATTCGCAATACATACGGTTTGTAATAGATTGATAAAGACGTTTCATATCGTCATATTCCGTATCAATTATTTTTCCTTGGTAATGAAAAGAATCGAGTCCAAAAATAAAAAGATGGTCGTGGTTTTCTTTTACATAATTATTATACCACTCTTTTAACTTTTTGATTTTATCATATGACTTTTCAAATAATTGACTGTTTTCTCTTTTCAAAAATAATATTTCTGAAAATTCATTTTTTAAACCGCTAATTCTTTCATTAATACTGTCACTTATCATCATTTATAATTAAATATTATATTCTATATTAACATAAAAATATAATTTTGTATAAGTACATTATATTATGGATACAAAAGAGACAGAAAGTCAACTATCTGAAAACGAAGAGGATGCATTTGGTGCAGCAATGAAAGAGGTTGAATGGTCGGTTGACCACGAAAATATTCTAGTAGAATGGGCAGATAAAGCTATGTGTTATAGATGGCTTCATGGAAAAGCCAATTCATCTTTTTCCAAGAAAAATACTTGGTATACCATACCTGTTATTGTTATTTCTACCCTAACAGGAACCGCGAACTTTGCTCAGGATCGTGTTCCTGTTGAATATCAGGGTTATTTTGTAATGACAGTCGGTGCATTTAATATTTTAGCAGGTATTATCACTACTATTCAACAATTCTTGAAAATTACGCAATTAAACGAAGCTCATCGCGTAAGTAGTATTGCATGGGATAAGTTTTACAGAAATATCAAAACTGAACTTGCTAAACATCCATCGGAACGTCTTCCTGTTATTCAGTTTTTAAAAATGTGCAAAGAAGAGTTTGACCGTTTAATGGAAACAAGCCCAGTTATACCAGATGATATTATCGAGTTATTTAATACCCAATTTAGCGATAAAAGGGTTATGGACAAAATGATCGAGGATAAAGAAAAAGAAGGTCTTACCGTTGACCATGGTCGTGTAATGGACGCAAAAGGAAAACAACTTGACATTATGCTCAAAGTATTTTCAAAACCAGAGGTCTGTGATTCACTTGTTTCTACAAACGATTCAAGAAATCCATGGTATACAGCGGAAATGCAGTCAAAAGAAAAGTCAAAACAACTACGAGATAATATGTCAAAATTATCAGAGACAAAACGTCAACATGCATACAATATCTCTACTGTTAAAAACTTTAAAAAGAACTTTTATAACTTGAATAATCGTGAGCCACTTGATAATGAAATTATAGACAATTTGCGTGAACAAATTGACGAAGAAACTATCAGAAGTATTATATATGATATACAGAGAGCTACTAAACCCGAGTCTATGTCACGTTCAACAAGTGGAGAACACACAAACTTTATGGGAGATGAAAGTGTATAAACAAAACAATAAATATATGCATAATAGATAAATTGAATAAATTATAGTAATACGTTTCTGTTATTATATTACTATAATACTATAGGTTATTATGCTGAAAGTCGTTGATTTATTTGCAGGGACGGGTGCTTTTACAAATGCATTTGAAAAAACAGGTAAATTTTCATCTGTCTTTACAAATGATATGATGGAATGTTCTAAAAAAATATACGAATTAAACTATCCAGGAAATACTTTTACACTTGCAGACTTGACAACAATTAATGTAAATGATATTCCAGCCCATGATATTCTTTGTGGTGGATTTCCGTGTCAACCTTTTAGTATTGCAGGCAAACAAGAAGGATTTGATGATGAACGCTCAAATGTATTTTGGAAAATACTCGAAATATTAGAACACCATAAGCCATCTGTTATAGTTCTTGAAAATGTAAAAAATCTAAAATCTCATGACAAAGGAAATACATATAGGGTGATAGAGGAAAACTTAACAAAAATAGGATACCATATAAAGTCACAAATATTGGACACATCTAAAATTACAGATGTTCCACAACATCGTGAACGTATTTATATTATTGGGTTTCTGGATAAAAGTAAGTCTGATATGTTTAATTTTGAGTTTAATAAAAAGACACCGAAAAATATAGTAGATGTCCTTGAAAAAGATGTAGATGAAAAATATTATTACACAAATAGATTTAAAGTATTTGAGGAAATAGAAAAAGGAGTAACTCGTAATATAGAAGAAAATGTCTTATATCAATATCGCAGATATTACGTAAGAGAAAATAAAAGCAGTTGTTGCCCAACATTGACTGCTAATATGGGTGGGGGAGGTCATAATGTTCCTCTATTGTTAGATAATAAGGGTATTCGTAAGTTAACTCCTCGTGAATGTTTTAATTTACAAGGATTTCCAAGTGACTATAAACTTCCTAATATTTGCGATAGCTCTTTGTATAAATTAGCAGGTAATGCTGTGTCTGTTCCTGTAGTAGACTTGATTGTAAACAAGATTTTAGATGTTCATAATGTTTTATAGAGATAATTCATCAATGTGACCTTGAAATATAATATTACAATGACTACCTAGTTGTTGTTGTAATGAAGAGAATGTTAATCTTGGTCTTCGTTTTTCATTACATTGGTCTTGAAATGTCTGTGATTTATTAACCTTTATGTTTCTCCATGTATCTGATGCGTTAGATAATTTGATTTCATACACAGTGTATATTTTTTCTTGTGTATGAACACCGTCTACAAAATATATATGGTCCCATGTTTCAGTTGGACCGTATGTTGGTAATGTATCATTTAAATTAATAGAACCCTTCACCTCTAACTGTAAAATATCATGGTCATATTCTATAACCAAATCTCCTTTTTTTGTATCCCATGATGGCACAATTCCATATTTGTTAGCTATTGCAAACTTTGCAATATTTTCAGATATATGAGATGGAAAGTTTGATAAACGTATTTTCTTTTTCTTCAAACTTTTATTTATAAGTTTTTCGTCTCTAATAGTGGTATTGTAACTATCAATACACGAATTAAGAAGTGAAATATCCATACTATCTTTTAGTTTTGCATTGTATTTTCGTTGTTGATTTCCACGAATTAGTCCATAAAACTTTTGACCAGTTAATTTATTAAACATTGTAAACAACTTTTGTAATATACCTAGCATATGTTATATTACAAATGATCAATTTATATAAACTTTGGAGTTTATTTTAATGACCAATATATTATAATCAATCATGTTTTTAAAGGTTCATAATGTCCACCACTCCATTCTAAAGTGATTGTTTTATAAGATAAGTTACTTACAGGAATAAAGTTTACAACTTTTCTAGACGAGTTCCGCACATCTATTACATTCACTGACATATTCCAAATATTACATGCTGCTTGTATTTCAATTGCACCTCCCCATGTTGACGCATTACGCATTGTATTAACATAATTTGTTGTTCCATCTAATTCTAATACTTGTTGCGTATTAAGTCCACTTATGATAGGGTTACCTTGTTGTAAATAATCACATATCTTATTACGTATTACTTGGGGGTCTTCCTGTAAAAAATAAGACATGCTATTGAAAAGACAACTCATACCAGTTATATTATTTATTAGACAAAATATAGTGTACATATATATTATAATATGTGTAAACATTGTCAATGTACATGTAAGATGTGCCAAGACTGTAATTGTAAAATGTGTAAACATTGCCAATGTCAATGTAATAAAGGTGATAGTAAGATGTCTGAAGCGGAAAAAGCGGAAAAAATGCGTGTTCTCTCTTATTATCAATCTACACTGAGGAATGCTGGAATGTTTACAACATTGGCATTAGCAACTCTTGCTGCAGCACACAGCGCAAAACAACAAAAAAATATGATAGGGGTATATGCACGTTATATTGCATCATTTATGTTTATTGTTCTTTCGTTATTTGTTTCATGGATGCTTATCAAATTAGATAAAGAATATCAAGGTAAAAGAGACCATATAGCTGAATGGGATTGGATTGCACCTGTTCTTATTTTAACACAAGTTGCTATTGTTATTGCAATTGTATTTAGTTTTAAGAAAAGATTAATTAAAAAATAAATTATTTTATTACGTTATATGAATGTATGTAAATTGAATAATATTTTACTACATAATATACAGTAAAGATTGTATATTATGCCAGTCGTAACACGTCAAATGAAGCGAGTTTACAATAGCGTTATTGAGAACGCAAATCGACAAAAAATAATTGAAAGGGTGTTTGATGAAATAAATTGGGAAGTACCTGTACAAAAACGAGTGCTGGAAAATAGAAGTATAATTATTGATGAAGAGTCCTATAGAATTATTAAATCATTATTTCCAAAAACGCATAGTCATGATGCACAAATTGTAAATGAAATGAATATATATAGTTTATATCAATACTATGCATTGACAATAAATACAAATGCATCCCTTGTAAAAGCCCCGTTTTGTCAGCGACATCTATTTAAAAATATCTTGGAAAATACACGCATTCATTTATCACGCATTTATTTATTGAAAAATCAAAATGATAAAAATAATACGCAAGAAGATATGTTAGAAAATTATACAAGATTTTCACAACAATTACATGATAGTCTTATTGTGGTTCAAACATTATTTTATAAAATTATTCACAACTCTTGTATTGATGTCTTGAGAGATGAAAAATGCAAAGACCCAGAACTAAAAAATAAAATAATTATCAAATTATTAGAAGAATATGTTCCGCATTTTGTAAATGAAGCAAGTAAACAGATTAAACATTTTCAAACAATCTAATAAGGTATGTATCTTGTTATGAATGCATTTCAATTTTATTTGTACATATACAAAAAATGATGGTAGTCTAATAAATTGAACCTCTTGATACCATAATTACTCATGGTATCAACAACAATAAGTTAAAAGCAATTAGCAATATTTCAAAGTTTAAAATGTCCAGTCCTATCAATACCGTAATTGAGAGCGTGGTTGACCGTATTATTGACGGAAAGGCACCAGCAGAGTGCGCAGAAGTCGAGATTAAGATTGAACCTGATACGCAAGAAAATACGATTGATAATAAAAACACAAAGAAACAAGATAAGTTTGAAGAGAAGGAGAAGGCCAAGGCTGACAAGTTGGCTCAGAAGGAGAAGGCCAAGGCTGATAAGCTGGCTGAGAAGGAGAAGGCCAAGGCCGACAAGTTGGCTGAGAAGGAAAAGGCTAAGGCCGACAAGTTGGCCGAGAAGGAAAAGGAAAAGGCAGAGAAAGCCGAACTCGCCGCCAAGGCCAAGGCTGATAAGCTAGCTGAGAAGGAAAAGGCTAAGGCTGAAAAGCTCGAACTCGCTGCCAAAGCTAAGGCTGAAAAGTTGGCAGAGAAGGCAAAGGCAAAGGCCGAGAAGGAGCAAGCAAAGCAAGAGGCAAAGGAAAAGGCAAAGCAAGAAAAACTAGAAGCCAAGGCTAAGGCAAAAGAGGAAAAGAAACTGGCAGCGATTGCAGCACGTGCAAATGCAAAGAATAATAAGGTTCCTCGAGCAACGAAAGCCAAGAAGGAAAAGGTTGCAACCCCTGAACTGAATATTAAAGTTGAACCTGCAACTGATGCAGTCGTAAATGAATGTACCGAACTACTAGAAAGGATGCAAACAAATTATAATGATGCAAAGACTACTGATACTGAGATGGTAAATAAGATTTCGGCAGATGAAGAAGAGGTTGAAGAAGAATGTGTTGAAGTAGAAGAGATTGAATACAAGGGTCGTAGTTATCTATTGTCTGACGATAACAATGTCTATAATGATAGACACGATTGGGTAGGAACGTGGAAGGAGGGAGCTATTGTGTTTGCATAAAATAATAAACTAATATTACTTTATAGTCTGTAATTTATTAAAAAGATAATTCTTTTTTTATCATTATGTCATTTGAGACTTTCGGCATTCCAGGAATTGTCTTATTTAGTCTAGGTGCAATAGCATATAACTTACATAAAAATTATATATTTTCTATTGCGTCATATGATTTATTGCATAAATATAATCCACATCATACCTTATATGAAGCATGGGAAAATGGACACATGGTTGCAGACAATAATTGGCATACTGGAAAAGGAAAATATGCAAACAAAGAGAGATATGATGGAAAACCTATATGGAGAGTTAATATTCCAGAAGAACAAAATGGAGAAGTATTTATTTATACAGGAATATCAAATAAACCAGAGTATAATGATAAACATCGTTATTTTTTTCGTATTAAATTAAAAAATGTAGATGTAAATACGACAGAAGTTTTATATCAGAAAAAATGTTTTTATGGCGAAATAAGTGAATATATAATGACAAAAGAAAAACCTAGTAGTAAGCAATCTATTATTGGAGATAATGTTCATTATTGGGAACCAGTGTCTTATATAGGTCATGAAGAAGGTGATGAAGAAGATGAACGAACCATCACAAAAGAACAACTTGGTATTAATATAAGGCAACTAGACAATAGAGAAGTGAAAAATCTTATTATTGAAGAAGTGTATATTGGAAAAAAATGTTGGAAATTTAATTTATTGCCTTGTATTTCAGACCAGTTCTATCTTATTGCTGAACCCAGAAGGGTTGAAACACAATAATTTTATCGGTTTTACATACCCTTACAAAAGAAGTTCCACAACTCACGATACGACTCATCACTCATACCACCACAATAGTCACAATTCCCTCCTCCATATGTTTTACAACCTCCACAATATTTTTTTTTATAGCCAGTTTCAGCACATTTATCACATTTTTCAGGTCTTATACATTTGATTCTTAATAGTTCATTGTTTGTATTCGTCAAAGTCAATACTGACTTTGCTTCAACTTCAACCCAAGGTTCTGGTCTATTTTCACTACAAGTTTGATGTATTTTACATACTTCAAATATAGCCTTAATTTCACCATTGATTATATGTGCTACATCAGCAATTCTTAAGTTCTCTTTATAATTAAACCTATGTTCTAATGTGATTCTTGAATTTTCAGTTATTTCAGGAAAGATGATTTCGCAAACTTCGTCACATCTTACACAGTCTCTGGTGAACTCAATTTTTTCTTCTTCTATCAGGGATTTCAATGTTGGTTTTGCATATTTATGAATTTGTGATTCACCTGGATGGTTATATAGATTACATGGATTACTATCTGCTTTATGACGAAAATGGTGAGCTCTTATTTCACCTTTTACTAAAATTACATCTTTTTCACAATCAGGGCAAATATGTTGGTCGGTTTTATTTGCTACAGTAGGATGAACATACTCATCAGTATCTTTATTAATTGCTCCAATATAGTATTGGTGATGCATTATTGCGTTTATCACTTGAACTATTATCAATATAATAGTGTTTAGGTTCGTTTCAATTTCGAAGTTTTCTTTTTTTCCCTGTCTTCTGTCAGTGGGGGGTGCGGGGGGCTTGCCCCCTGCGTGTAACCGATTTCTGGTTTTGTGGTCGAAATCCGGTTTGCGTTAAAAAGGGTGTAAAATGGTGTGCGTGAGG